TCACTATGTGCTGAAGGTTACCTTCCGTCAGTTCGTTAGCAACTCCGACGAGGATCGTCTCTTCAAGCTCGCTGATGTTTACACAACTGCTGCGATGACTCCGGGCGACTTCATGACAGCTCTGAAGGCTTCTCTCGATAAGAACGTCGCTGCTGAGAATGCTGCTACTGGCACTCCGATTATCTCCAGCGTTGTTTCTACTAACACTCTCGTTCTGACCGAGGTTTACATGCCTTGGAAGCTCGGCAAGATGTCTGTTGCTACTCTGCCATTCGATGTGGACGCTGAGCTCGTGAATATCGACTCCATTGATACCGAGTGGGCGACACTGACTCCTGCTACTGTTTCGAAGGATTCCACCGATACTCTTGCTGGCGCTCGTAAGCTTGCTGATCTCGAGTGGTTTTGCCTTGGTGAGCGTGGTGACATCTATCGTGGCATCACTTGGCCGAACAACTTCGAGCCGACCTATCAGATTGACTCCACTGGCGCTACTGCTTATTCTGTGGTTGATCTGACCTACTTCTATCAGGGTAATAACGAGGACAATCAGCACAGCCGCAAGACCATTACGCTTGCTCTCGCTGGTGTTTCTGCTTCTACCGCAGCTGCTGCTTTCGCCGCTGAGTTCCCGGATGCTACCATCAAGATCGATGGTGAGGTCTACACTCCTGGTGACTAATATAAATTAATTTAAGACCAGTCAGGGCCAAGTGTCTTGGCTGGTCTTCTTTTTTAGAACGACATGATAAACATAAAATACTTCTATTTAAAGAAAGACGAAGAGGGCTATAATCAGCTCTATTGCGACTTGAGTGTCGTTCGTAATAACGATCGTACGAGCGAGACGATTAAATCTGTAAAGATTATAGATAAGGCTGGCGAGACGATATTTAATGGGTCAACACTTCCTGTTGTTACTGGTTATTGTGGCGAGCATTCAGACGAGCCATTCCGTATAGATATTGAAACTACTGTTGAGTCTTACGACTCGAGTTTAGGTGAAGCTGCAGATAAGGCTGTCGGTCGTAATAGCGTACTATACAATTATACTGAGAAGACATCGGATGGATATCTTTATAAGATTACGACGATGAATATGTATCTCATATATAATACGTTTATGAACTTCATCGACGAGATATGCGAGAGCGGTTGTTGCAATCCTTGCGAGTCTGAGTGTCCCAATAGATTTGTTGACTTCTTAATACGCCTAAAAGCCTTTGAATTGAGCTCTTTTACCAGTGATGATAATCTCGGTTATCTTTATAATTTGATCGCGTCTAGGCGCCCGAAAAAGGCCTTTAAACGCAATTGTGGTCACATAGATGATCGCATGCCAGAGATTGTATTCCCAGAGCGAAAGAAGAAGGTTACGCCTGCGAAAAAGAAATGTAATTGTCCAGATGTTTAATACCTGTAATTTATCTGATGCGCTTTCTATTTTCCTGACAGAAGCAAAGAATGGCTTTCCGATAAGCAGGGTGGATTTGTACAAACTTTTCGTTGCGTGTATGCTTGACGAGATTAAGCAAGGAGAGTTATCTGTTCTCTTTACGGATTGCGATTGGAAAAAGATCGCGAAGGTTCAATCCATTATAATGGGGTAATCCCCATTTAATAAAGTTATAATCTCCTTGCCGTTTTAGTTAATTTTTATTAACTTCGCGGCAAGGTTTTATTTTATATAGATATGAATACTTACAGCGAAATGATTTATCTGGTAAGGGATTTACTTAAAATCTCTGCCGACGATTCCTATATAACTAATCAACATATATTATTTATATTGGAGAAATTCAGGGCTTATGTGCTTAAAACGAAATATGAAGATAAAGAAGATGAAATTCCGGATTCCGATAAATCTACATTCACTGTAGAATTGGAATTAGTCTCTGATAATGAAGGCTATTCTGGTATTCCATTACTCAAATCTAAAGAACCGCTTCCTACGGAAACGATATTTGATATCATCAGCGTTAAGACAAACAAGCTTACTGGTAATCCCAATATAGTATTTGTCCCGTTTGAACGTTTTGCTTTTACGGGAAATAACAGATATCTCAAGAATATTATATATTGGACGATAGATGAAGACGATTATATCTTGGTAAAGTCTTGCAATCCGAGATTTGAATATCTTCAAGAATTCAAGGTTGAAGCAGTTTTCGAATCTCCTCTCGCTGCAGCCGAAGCGGAGTGTGCCTGCAAAGGTCTTGAAGTTAACTATAATGATGTCGACTTTTGTCTTGAAGATGCTCTTGTGCAACTTGTCCTTGATTATGTCGTCTCTACCTTCCAGAATTCGATATATAAGCCGGAAGATACTGTAAACAACACAGAAGACGATCTTGCTGGTATTGCCGTTCGTACGCCTAACGAAAGATATAGTAGAAAGCAATGGGAAAAGTAAGAAATAAGAAATACAGCAGGGAGTTGTTTGAGAAATATTATCTCGCCCACGCTCAGCATACTAAATACAAGAGGTATATATGTATGCGTGTTATAAAGGCTATAAATGAAATGGCTCTTGAACACGTGCTTGCTGGCAAGGAATATATCTTCCCTTCTTGTATGGGATCGATGATGATCGTCGGTAAAAAATATACTCCTTTTTATTACAAGGGCAAACTTATTTTCCCAAAGCCTGTTGACTGGAAAGCCACATATCAATTAAGGGCTGAAGACGAAGAGTTCAGAAAAGAAAAGAAGGTAGTAAGATATACAAGCGAGTATATTTATAGATTCGGTTATAAGCCGAGCCTGAAAGGTCCGACCGCATCAGGCATAATGAGAATTAAGCCAACTCCGACTAATAGGAAAAGACTGAGCGAACTTATTAAAGAAAATAAGTTAATCGCATATACTAAAGAATACGAATATAGAAAGAGATGAAAGAGAATTTAATTTCAATAAATGCTCTCGTGGATGAGCTTTACGAACACCCGATGTTACGTAGCATTCCCCTTGATAGCATAGTTAGGATGTCTGTTAGCTTCATGAAGATTGTCGGAGTTCCTAATATGTTTGAAAACAAGACGGCCATCATTGAGCCTGAATGCTATAGAGCTCAACTCCCGTGTGATTTCTACAAGATTATAGGCGTTCGTTCTGGTTGTATCAATAATGATGTTGTTTATCATTCTGCGACAGATACATTCTTTATGAGTAATTATAAAGAGCGTTTTGCCGGATTTACCTATAAGATACAAGGTGGTGTAATATACACATCTACAGAGAACGCACCAATCGAAATCTCATATCTTGCTATACCAATCGATGATATGGGATATCCTATGCTTCCTGATAATGAGTCTTTCAAGCGCGCATTGAAGGCTTACATAAAGAAAGAACAGTTCACAAAACTGTTTGATCAAGGCAAGCTTCCAGATATGAAGGCTCTTCAATTAGCACAACAGGATTACGCATGGGCCGTTGGCGACTGTGAGTCTGAATTCAATAGAATGACCATTGACGAAGCGGAATCGTTCTATAATGGATTTAGCGAGCTTATTGTTCGAGCCAATGAGCAAAGCAAGCACTTCGTTAACTCTGGCGAGAAAGAAATTTTAAGGAGACACTGATATGACACCTAAAGTAGCAGAATTTTTAAATCTCGGTATGCGCCGTGATTTAGCGGACAGTAAGGTTAATAATCAGTATGTCTACGAGAATTTTAATGTCCGCATAGATTCGAACGGTGGGGATACGTCCTTCTCGATAACAAACGAGAAAGGTAATCTCTATAAGAGTATTACAATACAAGGCACTGTAATTGGCGTATGTGAACTCATTGATGGCGCTGTTACTTTCTCAACTGGAGGTAATCCGTCAAATGATTATATCACATATATAAAACGAAACGGCGATACTTATTCAATAGAAAAGCAATATGTTGGTAATTTGAATTTTGATGCCAGTTCGTTTGTTGATAGTATCGTCGATTACGAGACCGAGAATGTCACGAAGGTCTACTGGGTGGATGGAGTTAATCAACCTCGTGTAATTGCGCTACAAGAAGACTGGAGTGAATACGATGATACATCTTTTGATTTCGTTCCAGAAATTGATAAGTTCCCTCATGTTTATATCGAAAAGGAACACACGAGCGGCGTAGGATTATTCAAGTCTGGTATCGTCCAGTATTTCTTTACTTATTCGAACATACATGGAGTTGAGACGGCAGTTATTTATTCTTCTCCATTGTTTTATGCCGACCATAGAAAGAGAGCTGGTGCACCAGACGATCTTGTAGCTTGCCAATTTAATATTAGCATATCTAATCTCAGCGATAAGTTTGATAAGATTAACATTTATCGAGCACTACGTACTTCTGAAGATACAGAAGTTGAGGTTATAAAGATTGCTAATATTGATATAAGCGGAGACTCAACATCGATTACAGATAATTATTCTACTGGTCAAGCGATTGCTCCTACAGACTTATTCTTCAAGGGTGGAGATAGATTTGTCGCTGGCACTCTTGCTGCGAAGGACAATACGCTGTTTCTTGGTAACATAAAGACTTATGTGCCTACCTACGAAGAACTTCAAGAGATACTCGATCATATTACGACAAGCGGCTTTGACACGAGTACGGTCATTAAGCATCTTACTTTTGTGCAAAGTAATGCTTTTCTTGATGGCGAACGTGAGGTTACATATACACAAGGCACTTCTGGAGGTCAGACGTTCCATTCAAGTAATTCTTATCTTAAGAAAGGTGACTATTATCACATCGGCATTCAGCTTCAAGATAAGTTCGGCAAATGGTCTGAGCCTGTTGTTATAAGTGATTATCTCACTCCTGCTGGCTCTCCGAATTTAGATACAATTCCAAAGCAAGTAATCATTGTCGATAGAGCCAGTTTGTCTGACAGCATAAAGAATAAGTATAAGAGGATTCGTGCTGTTATTTGTTATCCGAATGACAACCAGCGCAGGTTCGTTGCGCAGGGCGTTCTGAATCCTACCGTTTATTGTGCTAAAGATAGAGTACAAGAGACGCCTAATGCAGAGTCTTCTTGGTTCTTCAGGTCTATTCCTCCACAAGCAGATAGTGATGTACAAACACCAACGAGTAGATTTCTTGAGTATCGGCACGATTACATGCTTGCTCCGAATAATCAGTTGAATGGGGAATTGCAATTCTTAGGCCCGTATTATCATATCAATGCTTCTACGGCCACACAGACTCGCTTTTATTCATTACGGCACTCGCAAAGACAAACGCAGGATGTAATTAACGACTTAAAGAATAGCGATATCTTTGCGGTCGATGCTTCTTTATGTACGTTCCATTCTCCGGACATTACCGACGTTGGTCCCGACGAAGAAACTCTCAATGCGTCTATTGTCGGTTATATGCATACCGATAAAGTCGTTGGAGAATACAAGATAACTCAATCTACTGCTTCTCAATTCCAGATTGCTGATGGCGATAATATCACTCCAGAACGTAAGTTTAAGGCTTTGTCAAATACACAGTTAGCTACATGGCCATTATATTTCGATTCGTGGGCTTATTATTACATCGGACAGAACGGAGTACAATATACAGAGAATAAGGGTGTTGCGTGGGCGGTATATCCTTGGCATGCAGACAGACCGTTATGTAATGATTTCAAGTTACTTGATAGCATCGATCATAATCAATCGTGGGATTATCTGAAGCAACCTCGGTCTGGCGAGCAAAATGATTTACACGGGCAGTATTCTAAGAAGGTGCTTGGCAATATCAAGTATTCTGCTGAATCTTCTTATTACTCTTCGGGGTATAATATAGATAATATCAGCGATATTTCTTTCTATCGTAAGACGGCAAATAGTCTTCTGAAGGTTAAAAGTGCTAACGACGATTTATATTATTATTCTGGTCTCGATGAAATATTTGCTCCTAAGTCGATAGAAACGAATACTCAAGCATCTTATGTTCTTGCGTTCAGTAATGGTTCTAATAATACCGGGCCCGGTAGAGATGCTGCAGTAACTTATAATGATTTCATTCGGAGTTCTGATAGATCTCTCTATCCTACTGGCAGTATAGCTGATGTTCTTGATGACGCTCTATCGTTTGGTACGCCTGAAGGACAAGCGCAAGGAGAAGCCAATGACTGGATATCACTTCTTGCTTCTGAGCCGACATTAGTCAGATATAAGAGTAATCCTCATGCTGTCTTTAAGATTAATCCTGAGTTGAATTCTGGCAGTTCTACGGTATATCACGAGCGTGTTCTTCCGGGATATCTTGGTGATTATACTGGCAACAACGAATATTCTGTTTGGGATGCTGACGGTCATTATCATGGGGTTCAGCCAGCTGTCAATCTTACAGTTCCGAACGCAACGAAGGATGTTTATTTTATCGGAGAACTGACAAGAGATACTCAGCCTAGTGCGATGTTCCCGCAGGATATAAATGATCAGGCATTCATCCCATCTTCTGATATTATGGATTTCACAGGAGATACAATCAATCTTGAATTGTATGGCGATATTCATTATCAGCGTTGGGACTGCTTGAAGACATATCCGTATTCATGCGACGACAAGAATCAGGTCATCGATGTGTTATCTTTCATGGTAGAAGCAAAAACCAATCTTGCCGGACGTTATGACAAGTATGTCGAGACTGAGGATGTCACTTTAATCGATGACTCTTTCTTCAATTTGATAAATGATGTTTATCAGCAAAAAGATAATTTCTTCACTTATCACATTCAGGAAGATTGGGTTAAAGAGAACAAAAACTTCCCTAATCAATTCGCTTGGAGTCAAACAAAACATCCCGGTGAGGAGATAGACATATGGACAAGTACGAATCTCGCAAGCACTTACCAAGTCGATGGTTCTCTCGGAGAGATTAGAAAGCTGATTAAATTTGGTGATTCTCTTTTCTGTTTCCAAGATAAGGGTATCTCTCAGATAATGTTTAACTCGAATATTCAGCTTGCATCTACTTCTGGCGTTCCGATTGAATTAGCTAACTCTGGTAAGGTCGATGGTGTTCGTTATCTTACAAATATGGAAGGCTGCTCAAATCCTTGGACTGTTAAGGCTGGTCTGACTGGTGTTTATTTTGTCGATGATATCAATCATTCGCTTGATAAACTCAATTCAGAAGGACTCAACAGATTGTCTGAGAATAAGGGATTCAGCGATTATGCTCATCGTGACCATACATTCAGAACCGTATGGTACGATAAGAATAAGAAAGATGTCCATTTCGTGAGTGGAACTACATCTCTTGCTTATTCCGAAAAGATGGATGAGTTTACATCTTTCTATGATTACGGAAGATCTAACATATCGTTCAATGTTGGAGACGATTGGATTAATCTTTATGGCACAACGAACAAATTGTTTACAGCCAGAAAGGGTGATTACTTCTTCTTCTTTGACGACACGAAGCCATCTGTTTTCAGCACAACATATCGTATCGCTCCTGAGCCTTTTGCTTATAAGATATTCAATACCGTTGATTACTTGTTAAGAGTGTCCTCGCAAGGTGGCATTAAGCACGACTTAGTGTACGATACGGGATTCCACGAGATATCAGTATCTACAGAGAATGGTAATGTTACGCACAAGATAGACAAATCTGATTTCGCGCAAAATATGAATCAGATTAAGAAGTTTAATATCTGGCGTACAAACATCCCTAGATTCGATTATTTCCGCAGAGCCGATGGTACAAGTATGTACTTATGCTTGAGGGCTGGTCTTGGAGAAAACGGGACTGTTTATAATGATAATCTAAAGAATAAACGATACGAACTTCACAACTTGAAGGTTTCATATCTCTCATAATGTAGTGCCTGTTTACCTTTTTGGTAGACAGGCATTATTGTTTTTATAAATAATTTTGTTTTCTTCGAGGTTTTTACTATATTTGCCAAATAAAATTTCATGAAATATGTCTTTAAATGCTAGCACTCCCGAAGTCAAAAAAGACGATAAGAAGGGAGAACAAAAGGAAAATAATTTTTCGCAATTTGGGAATGCGAACAAAATATCTGCTGGTATAGGTGGAGCGGCATCTATTTTAGATACCACTCTCGATTTAGCTCAAACGAATGATGTCGGATTAGACGATATCTATAGAGTGGAAAATCAAGACTTCTCCCCGAGTGGTACATATAGTTTGATGAATCAATTCAACAATATGTATCTTGGTCAGCAAAAGTCAGTACAGGATTTTACTGGCAAGACCGGGAAAGACTATGCCAAAGGTATTCTTGGAGCAACGGCTGCAGGAGCTTCTGCTGGTGCTACTATTGGTGGACCTTGGGGGGCCGTTATTGGAGGAGCAATTGGTCTTGTTACGAGTGGTGGTGGAGCGATTTATAACGCAATAACTGGTAAACATGAATATAATACATATCAAGACCAACTTGCTGATGCCAGACAATATGCTAAAAACAACTGGCAGACTGCTAAAGAAGCGCAACAACAGAATGCGTTCGATAATAATATGTTAAGCTTTTATCGTTCTGCCTATGGCGGTCTGCTTGATACGCATGGTAGCGACTTTACGAATCACGTAAAATATATTAACGAAGGTGGTACTCACGAGCAGAATCCTAACGGTGGTGTACTTATGGGGTATGACGAAGAAGGTAATCCTAATCTCGTTGAGGAAGGTGAGGTTATCTTTAATGATTACGTCTTCAGTGCTCGTTTAAAGCCATCTAAAAAAGCCCTCAATGACTCTTTAATTGGCGATAAGTACTTCGGTAAGACTTACGCTGAGATTGCCGAAAAACTAGCAGAAAAGAGCGAAGAGATGGCTAATGATCCTATTGAGAAGAATACTCTTAATGCTAACTTTGCTAGGCTGATTACTATACAAGAAAAGCAACGTGCAAAGAAAGCAGAACAAGAAGCCAATAAGTTTGAAGGTGGTGGCCCGCTTAATAAGCAAGAATATGAAGCTCGTGTAAGGCTTGTTAATAAAGAGTTTGCAAATGATCCCGCAAGGCGGCAGGCTCTCCTTGATGATGCGTATGCTCGGTATCAACTGTCGAATGATTATAAGGCAGAGAAAAATCACGAACTCGTCAAGATGTTAGAGTCGCATGGGCATCGTGTTTTACCTAGACAGGCACAATCTGTATATAAAAGTCTTGTTGATCCTAAAAATGCGAATAGATTAACGAGGGAAGAGAAGGAAACACTTCGCCGAGAATATAATGCAATATTCGGTAATTCTGACGAAGTTTCCTCCATGGAATCCGAACTTGAAAAGAATTATCCGATTCCTGATGCAAGTAAGCAAGAGCAACAAATAGAATCACAAGCAACACAAGTAGCTCAAGAGGTTGTTGGTCAAACGCCATCACAGAGTAATTCTACTGCTTCTGCTACAGCATCAAGTAATCCGGCAAATGGAAGTGGTACTCGTGCTCCAATTCAAGAAGGAAATGTTGTTCGTCCAGATTTGACAAATGCATATGTCGGCAATGGGCAGATACAGTATGATCGTAGTCAGAACGGTGAGGAATTCGAAAACCAGCAATACTATCAGGACTTCCTGAAGTATATGGATAGCATTAAAGATACTCCAGAAGCGCAAGAATGGATTGACGCTATTAATGCTGGCAGCTTTGGCGACATGAATGGCTATAAGATCAATTCGTTCGACGATTGGCGTAGACTTGCTACTGATAAGAAAGTCGGTCCCGTCCATACAGCAACGCTTATGGCTGCTAACAACTGGGGTACTGGCGAGATGGCTCGTCGCTCAATGAATAGCGACTTGATGCAGCCAATCGGCCCAGTTGGTCCAATGCCGAACAATAGAGTTACTGGTCCGAAGGAAGACATCGTTGGTAATCCATTAACAGAACAGCCAGAAGATACTGAGCCACAAGATCCCGAAGATCCAGAACAGCGAGATTACTCTTATCTGCTTAGATATGCTCCTGTGGTTGGTAATGCTCTTGGGCTATTAACAAATAGGAAGGACTACTCTGATGTGCATCGTTTTGAGGATATGACGGCCAATCCTAGGACTGTCAGGTTCTCTCCGATTGGTACTTATATTCGTCCGAATCTTGTTGCTCCAAGTGAGATGTCTACGCCTATTCAGAATCAGATGGCCGGAGAGCGTAACTATATAAGCAACAATTCTCTTGGTAATTCTACGGCATCCAGTAACTATATGCTTGCTTCTGATTATCTTGGGAACTCTCGTATAGGCGCTGGATATCTGCAAGGCAAGCAATATAATGCAGAACAACGTCAGAAGGCTGCGGCTTATAATCTTGGTATTGATCAATATAATTCTGAAGGTGCATTTAAGGAGCAACAGCAAAATATGACGCTTAATAATTATTATTTCCAGAGAGCGTTATATGATTATCAGATGAGAAACAATATTGATTCTGCATACAATCAAGCTCGTTCGAGTAACCTCACGGCTTTATTTAATAATCTTGGTAATATCGGTCTTGACACATTTAATGCAAGACGTGCCAATGCGGCTTCGCCAATGTACAATCAATTATCGAGCGGCGAAATCGCTTATCTCAGAAGAATGATGGGAGAAGATATCAATGGCTAATAGTAATTTTGTAGTTAACGCGGCTCAATTTACTCCTCTTTCGTTTGATGAGTATTATAAGCCGTTAGCGATACTTAATGAACAGCATCAGAAATTAGACGATGCTTATCTGGAGTTATACACTAAAGCCTCTACTGTTGAGCAGATGGCTAATGAGCAGACTGATCCAGAAGCATATAAACAATATAAGAACTACGCTAATGACTTGCGTAGTGCTATCGAAGTATTAAATAAGAATGGATTAACACCTGCAAGCCGTAGTCAAATGCTTGCAATGGCAAGACGCTATGGCGATGAGGTTGCTCCAATACAGACTGCGTATGCTCGCCGAGCTACTGACATCGAGAAGCAAAGAGAAGCTTTATCTAAAGACCAGACTATTCGTTTCAGTCGTAAGGCTTCAGACTCTTCACTGATGGACTACATGAAAAATCCATCTCTTTCTTACGAATCAATGTCTGGCGCTCTTATCACAGCGGACGTCGCAGCTAAGGTTAAGAACCTTAAGAGTCAAATTCTCGCTAATGGCGTTGGCCCTTGGTCTAAGACGTTAGGCGGCCAGCAATTCGAGAGAATGGTTAGCACAGGATTATCTTCGAAGGATATTGCTGATATAATGGCAAATCCTAATAAGTATCCGGAATTTACCAAGCTGATCGACTCTGCGGTTCTTGCTTCTGGCGTAGGAGAATGGGGTACTCCCGAAGACATAGCCTACGCAAGACAACAGGCATACAACGGACTCTGGGAAGGTATCGGTACTGACAAGATGGAGACAGTTGAGAATAAAGATCTTGCTCGTGCATATATGGTAGAACAGATTGCTACAATGCGTGACAAGAGATTACATCCTGAGAAGTATCGTACTGGTTCTGGAAAGAGCGAGAAGGAAACTCCTAACAGTGCTCACTATCGTCCTGAGGGTGATTTTGTTTCTGCTAAGGAAAGAGAGCGTTATAATAACAGAGACTCCGATCTTAAGTTTATGAATAAGATCATGTCTTCAGACAAGGATCTTAACAGTAAGGATAGAGAAAGACTTCAGAGTATCGCTCAAGCATATCATATAAAGCCAGATAAGGATACAGATAAGTTCGACAACGAAGAGATAAAGAATGCTATTGTCGCACTTGATAGCGAGCGTTATCGTCCGTATTATGTGTCTACATTATCTGATAGTTCTAATCTGCTTGAGAGTCTTGGTCGAGAAGTATCGAGGAGATTCATGGGCGAAGATATTACCGAAAAGGAAATGCAGGAGCTCTTTGGCGCAACAAGTCAGAAGGGATGGAAAGCAGTTAAGCTCGGTAAGAAGAACGGCGTAGAAGAGACAATGATGGACGTAATGAGCGATATCTTGAGCGATGCCGATTCGAAGGTTGCTATTGATCCTGCTTCTGGTCAGCTTATTATCATTCCTAATAAGCATACTGAACTTGGTAATATCGTTCTGTACGACGTCGACAAGCATGGTAAGAAGTCTCCAGTCTTACATAACTCCGATATCTATGGCATGCGGTTCGAAGATATAATGGAGCGTATATATGATAATACTGCAGAAGATTACTTATATCACGACGACAAAGATTATAATGCCGAGACTCAGGGATTGATTGAATTGTTATTCCGTTATCTTACAGCATATAATAATACAGTCATTCCTGTGCCGGGTAACACGAAGGAAGAGTCTAGAGTTTACCCTACAATTATAGATGAATTTGAAGATGGCCTTGATTGATATATTAGATCAACAGACCGCTAGAGACGCGAGGGAGTACTCGCAGGATTTTGATGGTTCTGCGGGTCTTCCTTCTGTCGTCCAGCAAGTTGGTGATGTTGAGAAGAAAAGAAAATTTCAAAGAATAAATCTGCCAAGCGTACAGGAACTCGCAAATTACGAAGCATCTGCTCGTATGTATGAAGGAGATCCTGTTGAAACATATCAGCGACCTGATAATCTTAAAAAGTCCGACAGAGATGAAAGATGGGTTGGCTATCAGGATGCATTACATACAGAAGCAAGAAGAGCAGAACAGCAATCAGGAGCCGAACAATTAGCAAACGGTATTCTTAAGGGCGTTGTTATTGCTGGAACTACATTTCTTGATGGTATCGTAGGTACTGCGGCTGGTATCGCTAATCTTGCGTATCAGGCAGCCAATGGCGATATAGAACGTCCTGCCGATGCGTTGTATGCTTTTATTGACAACCCAGTCTCTCGTAGTCTTCAGAAAGTAAATGAGGCGGCAGAAAAGGTTATGCCAAACTATTACTCTGATGAACAGCGAGAGAATCCTTGGTATGCTCCAGTTAATCTCTTTAGTGCTAACTTCATTGGTGATAAGTTTTTGAAGAACACAGGCTTTATGCTTGGTGCTGCTTATTCCGGTAGAGTTAATGCTGGCGCGATGTCTAAAGTGATGGCGAAGAAAGAACTCCGTGATGCTTTTAAGGGCGTTGTTGTTAACTCTGCGAACAAAGAATTAAAGACTGCATCCGAAATCTATAAGGCATACAAGACTGGCGATGCATTTATAGATGGCGTCAAGCTCACTAAGGATTTAGCTAATCAAGCAAAACAGATAAGAAACCAAGAGTGGGGAATGAAAGTCCTCGGTTCTCTTACTTCTGCTGCTGGGGAAGCTCGTATTGAAGCAATAACGAATACGGACGATTATGTCAAGAGAATGCAGGCGAAGATAGATGATGACTATCGTGATGCTACGTCCCGTATTCGCAATGAGGTTATTGCTCGAAATACTACTGGTAATCCTACTTATCGAGTCTTTTGGAATCCAGAGACTAGACGTAATGATATCGAATATACCGAGGAGGGGCAGCGTATCGCAGACGAACTGATGGCTAACATTAATGAACGCTATCAGCAAGCTCAGATTCAATTACAGCAAGATCGCGCGGTTATGGCTAATCAGATCTTCGGATTGAATATGGCTATCCTTTCTGGTTCTAATATGTATACGTTCGGTCGATTCATTGCGGGCGGTTATAAGACCGCTAATAAAGCCAGTGGTCTCGTCAAGGGTACTATACGTAAAGGATTCAATGAGTCGAAAGAAGCAAGAAATAAAGCTATTGCAAAGGCAATTTCTGTACCATTCGTTGAAGGTCCGTACGAAGAGATGATGCAATCTGCTGCTTCCCTCGGAGCTGGTTATAATGCATCCGCTAAGATGAATCGCTTCTACGGCTATAAGATTGACGAAGACGCGCAAGATGATGCCGTTAATGTTGTCAATGCTATTCTGCAAGGTATTCACGATACTTATACTGATGCCAATAAATGGGAGGAGGGTACTATCGGTGCTTTATCTTCGATGCTTGGTATTCCAGGATTTGTTGAAACTCGTAACGATGAAGGAATCGTTCAGTACGAAGAATATAAAGATAAGAATGGTAATACGAAGTATAAGCCGAAGAAGAACTTCAGACTGCAAGGTGAATTCATTGAAAGCATTCGCGACGCTAAGGATGCCAACCGTAAGAGTAAGACGCTTACAGAAGAACTGAATAAGATCGTTCAGAATCCTGAATTTATTTCTCAGTGGCAATCTTATATACGGCATAGAGCTCTTGATAATCTTAAGCAAGAAGCATTAGATTCTGGCAATATGTTCTTCTTTAAGAACTCCGACAATGATCAGCTTATATCTGACATTATGGCATTTGATAAGGCTGGACGTATTCAAGATCTATATAACTTAATTGACGAAGGCATTAATGTAACCGAGAATGATGTTCAGCAACTGACAGAGCTTGCTCGAGATAAAGAGACTGGCATATCTCCATACGATGGAATGAGAGCCGAGGATGTCGTTAAAACAGTTAAGGAGCACTCGGAAGACTTTAAGAAGAAATTCGAGAAGTATCTTAGTATCAAAGATGACATCAAGCAAGTTTACGGCACTCAAATGGATGATAAATTCCTTGAGGCTTTAACTTGGGGCTACATGACGGTATATGATGCGGAAGAAAGAATAAAGAATTTGTCAGACGAATTGGTTCCTAAACTGAATGACATATTCCATGTGTTCTCTGCTCTTTCTGGACAACCTCTCGGTATTGATGTTTCTAATATAAAAGATCTCTTTAGATTTACGCTCAATGAAAAGGAACGCAAGAAGTTCCTCGATGTTATCAATCGTAAGTCTGCTCGCTATATGGGACAGGATAAAGTTCTTCCGCTTATAGAGCAAATCCTTAAAGAGAAAGACGAGATACTTGACGAACTTGAAGCGACCAATGAATTCGGTACGGAAGAAGAGAAGAAGAAGATTAAGGCCATTCATGAGACATCGCTTAATTCTTATTTAAGCGCTCTTCGTATTCTTGATTTGGTTTCAAACGATCCGACTCTCCATCCAATAAGCGATATGGAAATGTCTAAGATTCATACAGACATGATGGACTTAGGTAATCTTCTTGCTTATAGGAGTGACTTCTTGGATATGCTTGCTACACTAACTACAGATCCTGGCAGTTTTGACAAGAGTGTTACTGCTCTGAATACAATGATGACTGAGAAGAACAATAGAGATCAAGCACAAAAACTTTATGATTCTATCCCAGAGGATATGGATCAAAAGGCATTTAATGATCTTATGTTAAATAAAGTCAGAAATCCACAGCAGTACGATATGCTCTCGGATATGCTTAAGAAGTCGCCGAATCAGAGCTTAAAGAATCTTTATAAGAACTTCGATGAGCTCGTGAATGCGATAGAAACGTTAAATAAAGTTTCTTCTGTTAGCCCTGACGATCCGCTTGCTGGACTTAAGCATAAGTTTATAAACGACTTGTCTGAGCGCATTTCCGAGGATTCTCCAGCAAGCAAGGATGATCTTATTAATTATATAGATCAAGAAGCTGAAGCGTTAGGCTTTGATGAAGCTCGAGATTTTGCTGATGAGTTAGTCAATGCAATTACCGTCAATCAGGAACGAAAAGACGACGCTGATGAAATTATAAAGCCTGCAGAGAAGAAGGAGAAGCCGAAGGAGCCACCAAAACCAGTTACTCCAGAAGCAAAGAAAGAAGAGCCGACAACACACAGGTTATTTGATGACGAGGGCTATCCTATCGATGAGAATGGAACGCGTATATCAGAAGAGAAGACTCCAAAGGAAGAAGCGACTTCTGGCGGTAAAGTCGACGACAATGAGAATTACCGTGTCGTTGAAGATGCAATAAAGAAGATGTCAGTTGAGGAGCTTGAATCAATTGTTCTCGACAATAAGATTCCTGCTTCTATCAACGGAAAGATCCCTATTAAACACTTAAAGAAACTCGCTCAATTTTATCTTGATGAAGATAAGGCTGACAATCTTGCTCGTGGCACGATTATTGTAGACAAGGAAAAAGATAAATCCGAAGATGCGAAGGCCGAACCTCAACGCAAGACGGATAAGGGTGATAAGGTCTTTGAATATCCAGACGGTACTGTTCTTAATGGCGCTGGCATAACAAAGTACAACATCGGCGATCTCAATGATCGTAATGTTGTAAATTTGTATGACAACCCTGTTGCAAAGACATTAGACGAAGAGTTCAACGCTTATGGTTTCCTTGGAAGTGGGGCTCTCGCTAAGATAGAGAAATATAATATCAGTAGAGGAGAACGAACGCTTATTAACTTCATCTTTGCTAATAAGAATGAAGGTACTCGTTATTCAAAGACATTATATACTCTGCAAAACGAAGGTCAGCCGAATCAGAGGGATAACTATAATATCCTTACTGCTATCGAGATAACAGACGAGTTGCGATCTAAGCTCACGAAGGAACAGCAAGATCAAGTTAAGACTGTCGATATCGGCGGTAAGCAATATCAGATTCTCGGAGCGATGAGACAACTCACTGGTTCTGAGGATAGCAAGAATGCTTATGATAAGATATACACTTCTTGCATAGAGAGTATTGATAGGCAGCGAGAAAATTCCGAAACAATGGGACAAGATCTTTTTGTCGGAGATTACAATGGCATTCCTGTGCAAAGTATTATTGCAAAGATATATACTGGTAGATTGCCAAAAGTTGTTAATGGAAATCAATACACTTCATTTAAGAAGCTTATCGATACACCAATACAAAAAGCAATTCGTTATGGTGTTGCTGTAAGAAGTAAGAAGACTGGAGTTATTGAAATCTTTACAGACGATCCCAATCAGCCAGTTAAGCGTCCTGAACAGCTTGGTATTCCTGCGGTCGCTGGTATGGTCTATGCGTTCATACAGGCTCCAGATGGCTCGTTAACGTATGTGCCTATCGTGATGTCCCGTTCTGATGAAATTCAATGGAATGCGGAAAATCCTTCCTCTTTCGTTAAGGCGATAAGAGCAGAAGTTGATATCCTTCTTGATCCTACAAAGTCTTATGACGAGAAGCTTGATGCAAAGCTAAATATCATGGGCTCTTTTGCCCAGAGAGTTCAGTTCTACTTCAGAATGGATGAACCAAATGCATTTGTCTTTGCTGGTAAGAAAATCAAATCTTGGGAAGACTTTGTTAGTGTTCTGTCTGACGAGAGAACTTCCCTGAGAGTACACTTTGATAAGTATGCTCCTCGCGATCCAGAGACGGTTAAAGACCTCATCGATAGCGATTTAATGCATGCAAGATATCAATCCTTACAGCATTTAAATCCTTCGTTCTTGATATTCTCTCTTGATGCAAAGACGGCTCAGCCTCGTAAGATTCAACCGAAGACTATTGGCGCTGTACAACATAGTCCACTTAAGGAAGAAGAAGCTGCTGTCATACAGTTTGGAAATCAGCAGTATCATCTGAACGATGAAGGGAAATTCATTGATGAAGATGGAGAACTTGTTGATGAAGAACTCGCTCGTAGATTACTTCTTCAATTTAGCGTAATCAAGACCGACGATACTCAAGATTTCGGTATGGATATAGAACGCCAGAAGTGCTCAACTGCAATATTATATATAGTAGATGGTGCTCCGGATGGTTCGTTTGGTAGATTCTATATGACAAGACATCCGAAGTCTAAGGTATTAAGGGAAATTACCAAGCAAGAAGCTGAAGAATTAAGTGAGTATATTGTCAGACAGCAGAAAGTCGAAATAGCTAAAGATGCGGAGAAGAAAGCAAAAGAAATTGGAGCCGATGTTATTCATGGGCCCAATGATAGCGCTCTGCCAGAAACGCCATCAGAACTCACGAAGAAGGACGTAACTCCTCAGCCTATATCTCCTGTACAGCCGGTAGAAGAAAAGGCCACTACGGCCACGGAAACTGGCAAGAAAAAGAAAAAGAGAGGACCTGCTAAGAATGTCGGCGGTATAGATATTTCAATCGGCAGTAGAGATATAACTGACGAAGATATCGCACTTATTCCGACTGTTACAAAGTATGGGGCGGACAGAATTCAGAGTTGGCTTGAAGCTCGAGGTGTTAAAGTTCAATATAACTTAACCGATCTTAATGACGCTGTCGTTGCTCAGTATCTCCGAAATGTATTTGAAGAGAACAAGAATAACCCCGTCATAAGCAAAGACCAGATGGAAACCGACTTAAATTGCGGTAAGCATAGCTCATAAAAAAAGAAAGGGAACAACCGATTTGGTTGCTCCCTTTTTTGTTACTTGGAATCGAACATTCGGAACATATAGTTGTCGTCCTTCATGTCCATTGCCTTTACTATATTATGATATGGAATTGCTTTAAAGAGATTTCGCTCCCAAACAGACCAACCTTCGTATCGCCCAGACTCGATTTCATCTGCAGCTTGCCAGAATTTAAGAGCATTAAGTATGTTATTAACACCGTCAATACCAGCCATAGGAGATTGTAATATCTGAGTGAAATTCTCGAGCATTGTCATATTAGGCACGAGAGCGCCAGTTTCAAGTCTGAGACGTTCAATCTGGTATCTAAGCATCTTGGAAGCCCAAGGACGATCCTTGTCTGAAAGACCGCGAGCAAGCATTGCCAGGCCAGACATTACGATAAACAGAGATGAAGTGAAGAACGCTTTCTTACATTGAGACTTCTCGAAATCATTGAGATGATCCCAGTTTAAAGCAAGAGAGACCTCTCCTCGTTTGACGTCAAGAGCTAAGTCTTTAATGAATTTCCACACGGTATTGAATGCACCACTACGATTAATACCATAGATAGCATCATAATATTCTCCGTGGTATAACTCATTATAAGTACCCGGCATCCATTGTCTGAATTGAGTAAGTAATCGCCAGAACCACTTTCTATTTGCAGTACCTTTCTCTATCTGGGCATAACCACCGTGGAGTCCAGCATTGACGCGGTTAATATAAACAGACACATCATTAAAGAGTGTATTCATATTAAGCGGGTTATCTTCGTCGACATGATATAAACCATCAGAACTCTTGCTGAGATTCGTATACCAGTTTTTGCCCTTATTACCCTTTGCTTCTGCGTCAATAGTCGTGCCTTCTTTCAAGACAACTTGGTACGCACCATTATAACTCTTTATCTCAATGGCGTCATAAAGACTACCGTGGTTAGTCTGTATATGATGTAATATAGCCAGCATATCGACTGCATGCATCATATGTTCACCAGCACTCTGTAAGAATAAAGAATTAAACTTACCCATCACACGCATAAATGCATTCTTATTATATACATCTTCTTGTATGCTTCTAAAGAATTCTTCATCAGCATTGAATGCATTCATAAGCAAGTCTAGCTTATTCGTCTTATGCGTACTCCCAGCCTCATAAATAAAATGGCCTAACAGCTTGTTGTATTCCTTGTGAGCCCAAAGCAAATCCTTGACATTGAAGTGATAACCGCCAACAGCTTCAGCTGTCATCTGAGCCTCGCCCATTGTGACGTTAGATAAGCCAGAGAACAAGTTAAATCCAAGAGCATTCTTTGAGACATAGCTTCTAAAGTCTTCAAAGACGGCGTGTGTCTTAAGACCGTTCTTCAAGACCACCATATCTTCATGTGCCCCACCGAACATGTTTGCCTCAAGGAAATCATTTAACGCTTTGTATATTCTTGTATTCTCACCCTTGACTTCGTATGGTGTAAGATAATCCTTGTCAATGATATTGAACTTCTCGAAGATCTTATTGCCAGCCTTACGCTGAGAAACAACATATTCTTCACGAACGTGTTCTTTCAGCAATAAAGCAAGGTCTGCAATCTTTGTCATCTCGCCATAGTTAACAGCCATACAAGCGTATGATATCATAGCCTTTGTTGCGTCTGTCGATAGAAGATTCATATCTTCAAGGTCTTTCACATAATAAACAGGAACTGTCTTAACAGGTTGCCCAGAATAATCAAGGAAGCTAGACTTTGAGAACTCAAACTCATCATCGGTATAGATGAGATCTGTGTCGTCAGATTGACTAGCAAGTTGATCGGGATTCACACCAGTACGAACATTATCATTCGTTCCAAAGTAATGGTCTTTAATCTTGCTCCATAGTCTCTTAAGAGAGCCTTGTGGATCAGTAACGTCAAGACTTTCGACAACAGATTTATCTACTTGTGGCGCATGGAACAAATGTTGAGCCGGAATAGGAAGAAGAGAATCAAGCATTGCCTTGTATTCAAGTATATCATCATAATAATCCTTCATTGCTTGATCCCAGCCTTCTTGGAAGTGTTCATTCTTATACTTCTCAAGATCAGGCAGCAACTCTGTTCTGCCAGTGGATTCATCTACGACATACCATTGTTGGTTGTCTTGCTCCCACATCCGAACGCGCATCATAAACTCGCGGTCGGTCATCTCTTCGTTTTCCTTGAGCTCATCTATATACGCTTGTTTTGCTCTTTCGTATGCATCGAAATCATAGATGCTTTCAAATCTACCAGTAGGAACTCCGTTCTCATCTTTTGCAAACACGAAGCTGCTGTCATTATGGCCAGCCTCCTTGAGTTTAGCAGCAGACGCCTGAAGGAAAGAATAATACTCGTTAATCATATTATTCCGTTGAGCCTGTTGACGAGCCACAATGGCGTGAAGAACATTAAGCAACGGGTTTCCACTATCGCCAAGAGAAGAGAGATTCTGCCCAATCGATGTGATATCTCGTTCGGCTCGACGGCATATCATCTCGAGAGATTGTGCTTCCTCAGGATTTGAAGCCATTACCTTAAGTCTTTCTTCGCCATATGTCATGCCGACCCAGTTCTTAATCACTCGGAATCGAAGCAACTGTTGACTCTTATTGATTGTCGTCTGATATCCGCTAACTTCTTGTGCTATCTTCTGAATCTCTTCCACTGTTCCTTCGTCTAAAGATATTTCTCCATTAGCAACAAGAACATCTATAGATAGCAGAGCATCAATAAGAGGAGTGTAAGCATCATTAAATTGTTTAATCTTATTGATCTGTCTTGCAACAGCTGCCAATTCCTTTATGCTAGGATTGTTAGTATCCCTGAATTCAGCGAGCCGTTCCATGTCGTTGTTAAGACGAATAATCTGACGAAGAGTATCGTCTAGGATGCGGAAACAAGAAGCCTCGTATTGCCTATTGCTAATAAGCGTACGGAGCTCATTCATCTCTTCCATATCTTCGTTACGCCGTTCTCTCTTTGCGTCATCGTACTCGTTATCCAACTTATATAGCTGTAATCGCTTAGCTAACAATCGTTCTCCTTCAAGGGCGATATCTCGCATACTTCGCAATTCTGACGCCAGTTTATACAACGGCTTACTTGCGAGTATCGCATCTTTATCGATAATAGACTCGAGTTCTTCGGGGTTATTGACAACCTCAACAACGGCCTCTAAATTCGTTTTTAAGCCATTTATTTGGTCGTCTATATACGCAGTATCACCGCGGGCAAATAACTCCTTAGAACGGTTCCAAATGCGCCTTAAAAGAGGGCTTCTGTCTATACCGTTAACAAGAGCGTCTGCGAGCATCTTGCCCATTGCTTCTTCTTGCAGGTAAGCGTCGACATCTGCAGAGTCGCTATATTGTTTTCTATAATTTTCGTACTGATCTCCCAAGACTTCCTCAATGACATCTTGTGTCACAGAAGCACGAAGTCTCTCTACGCGAATATCATTCTTCAATCCAGCGATAATAAGGTGAGACATTTCCTCAGGAAAAGCCTCTTCGCCTCTCTCGCCTTTAGAGATTTGAATGACAGTCTTGAGATTACTGGCGTTCTGGCCAGCGAACATAGGATTGAATATACCTTCTTTATGGCTATCTTCCATAAAGGAGACGTCGAATCCCATTCTGTGAAGCATATCGAGAAGCCTATTGTTAAGGTCTCTCTTGAATTTCATTTGATTATTCGCGGTTGAATCCTCGAGTGTCTTCTCTCGTATTTGAACGAATGGCTTACCATCGAGTTTTACTTCTGCCACGAAATCGTCCTTCCCTTCATTGAACTGTATCGCTCTATCAAGGGCGGTTGATATGCTATCAAAAAAAAGAGGGGCACCGTTTTTATCAACGATACCTAAGGCTCTAGCCTCTTCATTTATTTGGTGTTGTCTATCAAGAAGATTTGTCAGATTTGTCGCTTTAGAGAAAGACTCATATGTTATTTCTCCATTGCTGTCCCTTTCCAATCCGTCAAACTCTTCCATCAGAGACTCCTCTTGAGCTATAGACCATAATTGTTTGGATAGCTCACGATTGCCAGTATGGGAGAGCAGGTCATAGAATAACCTGCTCTTTTTCCCATTCTTGGCATTAACGTTTACACTACATGCAAGTGCCATTTAGTTTAACATATTTCTTCGAGTCTTCTCCTTATCGATTCGACAAGGGTGCTGACCTTCTCGCTATCATTAGCGAACTCGCTCTTCTTTCTGAATCCAAGAGCTTCAAGCAGCGCGTCATCTTTCATCTTAAGCATATTGGCTGCTCTCACGCTAGATATCCTGCTATTCACAGGATCGAGCGTAAATGCGTTACCAATGTCATAACCAAGACGTCTCGCTGATTCAAGAACCATATAGTTGAGGTTGGTTCCTAACATCTGAGAGCTTACTGTAATCTTACGTCCACGAACGGAAAGACCAGTGAGTTTCGTATCTTCATTGTCCGTATCGAAATACACGGGGTTCTTCGGGTCTGTCTTCATTCCGCGATAAGCAGAATCCTTTAAGAATGGATAATACTCCGCGATGATCCCCGGAATACCAAGACGATGAACGATCTTGTATTTCACGGGTCTCTCCATCGTGAATGTAGACAGCTCGCCAGCACCATCGAGTAACTCGATAATCGGGACTTCGACATAGCCGCGAAGTATGTCATCTCCGTCGCCAAGAAGCAAAATCTTATTATTACCGAGATACTGCATCGGAGAGAGTCGAACAGATGTTGTTGCGGATTCTTCTCCATATACAATAGTAAGGAAATTAGATTTGTCTTCATCGAGAAGCTCCATATATTCAGGCTTTATCTTCAGTTCTCCAGAAGATGAATTTGGAACATACCCTTCTGCAAATTCCTGCAGGTCTTCAGCCGGTAGGATTTCGAACAGGTCCTCTCTTTCACAGTTATTCAATAAGAACTGTACTGCAAATTCTCCAGCGGGAATAGTAAATGATTGAATCTTCTTCAGTCGCTCATTATATCCCGGTATGAGAGTCTTAAGATCGAGAGGTGCAAGATGCCAAGGAGTCCTCGTATCAAATGACTTACCACGATTACGAAGCGTAAAGTATCTGAACAGATCGAGTGCTAGCTTATGAGTTCTCTCAAGCTGTTCTTTCGTCATGTCTTTATTCGTATAAGACATTAACGATTGCCATGCTTGAGTGACCTTATACTTAAAGTCATCATCGGCACCGAAGATACTCGTATTCAACGTCTCAATAGGGCACGTTGCTGTAGGAGCCATCGGTTCACCAATAAGACCTAAGAGTAAGTTCTCATCAAGGTCGTCACTTAAATCAGTATTCATTGCTTTAATCTCACTGAGTTCCTTCACGAAATAACGAGGGAAGTCAACAAGATATTTCTTTGCTTCTGCGTCGTCATACATCATTATGAAATCCTGATCTCCGAGGTCATAAGCAGAAAGAGATAATGCATACAGCTTCTGCGCTTCGTTGATTCGTTCCTTTATATCAGCAGATAATTCCTTACCAGTAATTCTCGAAATGAGAGATAAGATCTGATTATAAGAATCACTCTGATAAGACGGGAACAAATCTCCCTGCAATGCATCAAGCAGTCTTTGTATAGACTTGTACATCTGAGTCTCGTACGGCATGAACTTCACGACATCATTAAATGTAATGTTCGTGAAATCCGGGAACATACCCTCAAAGAGCGCTTCCGCTTTTTCAACTCTCTCTTCAATGGCTTCATTCTCTTCAATCGTTGCCTTAGGACCAGCAATAACGGAGTTGATTCGACCATAGTTAGAAAGAGTAGTCAACTTCTGAGATAATGCAGATAACTCCTTAAAGTCCTCAAGGGCTTTAATTTGCTCATATGCATTCATCTCACCGGAATAGATTATATTAATAAGCTCATCCTCGTTGATAGAAATCGTTCTCGCAGTACGACGTCCCTTCGCATCGACTGGATAGAGTGTCTGCTTATACGCATCAAGATTGTTATACCCATTGAATTGAGCCCTATTTTCATTGAATATAGTCGATTCGAGTTTAGCAATAGCGTAATTCACAGATGACTTACCGTCGTCACTGAGAGACTTATATAACGCACTCAGTCTTGAGAAGACAGGAAGCGCAGTATATAGATGCACAACTTGCATCGGAAGTCCCGCACGAAGCAACCACTGAATGACAGGGAAGGTCACCTTATCTGCACCAAGTCTAGCAAGTGTAGGATTCTTAGCAGCATCAGCCGCAGCACCCACATACTTACGAGTATACTTGGAGATAAGCTCACCATTGATGTTCGTACGTTCATCAACACTCGCGAAGTCTGACAATACATGCACACGAGGGCCACTCTTATCATTCCACGCAAACTGCAATCTCAGTTTGTAAGGAAGAGTCTGATGAATTCTCTTTCCTTGCTTCTCCTGAGTGAACATACTCAACTGCGCGTGAGAGATATTAGAAACAGCAGCGATACCAAGCATCTCCTTAGACGACATATTCTGATCGTGCAGTTTAATCATCGTTTCGAAGTCTGCTGGATCCATATCGTTCAATTGAGTCCACTGTTCTTTCAGCTGCTTGGACGGCATACTCATGATGTCTTGCAGACGATAGAGCGGCTGTCCTTGTTCATCACGGGCTTTCATCAATTCAATCCGATAAGAAAGATCAGTTAAGTCTTGGAAGTTACCCGGATCGAATATTTCAGAAGCAGACTGTTCAGACGTAAGAGACATCCATTGTAAGTCGAAGAGGACATTATTATATCCAGCCATCTGGCCTTTCTTCGACCGAGCAAACGGAGTATACTCAATTGCCATACCAGTCTCATCATCGAAGAGTTGCTTAATCTTGCCAGTCTCGAGATCTTTGCGGGTTGCGTACTCCTTCATGATAGCGAAGAGCTTATCGGTATCGAAGTCGAAACCGGCAATCGTTGTACCGACATCTGGCAGGAAGACTACATCGCCACCACCGTCAGGAGCAAATCCAACCACTTCGCAAGGGAAGATAGAATACTTTCCTTCAGACGGAATACGATAAAGCAGAACTTTCAGCATGTCAGACGCTCCGATACTACGGAGGTAAGACTTGATATTACCGAATTTCCACTTACCGTTGTCATAGTCGAAGAACTCTTCTGCAATAACACCGTCTTCGTTACGAAGAAGTCGTCTTATTTGCTCGGGCATTGGAATGATCGTCTCGAAATGATCAAACCTACCGTTGTTAAAGATGGTTTTAAGCTCCTTAGACTGACCAAATCCAGTTGCCTGAACGATTGGCCCACCGAGAACCTCCTGACGATACATCGCCTTTTTAACCCAAGAAGAAGTAGCAGCCTTGATGTTAGCAGCTTGACTAGGATCTTCAGCAGCAAGCACGAAGTTACCCTTACGAAGCGAAACAGCACGAACGTCATCAGCACTATACTTCTGATTCATCGACATAGTATATTTCAGCTTCTGCGACATCTTAGAGAGTTTCTTACGACGCACCTTATTCAGAGCTAATTCATCTCGAAGAATATCTTCCGCAAGACGAGTACGCTCAGCAAGTACGTTAAAATACACAGTCTTTAATGTCTTACCGTCAATGGACTTCTGCGTAGTGAGCTTGAACCCTAATTTATTCGCAAGGTCTTTATCCTTCAGTATAGACTTCAAGGTCTTCTGTGCTGTGAAGTTGAATTCGTCCTCATCATTAGTATTAATGACGCTCAGAATCTTCTCCTGCGAGCCAAGAAGCTGCTTATGGTCGATAAAGTGCTCAGGGTTATTCTGCTGATAAGCATAGCTATCAACATCAATTTGAGTCACATATGTCGGATCATAGTGATTCTGACCATCAGCAATACCCTTAAAGAGAATACTACGAAGATTCTTCTTAAGTGTATCGATGTCAGTATCAATATTGATAGAACGACTATTACCAACCTTAACGACAGAATCGAAGTTCGCAGTGTCCAAACCAGTCTGAGGATTGATACGATAAGTATCTTCCATTACAGAGATAAGCACAGACAGAGGATCTTGTGGCTTATATCCAGACATCATCTGATTGACAATCACATGAGTGTATTCGGAGTTCTTCTGCTGAATCGGAACTGGACGACCATCTCTCATAGAGACATCATAAACAAACGGCTTGTCAATTTGCGTAAACACATGGAAGAAATCCTTAGGAAGAGGATGACCATGCATTATACGCTGATAGACGGCTTCGTCAGTATCGGAGTCTTCATTCCAGAAAGTCTTACCATCGTTAGTTTCACCGATACGGACATCGTCTTTACTGTAAGACCATTTGCCTGCCATATGATGCTTCTTACGAAGAGAAGACAAGCAGTTCCAAGCCTGACCATCGGTTGCATCATTATCTTCATACAGCTTGACAATATTCGGAATAGAAGCAAGGAAAGAATTCCTCTCAGTCTCGTTCTTAATTGTCTTAGCGTAAGAAAGAAGAGCAGCCTCAACTTCGTCCTTCTCGTATGCTGTCTTGTGGATAACACTCTCGAGAGTTATTGTACGAAGAATACCATCAGAGATTGGTCGACCAAACATAGTTGCACTTTTGTTCAACTTTTGACCAGTCGATCTCGTCTGGGCCATACGCTTCTGGAAGTCCGTAGTACCGTCATAGTAAGCAAGGTCAACACCGAAAAGCTCACACATCTGAATCTGCATTATGTAGTTGTTGTAAACTAACTCCGTAAGTGCATCTTCAAGAAGAGCTTCGAGGTCTTCAGCAGTCTCTGGCATCCGTTCTCCCTGAGTCTTAGTATCCTTGAAGAACTCATAGAGAATAGATTGGAGATACTTATACTTGTATGTCCAAGCACGCCCTTGAGAATCAAGAATGTCCATCTCGGTAGGATTCATCTTCTCAACCCTAGTAAGCTCAAGAAGACCAATCTTGTTCAGATACTCCATATTGGATAGCACCTTCAGCCCCATAGCCCAGTCGAATGCCGTAGCGAATACATCGCTCATCTTATTGATAGAATCCTTACCGTTAAAGATAGCATCAACTAAAACCTGACGGAATTCCGCGATTGCCATATCGATATCTGCTTCTCCAGTGTGGAATTTACCTTCGAGAATCGATTGCACAAAACGAACTTGCTTGAATCCAACGCCGCTCTTTGCATAGACATACTTGCCGTTTACAAAGAGATCGCCGATTGTAACATTTTCGCCCGCCTGAATCTTCTTAATGATTTCCTGATGTCTCGCACGTAAGGCGGCTTCACTTCCTCTGAATTTAATTCCGAAGTTAGCAACTGGAGCCTTACCGTTGATCGAGTCATTCAGAACTTGACGAGAACGATTGATTTCCTGACCGACAATCTTCCATACTTGAGTACCGATAACAGTCTGATAGTTAGCTGATGTCTTGCTTCTGTTACCAAGTCTACGCCAACGGATAGTATCCATAGCTGGCTTATCAGATGCGATAGGAGCTCTATAGACTGCCACATTACGATCTCGCTGATCGAAATAGTCGGACAGAATTGATAGAGCATACGATTTCGGAGACATATACTTATAGTCAATACCGTTACAATCGAGCTTTTGCATATACTCGAGATTGCCGATATTACCATTATTCTTGATTTGCTCAAGAATATCAAGATAATAATGTCTCACACCGCCTTTATCAACGTAGGAATACCAATCGTTATCATATCGCTTCGCGAAGAACTCATTCAGCTCATCTTGCGTTACATATCGTCCACTAAGTTTTGCTATTGTAGATTGGATAAACGTCGGATAGTTAAATGCGTAGTGAGCTCTATGATCAACATAAGCCATCGATTCAGTAGGAGACTCAGTAAATGCGCCGACAATATCTAACATCTCGTCATAATCTGGCGCTAAGTAGATATAGTCTCTGTCGTTCTGCTTTCTTTCCGCGTCATAAGCCAAAGGATTATAGTAGTAATACTGAAATCCAGTTTCTTCAACAGGGCGGAAGTAGTTCAGCTGTTTAGCAATCGAATGGAGTTTCGTTATGATTCTACCGATATTCGTCTGCAAGAAATCATCTCGACCAGAATTCATGTCGGCGATTGCCATAGCGTAGAACGCACGAGGAGTAACTTCAACGCCGAAGCCTTTGAGCACATGATAAATCTGAACGAACGTGTTCCAAGTCTCAAATTGATCCTTAGGTTGATCGTCAGAATCCTCAAGATACTCTACACTCAGGTCAGCATATAAACCCTCAGGATCGCTCGCATACTCCCGAGACAGCATTGTAATGAGATTTGGCTGTCTACGAGAACCCAAGATAGTCTTAGGAGCGTTTTCTTGAGTGATATTTGGCTGAAGACGATTTAACGCATACAAGAAATAATCGCTCGTGAAATCGATGCGGTTGTACTTGAAGATCGGAAGTCCTTCTTGAGAATCGAATTGAGCGACGATGTTAGCCTTGTTCTTCTTCGAACCAGTACCTCTATTTCTTTCGGCATAACGAGTTCGAATAGTACCATCTTCTCGCTCCATTGTCATGGTACTTGTGAAGACCGTCTTATCTTTTCTCATCGAACCGAAGAACTCGTTGCGAAGCTTTTCCCTACTTATAGACTCATTCTCGTGTGGTTCAATACGCTGTAAGACATCAATAAACCACGGATAAGCATCGAGATTAGCACGAAGTCGCTTAATCATAGTATCGATAGTATCAGCACCATTAAGCACGTTTAAAAGCGTATTAACAGCACGTCCTTGATCGATATATGTAGGAGTACCAAGCCCAAACGGATCGGAAATAGGGAGATATTCGCCATCGAAAAGATCATATTCCATGATATTCGACAGCATGATCTTAATCCGTTGAGTTATCTTGTCAGAAGCGGAACGAATATCATCAGCAAGTTTGTATTGCTCCTGAGATTCATATCCGTTTCCTTCTCCATCTATGTAGGAATCGCTATCTTCTTGTTCCTCGTCAGAGGTGATATCCTCATCTTCGTTCACTTGCTCTCTTGTGCCATCGTCAAGTATCCTGATTCGTTCATTACGGCGCATCATAGTACGACCGAATTGCAGAAGCAAAGAGAGATTATCAACTTCTCGTTCTTCTCCGTTGACCATTCCTTTTGTCTTACCGCCAAAGAACATGTCAAAAACCCACTGTAAGCTAGGATCTTCTGCTTTGCCACTAAATATACGGCTCGCAGCTTTATTGCGAATAGCCTTAAAATACTGACTGTCAAGAAGAATATCCTTACGCTCCTTTGGGGTGAAGTCGACATCGCGGAAATCATCGCCGAAGATATTCCTTGCGTTAGGGAATTCGCCGTTTACCTTTTCATCATCTTGCAGTTCATTCACAATGATAGACATCTGCCTAACAAGAGACTCTGCGAGATGAGTAAGCATATTCTTGTTCTTGAATTTACGACGGAAAACATCACGAGGCTCATCATCTTCGTCGGGTTCAGCACGTTGTGCTTCCTTTTCGAATTGAGCGTCAAGACCTTTCTCAAAGGCTTCTGTGATGGCAGCCTTATTGTGTTCCTTAACGCTAGGATCTTGGCCTAAGAAGAACGCAAAATCAGAAAGTTCCTTATCGTCAAGAGCTTCAAGTTGTTCTTGAATCTTCTCGTCAATATACTGTTTCGGAATCTCAGCATTTTTAGTCTCTCCGGTTTGAGTTCTAATGGTAATAGCCGTTGTTTGTCCCTCAATAGCTGCACTCATAAGACCCTCACGAAGAACGCGTTCAATCTGCTCTGGCTTTTCGAGTTTAGAACCGCGATTACCAGCGACATTAAGTACCTTAATATTATTATCGATAATGAATTTCCGAAGTTGAGGTCCTGTCGGATTAATAATAAAAGGCTTCTGATGAGTACGAGCGAACCGACGAGTAGCAATTACACCACCTTGGTCTTTGCTTGTGTAGAAATAGACCGTACCGTCGGAATTGATAACGTTCTGTTCAGTGCGAGGCAGATAGAACTCTTTGTCAGTCTTACCAGCTTGAAGTTCCTCAGAGATCTCGACAACTCCAAGCTTTTCTAAGTCTTCGCGAGTATACTTATCGACATTCTGTTCTCTCACAAAACCGGGAGCGGTAGTACCACCCGTTTCAATGCCGAGATCGTGAGCGATAATCAACCCGAGCGTATCAACACCAGTCTGAGCGCCAGAAATGACCTTAGTAACAAGAGGGCGACTATCCTTATGCTCTTCGCGAATATCACTACCGTCTTCGTTAAATAAAGTAAGTTGTGTCGGTTTCGATACTACATTTGATAATTCGGGTTTTTGAACGTATCCGTGCCAGTTACCATTAATATCCTTCCATGCTCGTACAGGAGACTGAAGTTCATCATCGACGAGATTCATGAATGCTTCTATCATGTCGTCCATCCTCTCCACCCCAGCTACGGTCATAGTACCATCTTTTGTAATATAGCCGCTAGCAACGAGTATGTTATATATGTTGTTAGCAGAAGTAAAGATAGCCTTGTCGGTAAAATATGCTGGCTCTCCAACGCCTGTCCTGTCAGCCAACGATTGCTTGAATCCATCATCGGCAAATATCTCGTCTACGGTATTGAATCCATCATCACCAAGATGCTTTCCTGCATTGCGTAGGATTGTAGATGTTAAATCTGGACTCATACCATACAGATCGTTCAACCGTTGTGCTACGGCTAAACCAAGTCCGGATGTTAGTACCGGACAATATTCCGCATTATTCGCCATATATTTATTTATAATTTAATTGCACAAAGATATGAAATATTGTGTTAAAATACAAATAAAATATGGACTTGTATGTGCGACATTATGCATGTTGTAATTGGTTTCTTATTTTTAGGTTTCGTTAGTCTTTCTCGAAAAATAAAGGGGACCATTACTGGCCCCCCTCATTCACACACACGTTGGTTAATGACAGGTCGAACGGATTGCTATTTTTCAGTTCGTGAGCCCATCTAACACCGAATGACTTGCACATGATATGAGCAACAGGATAATACGTACTTCCGATTTGCACAAAGATAACAGTTCCTGACATCCGATACTTAACGGGGCTTTCTCGGAAGAAAACATAAGTATCTTCAGTCAGTTTTTCGTGGCGCTCATCGTCGATGACGACACCATTGTCTGATATCCAGAAGCAAGAATCATCTATTTTCGCCCACCTCTGTGGTTGACATTTGCTACAGTAGTCCAGTCGCTGCAGGATATACGCTTGAGACATATAAAACCCACAGTTGTCTTTCATAAACTCCGGGCAGAATCCACGATATTGACACTCAGGCACCATTCTGGACGCCATGATAGGATCAATTTCCCACATAGCATCCTTTACTTCTTGCCACTTCGCACGAGTTTCAGGAGACGCACACGAGCAGAGGCGCTTTCTGGAGATGTTGATTAATGCCTGCGCGTTAGCAGACATCATCATATCATTCTCCGCACCTTGCGGTAACTCATCTCTCGGTACTTCTAGCTCTCTACGGTCTTGTCGTTGTGAATGGACGAACTTCTCACACCCGAGGAAATGTCGTACGAGATGCACGGTGACCCATTGTTTGATGGATTCCCATACCCACTCATATTCGACAAGACGAATCGGAGAATGTTCGGCCAAAAGCATCTTGGCGACCCAAGACTTAGAAGGTTCCTTACCGTTATCTTCCTTGCCTTGGGTACGCCTTGCTGCTTTTAACGCTCGTGACCATTTAGTTACTTGCGTTATATCCATACTGATTAGTGACTAGTAACGTCGAAAGAGTCGGATATAGTAAACCACGTGCTGCCAACAGTTGTCGGTTGAACCGGACGAACTTCCGGCATGGTTATCTGAATCTCATCCCCGTCTGGATTGATATAGTAATCACCATCAGTGCGATGTTCTATACGAATAGCGCCTCTGTTTCTGCGAGTTCTTTCTTCAGCAGCACCTCTTACTTCTTGGGCAAGCTGGTCGAGTCTGCCGTTAACATCAGAGACTGTTTGTTGCCGTGGCTGTTCTGGCGCGATGAAATGATCCGTCAAACGTCGACGATGCGACGCTATTGCCCGTGCATACTGAGCGATATCATTCATGTCGCGGAGATATGATGGTGTTGGCAAACTATTAGCCATATTGAGATACTCAGAAAGCATCGTGTTAATCTCATACCAATACTCGTGGCCTTGCGGAGTGCTTGACCAGTTGTATGCGATATTGATGACATCTGATGTATATCTCGAGCTAATAAAGCCCAACACGGTACGAACTCTTTCAATTCCAGTAATACTGAAATAAAGATGTTCGAACCAATTAGCTCCGTGAGAAACGATTAATCTTGCAGTATCTGTGCAAAACGAATTCATCGTCGTTCCACGAGAAGTATGTTGATCGCGGAAATTCTCGATAAACCACGCCAAAGCTGAAGATTCTGGTACGAAGAACTTGAAAAATTCAAGGATTCTCCGAACGTCTGTACTACTGAATGGCCGAGAGTCGGAGCGCGACCTGTTGTTCCTCGAAGGAGAATAGCCGCACCCTGACATAAGTGGATTCTTTATTGCATAAAGGAATAATAGACTCATCGCTAGTTACGGTCATACCAGCGTATGAACTGGTTGTTGCGTTCTTCCCATTTCTCATAGCCAGCGTTCGTCTTCGTCCAGTCGAAGGCTCCGGTAATGGTATAGAAGTCTCCTAAACCATTGATATATTCCATCGTCTTCTTCTCGTCGAGGACGTCGCTGTTATGAATCTCATATACGTATTCCCGGAACCAAGGCTGGGACTTAATGTATTTGTAGATCTGTTTTGCTGTCTTTTTCATCACTGTAAATAATGTTTCGTTTTAGGCAGTAGCTGTAATACGAATTCAAGACTCGGATATCACTTTCGCTACATCCGCTTTCTTCTGCTCTCTTCAAGCAGACACTCCACGGAGTCGCGATGCTCTTAATCCTTAACTTTATATGCTCTTCAATAACGTTAGCGTTTTCGTTAATGACGAACAACAGTCGAAGGATCGTAGAAGCCAAGATATTCTCATCGTCGATAATAACAGCCTTGCTGTTGATAAGCACGAAAATGAATTTCTCCATTACGGCTTTCCACACATCTGCCTTACTTAATGTATTGTTATCTGACAACACCTTTTCTCTCTCTTCTGTTACATTAAATATAACAAAATCGTCATTCCGGTGCTTTAGCTTTTGAGCCCATGTAGTCTTGCCACTAAACGGCAGACCCCTCAGAATAATAACTTCTTTCATGGTGAAAAGCTTTTGTGGGCTGACACCTACTTGGATATCAGCCCCAGCTTTACACTACAAAAGATGTCGTTAAAGTTATTGGAGTTGATGAACTCAAGAACTTTAAGCCAGGCATTCTCTACCTTAGTTATCGTTTCGTGAGCCTTGTCGATTGGCATATCGAGAACGATAAACTTAGACCCGAGCGCTACAGACTTGATAGCAAGAGGATCTTTCTCGTCATAATCGGATAAGACGTGAACGACAGCATTCTTGGTCTTCTCGAACAAATCAACATATCTCGGCTCAGAACCGATAATATTGTTAATTGTGTTCGTGCATTTGGCTATCACCGACGCCGATGTAGCAAGAGGAAGAGTATCGATCTTCCTGTCGACGATAATACCAACGCCTCCCATGTCTACCACGCAGGAGATAACGGCATCATCGCTTCCGTAGACGCGATAAATGACATTAAACTGCGCAAGGATTTCCTTACTAGACAGGGAGTGAAGCAAGAACAGGTCGCCCATATTTGCTCCGATATTGATGACAATATTGAACTTGTCTTTGCTTTCTGTAAGCTCGTTCAATATTTTGTCCTTGTGAACGAGGAGGTCACGAACATTATATTGGGGGATGATATTCGTGATGTTTTCGCTCGTCAAGAGACTCGTGAGTAATCCGATATCGTCGAAGACTGCGATATAGGTATTCTTGGTGTCCTTCGCCGTCTCGGGGATGTCTTTCGCATCCCTGAGGGTAATGAGGAACCTAGACTTATCGTTCTTCTGACGTACGGAATTCTTGTCGACGGCGATTCGCCTGTCGGAGTTTCTCATCTCCGGACATATGGCGAGGTCGTCAAATTCGAAAATAATTTTTGCAGGATCGTACATTCTAGATTATCGTTGAAGTTATTGGTATGTTTTCTCCAAATCTACGAACGAGTGACGCTTTGACAGTCGCCTCGATGTCGTCAAGTGCAGATGCCATGATTGGCGGATATTCCAAAACGAAGGAATTATAATCGCCAGCGGCAAGTCGTATGGTCTGACCAAGATTCTCCTCTCGTATCGCATCGAAATAAGCAAACATCGTGTGAGACATAACGAACATTCTCGCATAGTTTATCACGAGTTTTCTTACTACGGACTGAACGAGCCCGTGCTCTTTGTAATACTGAGTGACCTCTTGATAGACTTCATCCTTTGCTTGTCTGTGCGGCTCGTAAGTCTGCCAGAATTCAGTTGTGAGTTTGGTTCCAACCATGTTCGTCCACTGAAAATTCTCCCAATTGAGTTCATATTCAGAAAAGATCATGGCGTTACCATAGTGCTGAATTCGTTTAATCAGACCACTTATCGCTTCTACGGTATGATAATATCGCTGAGAGAAGACCTTAAGGAATTCCGGGACACTCTCTTTCTCGATAGAAGAGCGGATCATCTCGTGGTCGGATAGTTTGCACCCACTTCGAAGGATATTTCCAGCAAGCGCTTCAACACCCTTGACGGAGTGAAACTTTACGCCTTTTGCTTCTAACTCATCAATGAGATAGCCCACTTCAACAGATCTGTTAGATGCAAATCTGATGGTATGAGCGTCGTTGGTGAGTACACCAAGGCCGAATATCTCCACATCTTCTATCTCTACAAGTCTCAATTCGCCATCATCATAGTTGAAGACATCTTCTCCAAACAAATGATATGGATTGATCGTAGTAGCCAAGAAAGGATTGATCTTTTGATTCCTAGCCTTCGTAGGACAAGGAAATCCAGTGACACCCTGAATGCCAAGAGACTTCGTAGACATCGGAATGAAATGCGAATACAAGTCGTCGGATTTCTGCGCAACGAGTTTTCTGTAAACATCGTTGTACATCCTGACTTGATCTGCATAATCATCAAACATCTGAAGACTTGGCAGGGAGTCTATGAGACCACTCTCATATGCGGCATCTGCTGCAGATTCGTAATCGATAGAGTCGATGTACTTCGCGATTTCATCCGGGTCGTCGATGTCAAACAGGGGAGTTATCTTCTCGTTGTAATCAGGCAGCGAGAGCTCCTGTTTCAGCGATTCCGGATACTTCCCTAACGCTTGGAAGATCTCAAGGAAGTTCGCCTCAGAAGCGCAGATTTCCTCCAAGAGGTTATTCGAAGCATCCTGTATCTTCTGTCTGTCCAGCTTGAGTGGAGTGATATTCATCTGTGCCGCCATAAGCAACATCCGATTCATCATGAGAAACAGATTCGATGACTGAGGATGTTCCTCATAAATCTTATCTCTCAATTCGAACAGATGTCTTACATATAGCGTCAGATAATTACACCCACCCATACTGAATCCTTCTTTCCAGAAGTTAGTATTCTCATAGAATGCAAAGCTGTTAGTGATGCTATAGCGCTTCAGAATTGCCGGAAGCTCATAAGATATCTTCATCTGGTCAACATTCGCATTGCAGAGCTGATCACACAGACAGGTATCGAAAACACTCGAGATATCAACACCCATCGCCATAAGAAAAGAGATATCTTTCAGACCGGAGTTAACAATTATATATGCTCCAGACAATAGGTCTATAAGCAAAGAACTGTTTATCACCTCCGTAGTCAAGATATAAATCTCTTCCTTTCGTGTGGCAATGGTTACTGCTTTTATCTCATCTTCCGAGGGATCGAGGCCGGTTGTTTTCAAGTCTATTGCCAATGTCGTCACATCAACCAACGCAGACTTTGCTTGTGCTGGAGTGATTTTGGCAAAAGCCACCTCTGGCATCGTAGACGGATCGTTAACGACGAGGTGAACCATTACGGATCGATTTAAAGTGCAACCTAAATCCTTCTTTCGAAAAGTCAATTCTATCCAGTACGAATCCTGGGATTATCGTAGTATCACCACGAGAGAGCATAGGACCACCACTGGGATCTATTGCCTCAGGGTTGTTAGGAGAACCAATAATGCGGACAGTTGGAAACTCCGTAACTAATCTGAAGATATAAATCCCATGTCCGAATCGGCTGTCGAACTTATCGAACACAAGATAGTTTTTGCTTCTGTCGTGGGACATCAGTTTAACTCGTTTTCTCATTTAGAAAGTGAATAAAACTGTTGTTTGACTTTTTTTTACTAACCAGTCGAACCGAATCCGCCTCTGTTCTTATTGCCAAGAACTTCGGTTTCAACAAGTTTGACCGTGGGAGAGAAGAGCCACATCAGCTTTTGCCAGATAGTGGCTTTTTGACTTAATTGAATGCGGAATTGGAATAACCTCGCATTGACAGGAATCGTCACATCCGAGAAGGCACGAATCGGGAACTTCCATTCATCGGAATCGCCGCAATAGGTTTGGTCAATCACACCGAAACCATTAGCGGGGCCGATATCGTACTTCTGGGAAGTCGAACTCCTGAATGCAAGTATCGCCTCCATCCCCGGAGGTAGTTTCATCGCTATGCCAAGAGGGATTTTGATTATCTCTCCAGCTTTTACATCGATGTCTTCTTCTCTGGGAGTATAGAGATCAATCCAGTCGCCTTTATCAATGATTTTAGGGCGCTCTACATCCTTAAGCCGTTTGTAGTATATCTTCACTGTATTGGAAATTGTTTGCCAGTACCAAGATTGATTATGCTGCCATTCTCAAAGTCGGCAACATAGCATTCCATAGTATCGACCATGGCGTAACGCTTGATTATCGTAGGGAAGAACGAGCGAGTATGACCGAAAATCTGATATACATTGTTGAAATCAAAACTGTTCGGTACGACTTCTCTTATGTCCGCCCATACGATACTTCCGTCTGGGTAAATACCACCACGGAAGTGAGAGACTCTTAACATAAGCTCGGATAAAACGTGATACTCATGAGACTTTGTCACTTTCATATCAGCGTTTATCTTATTACATAATGCAACAAGATCGTCTTTGACATATCCAGCCCTACCAAGTGTCTTCAGGAAGTTAGACGTGAGGCCAGCATGAGTGAATAACACCTTGTCATAATTGCTACACTCAATATCATCTATATAAGTGAAATCGAGATTCAGCAGTTCGCCTTTGATGACATCGCAAATTTCAGCTTCGCGTTCATCATTATGGCGAGAACAATACTCGTTCTTATACAGATAATGTATATCGTGATTGCCGAGCAGAAGTTTAACCTTATCAGGGTTTTGCTTCTTGAACTCGATGATCTCTCTGAATGAAGCAATACAATCATCATCACTCACGAATGCCTCCTCATCGTCATAGGGATCGAAATAATCGCCGAGGAATACGATTTTATCAATCGTTTCGTCTTTAATTAGTTCTTTCGCTTCTTCCCAGAACTTACGTCCATGTACATCTGGTATAATGAGAGCCTTCTTTATCATCCGTGCGTTACTCTATCTCGCAATTCAGCGAGTTTACCGGAATTCCAGCGGTTAGTAGTGCCAACAAGATAGCCAGTTATACGCTGAAGCATATCAATATTCTTACTACCGCAACGCGGGCATTCCTTCATATCTTTTGTGGCAGTTTCATAACCACAATCGAGGCAGCGATATCTGTTGTGGTTGATAGAACCGTAACCGATATCATACTTCCTCATAAGCGAAACAATCTGCTCAATCGCTTCAGGGTTGTGCGTGGCATCACCATTCATCTCCACGTAGAAGATATGTCCAGCATTCTCGTACTTATGGTAAGGCCCTTCAATCTTCGCCTTGTGCTCCGGTGTACACTTATAATACACAGGAACATGGCTTGAATTAGTATAGTAATCCTTATCAGTAACTCCGGGAATGGAGCCGAACACTTGCCTATCTTTCTTCGTGAAACGCCCAGCAAGTCCTTCTGCCGGAGTGGCAAGAAGAGTATAGTTATGCTGATACTTCTGTGAATAGCCATCCACTTTCTCTCTCATGTGGGAGATAATACTCAATCCAAGCTGTTGAGCCTCTTCGCTTTCGCCGTGGTGCTTACCAATGAGTGCAATCAGGCATTCAGCCAGCCCAATGAATCCCATCGACAGAGTGCCTTGATTCAACACAGGACCGACTGGATCGTCAGGTTTGAGATTCTCACTACCAAGCCACATTCCGCTCATAAGCATAGGGAATTGTTTTGCAACACCAGTGGCTTGGAAGTTATACCTCTCATTAAGCTGTTTTGCCGCGATATCAAGGGCAAGATCGAACTTGCGAAAGAATGCGTTGATGCGCTCTTCTTTATCCTTGATATCCATACACTCCAGCGCAAGACGAACAATATTAACAGTAGTGAAGCTAAGATTACCTCTACCGACAGATGTCTTAGGGCCGAAGAGATTGCCATACACGCGAGTTCTACAACCCATGGTTGCGACTTCATGCATATATCTCATCGGATCATCTGGTTTCCACGCATCATCGACGTTATAAGAAGCATCGAGATTCAGGAAGTTAGGGAAGAAGCGCTTTGCTGTCACCCTGCAGGCAAACTTGAACAGATCGTAGTTAGGATCACCCGGCTTGACATTGACACCATCTTTGATTTTCAGAATGCTAATCGGGAAGATTGCGGTAGAACCGAAACCAACTCCTTCATAAGTACAGTTGAGAATCTCTCTGATGATGCAACGACCTTCAGGTGATGTATCTGTACCGAAGTTAATCGACGAGAATACAACCTGATTTCCGCCACGAGAATGAATGATATTGGCATTATGGATAAAGCTTTCAATCGCCTGATGAACCCTATCAACGGTACGATTAATCGCATACTGGATAATCATATCGTGTGTAGAACTCTTAGGATCGACTTCTTTCTTTATGTATTCCTTAACATCAACATCAAGTTCCTTGACGAATGCATCTTTAGGTATATGGGGATACAGTTCCGCTATTTTCTTGAGTTCTTCTTTGAATGCCATCTTCACAAACGGCGCAAGATAGAAATCAATTGCAGGAATAGATTGCCCACCCATAGGTTCTTATGGACTATCTCACAGCCCTCGCCTTCACGCGTAGGGCCCGATGCGCTTCGGACGGCATCATCTCCGTCCTACTCTACTTGCAAATAACTCCTTATGCGGTTATTTGCTTTCGATAGTCTCTACACTTTCTTCACTTATTACTTCAGCTATAGACCACTTAGGAGAACGAGAATGCTTATAATATAAGTCATATAACGTAACCCTTGGGATACCAATAATGTTATTTGCGTCTTTTGCTGTCATTACACATTCACCGCCATCTAAAAATCGAATTAAAAACTTTTTCTCATTTCTATTCACAAGTTTTGTCTTAAAAGCATGTTGTACATTGTGCTTCTGAGAACAAAATTCTAAATTCGAAACAGAGTCGTTTAATTTATTTCCATCTATGTGATTAATCACATCATATGGTCCATTGTGAATAAAGGCTAATGCTACGATTTTATGATAATATACTTTAATTTGTTTATTATCATCTCTTCTATTAAGGGTAACATAGTAATAGCCTCTTTTCCCTATGGTTTTCGATTTTAGATTACCTGTCTTTATATTAACGATATTAAGATCATCGTCAATAAAATAGCAATCTGACGCCCATTCAAGACTGAATAATTCATTAATTTTCTTCATAATACAAATATAAGAATAATATTTGACATATGCAAGAAAAATCAACAAAAAGTGAAGCTTAGCACGGGATATTGGGCTTTTCTCCCGTTAGCAACTTTCGTCACACCCGGCTGATGAACCGGTTCACATCGTTTATATTTTTCTATCATTACTGATAGCATGCACAGTAATCTATGCATCTCATTTTGTATGGCCTGCAGAGACACTTCTGTAAGCGCAGTAGCTGTCTCTATTCGTTTCGCTGGTCTAGCCTCGCCATGCCCACAAACAAATCCGTTCTTAAGTAATCTATCAAGCGGATGCTGAAGACAAGTAAGTGACTTCGTAGGATAGTAATCCTTGTCGTGAATATGAATGATATTGTTCTTCACAGCATCAGCCACATCCGGTGAAAGGAGTACTTCATCGACATAAGTCTTAGTTGTCTCAGAAGCAAACTTCATCATCATACCAGCGGGAGTATCTGCGTTCATATTCGCATTCTCTCTAGTGATATCGTTTGCTTGTGCCTGAATGATACTATCGAAAATCTTGATAGTGTCTGCTTTTCTGGCGAGATTACGCTGATTGCGGTAAGCTATGAACTTCCTCGCAACATTGAGTTGTCCAGTATGTATGAGCTCCTCCTCAATGATATCTTGGATTTTCTCGATATGCGTCTTGTCTGGCAGGCTTTCAATCCTAGCCATTACCGACGCAAATGCGGTACTTATCTTCTCAGATACATCTTCATCACCGAAGACTTCCTTGAAAGCCTTCTTGATTGCATTGAGGATTTTATCACTCGTGAATTCCTGAACTTTACCGTCTCGTTTTGTTACGTATTTAATCATTAGCTGCCATTTTCGATCCAATACTCAATCAGATTGCTGCTTACGGTAGAGATGCCTTCCTGTATGGCACAGGCTCTGTCTGCTGCCTTCTGCAGTCTGAATCCAATATCAAAAGGATCTTCGAGGACGATCACACTTCCGTTGCGCTTGTGGTAGACAAGCTCTCCGGGTTTTACACAATCGTCGTAACGCCATATGATAGGCGTTTTGGAATATCTTGAAACAACCAAGAACTGGAATGGTAGAATCGTGAAGTCCTTGAAATACGGGTCTTCCTTGAGTATGTTATACAGGACACGCCAATATAATCTAGCCTGAATGTCATAATTCCATTTGATGAAACTATTGTAAAACTCGTCCTCGTAAGAAGAGGACGTCTTCACATCATTAGGCTGGATTATCTTATTGTCATGATCTACATAGACATTATCAAGCATCACTCGATAAGTGATTCCGGTCTTCGGATCTCTCCATTTCAACTTGAGCTGATTCACTCGTTCAATATCACCATCAAACGGGAGAGCATTGAAGTACTTCCCCATTGATGATTCGAGTATAGCTGCCTTGCATTCAAGCGCATCAACCCAGTCTTCCTCGGTGACTTGGTATTTATCTCCAGTTATCACAAGAGACTTCTCGAGATAATCAAGTATTCTGTCTCCGTGTTTGTCAAGAATTGTCTGAGGCTTACTTGTCGTATATGCATCACAATCGACGAAACATTGATAGAATATACCAGAGTCTGTCTTCAATAATTGAAGCGGGAAGAAATCTTGGTTCTCAAGTATATATGTTGCCACCTTTAACTCTGTGGCCGTGAGTTTTACTACGTCTTCTTCTCTGCCGATATTCTCGAACTGCTCCAGTTTACTCTCGTCGGTAAGCATAGCATCAACGAGAGACCCGAAAATAAGCGATTTGGAGGGCTTTCTCTCCTCGGGTGGATTCAGTAGTTCATTCGCGAAATGAATGCCCTTATTTCGAAAATCTGACAGCAAAGAATAGTGATACGACGGGTCGCTTCGATATGTCTCTTCAGGCACATTCCAGGCGATGTCAAGGATTGATTTTCGACTAGCCATAAATGTCTTCCTCAGATAACATGTCAGGATCGATATCCATAAAGTCAGGTTCTTCTACGTCGTCGTCTTGTCCGAGAATCTCTTCCAAGAGGGCGAGGTAGTTGTCTAACTCTATGTTAAGCTTCATCATATCAAGCATGCGCTTATCAGTGATGTACGCATACTTCTGGATTTTGCTTATGTCGTTAGATCCTCTTGCCTTCTTAATCTTCGTTATGGCAGAGACCGTGAGTTCACGTATCTCTTCATATTGATGATTAGCGAAATACTTTCTGGCAATGGGAATGTCAGTGTCGGGTAGTGACCCTAACAGATATTCGATCCTCTGTGTTATGCTCTTTGCCATTTCAAGGTCAGTTTAGCGATCGAATTACTTCGATGCTCTCTTCTAATTCATCCAGAGAATGAATTTCGAAGTATAAGATACTCACTCCCGTAAGATGGGTGTATTTATCCATCCACCTACGAAAGAGCTTTTTCTTGAGTGGAAACACGTCATTCGGTTTACCTTTGCACTCGATGACTATGAGTCTATCTTTGTACATAAAGGTAAAATCTGGCGTGTAGGTAATGGCTTGGACTTTAACGGTGTTAAGACCAAACACTTTGTCCTTCAAAGAGCGGTCGTAGTGCTTATCGTAACAAGCGCTACGGGGATAGAATGCGTCTATCAGGTCAAAATACAATCGCTCATATTGCGGTGAAAAACCTTCGTCTTTCAGCCGCTTATAAGTGTTTGCTTCTAACCGGGATTTGAATTCTATCCCATCCGCTTTTGTTGGGCTGGCATTCTTTACCTTTTTATTGCTAGACATTCAGGTTACTTCTCCAAGTCGATCCCGGAGTCGTAGAACCACCTGTTGATAATGACATCTTCAATGTCGATACGTCTGCCACAGAAGTCGTTCACTTGACCCTGACTGTTGACAACAGCCGCATTGGCTTTCATCATGCCCTTCATGAAGGCCCGCAGGGATTCATTATCCGTATAGTCGTTAATCAGCTCAGTTGGCGGCATTTTCGCCATGAACTTATAAACGGCATCGAAGATATAGGTAAACTCCTTGTTGATTAACTTCTGTTGCAGCTTCTCGGCAATACAGAGGAGCATATCGAAGTAATATACCCAGAAGAACAGCTTCTTCCAGTTATATGTCGGCCGTAAAAACCGAAATTCTACGGTCTTGGGAGACTTATAGCACAACATGTTGATCAGGTTTAACCCATAATACCTGTTGTGAATCTGCCATTTACGCTCCCGAGTAGGATCATCGGGATGCGGCTGGCTGAGACTACCGCCATAGTCTCTTCCAACGAAGAACTTATACAGGTCTAAGAAGGAATGGAACTCTGGCAGTTTAAGGCAGTAATCCTTGCCATTTGCCTTGTAGTCTGCCGTTCTGAACGACAGCCGAGGAATCATGTTCTCATACATGTTTCTCTCGAGGTAGAAGCACATGGCATAAAGGATGAACAAAGCCTTTGAGGAGAGTGGAAATCCACCGAGGTGCATATGAAGCGCACACTCCTTGTCAAAGACAGTGTACTGCTTCAGCGTGTCGGCCTGCTTACGAAGCAGGTCGAGACCTTGAGCACCCTTCAAGACGATTGTGGAGTACTCACAGGCACCAATCGAACCGTCTCTTAACGGAATGAGACCCGTTTTGAAACACAGCTCTTGCGGAAGATAGCCAGCAGATGTTTCGAACTCGATGCCGAAAGTATGAGTCGGCGATACGAGGCGGAGCTTCTTGGGATCTACCAGTTCTGCAGTATCCTTGAAGATATCGAAATGGCGCACAGCTTCGTACTCCCGAGAGAAGGAATACGGATAGCGACCACGACCTAAGATAATGTGATCCGTAGGGATGTCGCCCTTGGATACCATTACATAATGTCCATAGTTGGACGAGAACATAAGGTCGACTCCAGACAGCACGAGATCATCATCCAGCGGGAAGAGATTATCTCCAACGGAGAGCATCCTTGCCTTGCTGTTGGTGTTCTTCAGCTTGAAATGAAGTTCATTATCTTTGATCGCTACGATCGTATCTGTCTTCCCCTCCGGATAGGGTTGATTGGATCTATTGATGAATTCAATCATATGCCGTATCTAAAAATGCGAGGATTGATTTGTTGTCGATGATGTAAGACCCGGCGATTTTCTTCGCATAGTCGAAGGTGTCCGTGAAGACCGTCGATTTCGAGACATTGGAGATAATCCCATGGTCAAACTTGACAGTCCTCTGAGTGAGCGCGATGGGATAAGTAGCATCGCCATCTACGACCACCTCGGAGAAATCGTTATCTGGATCTATCATATGGAAAATGTTACTAACGCCGCCTTGGTCTTTTGGCACCGGATACATAGCGAGAGCCTCCACGAGATACGGAGCGAGATTTCCCATATCAGCGAAATTCACGCACCACATCTTCGCAAGTTTCTGCAAGAACTTAAAGCAGTCGACACTTTTCAACAGTATTCCGTTATAGAATGCGAAATTGAAGCACTTATCGTCGTTCGGCTTGTCGTTCTTGATGAAACCAATGGAGTTCAAGTTATAGATGCCATGAAGCAACTTGCACGTTGAGGGGATGAACTCAGATCTGCTAACACCGCGATTGAGGGCGTTAACATAGTAAACCAAGAAATTCTCGTCGCAATAGACGGAATCTTGGTATCCCGTGAGATCAACATTGTCATCGTACAGAAGTCGGCTAGCAGAGAAGCCCATACCGGGAGTCAATGTCGTCTTTTTCGTTTCTTCTTCTTTTGCTTTGGCCTTACGCGAGTCGTAGACGTACCCGCCGCCCGTTTGATGCGAGCCATACCCGTTATAATATTGCCTATCATCAGTGTAAGCATTACTGGTAGACGAGTATGAAGTCGGGGTCTGTAGGCAGGAAGACCTGTCAAACTCTCGTTCGACGTAGAACTTACCGTCGCTAAAGACACAAAGTGAGTTCGGCCTGACAGTCTTAACCTCGCTAAAGGGGTACAAAGCCTGTAAGACTTCACTGATAGAAGAGAATACGAGTCTGTTGTTGAACATAGTCAAGTAGAGAGGGCGTTCTGCTGTCATCTCCTTGCTATAACTATATTCTTTGGCCCATCCTCGCCACAGTCTGATTACTGGCTTTTCGCCACGATAATCAGCAGCAACGAAAACGGCTCCGCCATTATACTCACCAAGGCAGTCATAGCCAACATCATAGAAGATGCGAGCCATGATTTGCGAGTCGGACATCCCGGTTGTATCGACATCAGGGATATACTTCTTCGCCAGATCGGAATAGTTTTTGATTGTCCCGTTATGAAGCAGGACGAACTTGATTTCCTCTCCTTCCTTGATAACTACCGGTTGCGCCTTATCTGCAGCTTTGCCACCGACAGACGCTTTTCTACAATGGCCAAGAACAACATTGGCTTTCTGGGAGACCTTGAACAACTCACTCTGTTGGAAGAAGTTGAAGAAGTTAACAAGTTCCTTTTCTGTGCCATATTCGACTTGACCATCGATAAACAGTCCACATGCATCACCGCCTCTGCTGTCATTGGCTAGACCAAGAACAGCAATCGCCCGCTTGTCAATCGTAACTTTCTCTTTACTTAATATGCCGAATAATCCACACATTGTTACTTGATTTTAAGGACGTTCGACAAGTAAGAATAGATGAAAGTGTTTTTATCGGTTGATTTCCGAATGGTTGACAGGATAGCACGAGCCATCAGCATATCGCTGTTGTTGATAGCTGTGATGACGTCCGGCTGGCAATGGATATGCAAGTCGATTTCATATGCCTGAGTGGCAGCGAGAACGCCGTCATAGATGAGGCCAATCGTCTCGTCGGTTTCGCCCATCTTGGAAGACAGGGTGCGATACTCCACACCATAAGAGGTGAGTCGATAGCAGCCAGCCTTGCCATACAGGGAGCGACGCTTCCGGTCGGTATCAAAGAATAACGACATAAGCCCAAGGAAGACATCGAAATACTTCACCATCTCGACGGAGGTGTCGATGTCAGGGTTCTCGTAGCCATAATGCACATGAAATCCCGCAGAGCGAAGATTGGTCATCTCGCCCTTCGGACGTGGATTAGGAGCGCCAGTGTAGCAGTTGAAGTCTGGGCAACAACCGAACAGTTTGGCGATAGGATTGTCGAGTTGGTCTTCAGGTACCATCTTCGAAGAAGCACAAAGAATGCCATAGTCAGGATTGGTCTTCTTGACATAAGCATCGATGTAATCCTTCATGAAGTTGATTGCGCTAATGAAGTCCTCTTTCCTCGACACAGGAGGGATGTTGTACTCCGCAAGGATATTGTCTATTTCAAGACCGAATCCTTCAAACCAGTTCGGATCTACCCAAGGGTGTCCTTTTTCGCCCGGGATAAGACCGATCGCGGAGACAACTTCTCCAGTTTTCGTGTTGATGATAAACATCTCAGGATCAGCTCCGATCGTGAAATGCATTGCAGGTAAGATCATAACAAGAGTTTATAGGTTAAACATCCATTTCTTGTCTTTTCTTCGCCATTTCAAGGCATTCATCGATGAGATCGTTGAACATACGGACAGTCTTACTGTCGATATCCATCATCTCAGGATGACCCTGAACGGCCAGTGCGATGGGCTCTGTGTCCTTGTGATAGAGGATAATCTCTGGCTCACCGTGAGCTTCGAGTACCTCTGTGTCAACTCCAGAGCCCTTGTAAACAGAGCTTCGAGCGGGATACGAAGTGAACAGTACCTCGTAATCGCTCTTCGGCATGTCGAAAGGATAGCACATCTGGTGATGCAGAGATGTGATACTAAAGACTTCTCCTGCAGTACTGATCATCTTATGCATACCGTTGCAATGTCCAGTGACATGCTGTACGAGAATACCGCCATTAAGGGCAGTAAGCAGTTGGGCGCCACGGCAGATACCGACAACGACTTGGTCCTTTCTTACCTTCCGATACTCTGCAATCTCAAAGATATCTCTTTGCTTATTGCCGTAAGTCTCGGGTTCGGACGGCTTGCCATAAGTCGAAGGATCGACATCAGAGCCGCCAGTAAGGACGACAACATCTGCATCTTCGATCTTGTCAACAAGTTGCTTGTCGGTTATGGACGACGCGTACCCCATATAGGGGCCAATGACATAAACTTTTCGTTTCATTCGGCTAGTCTGGTTTCATCGATGTGTGTCTTGACGGAGATGATATCGCTGTCTTCTCTTTCGCCGTAGCAATTGATTTGATCGCGGAATATCTCTTTTGTCTTGGCCGCAAGGGCGTCTCTCTTGATCTTCGCCTTCTCTCCGAAGCCGTTGTACTCGCGGAGGATTCCGAGATTGAAGATAATAGTGTCAAGTATTACCTTCTTGGCATCATCGTTTCCTTCTTTAAAGCACGTGAAGCGGTGCGGATTGTCCACACGCATACGCTTAAGACGAGAGTCATTAACGTACGGCATACTCAGATGAAGATCAGCACAACCGTCTTCATACTTCTGCTGCGCCAGTTCTTCACGAGCGATAAGCATCTCCCTGAAGTCTTTCGAGTTAAGGAGATATACGAAGTTCTCTGGGTTGAGATGATACATATCATTCCCCATGTAACGGCAGTGAGTCGTAGAGATGACGCAATTCAGAATGTTGAAGAGATTCATCTTATCGAAACCATAGCCGCCATTCTTGATCTCGAAAGCGAGAGCGAGATAGAACGAATCGCCAAAGGCATAGAGGAATCGCTGAAGCGACAGGATGAACATGAAGGCAATATGAGGTCCTTCGATATGATAAGTCACATCGATGACATCAACCTTGTCTTCATTGCGGCCGGAGAAAAGCATGTTTTCGTACCTCTTGTGAGGAATGGTCTTTTCTTCGACTTCGAATTCGAACGGAAAGATCTTCCGAAGATCATTCAGATACTGGACTATCTCTTCGCAAGTAAAGGGAGTGACACCCTTACTGCAATTATAACAGCCTTGTTTCCAAATGTTCTTGAACATTCTTACCGTGATGTCGACTTTCCGCTTGCTGCAAAACGACTTAGTGAAAGAGCCGAAGCAAATTCGAGTCAGCATCGGCAGGTTACTGTCGCCAGAACAAGAGAACGTGGAATCGACGCCGTGACTAGAAGAGCCTACGGCATCAACGATTTTGAGGTAATCTTTGTTCATTTAATTTGACATTTATGAGTTTTGGGATTTCTTCTTTATATTTTTCCAATCCGATTGTACCCAAGCCCGGCGCACTGTTGCACTCGAGGATAAGCCATTTAGGCGAATCCCCGTTGGAACGCTGCACCTTGATGTCAAATGCGGCGATATCAAGCCCTACGGACTTAAGAGCCGAGACACAGTCTTTAACTATGTCATCCCAATTGCTTGGTTTATCGAAAAGATCGTTTTCTTCGGTGATCCACACGGAATTCTCGTCATGACGGTGCCATCTGACATCTGCTTCATTGCGCAACATCTTACGACACGCGTAGAAGCAACCATCATTTGTCACGTGAAGACGATATTCACGCGTGTAGGTAGAGTATCTTTCGAAAATCCACTTGGACAACTCATTGGTAGACTTGCCCGTAACGAAGTTTTCGAAATCATCCATACTCTTGATAAGGGCAAGCCCGTTTCCCTTACTGGAGTTATACCTTTTGGCAATGATGCCAGCAGGCCACTTTCCCAGCCGGTGTTTCGTCCTTGCGCGTAGCCCGTCGAGACTGTTGTTCACCATCATATAGAATTGCGGAGTACGGACTTTCCCATGGCAGAATCTACGCTTCATCAGAATCTTATTCGAAGAGATACGACACGCATCAGCGGTGTTAATCTCTATGAATGTCCTACGATGCGTAATTTCGTCAGTAGGAGTCGTACTGCCCATACGATAGATAGTCTTGACAGGACAGACAATGTCCTTCAATTCACGGTTTGATGTGTTCCGCGATCTTAAGGACAGGTGGAAAGACACTCTTTTCGCTTTCATTACTTGGAGACGTTCTTATCGATTATCGTGAAGATGAAAGACCGCATCTCCTCAGAGCCAGTACGAGTAGGCTGAGCTGGTGTCTTTATGCCGGATGCCTTCATCCCGCGAAGGATTTCATACATCTCCGGCCGAGTAAGCTTAGTAACCCGATTATGTGCGATCTTTGTACGATCGATATCGGGAAACATAGCGAACATTTTTTGGAATCTAACGCCAAATTTCATAGTATTTCAAGTATTTTCTTCTTGAATGTATCTCTGTCTCCAATTGCTTTGTATAAGTCAGAGATGTCTTTACCCCCATCGAATGGAGGTATGATAACGTTCTTGAAGCCAGTCTGTTTTTGCAGTCGCTGCGAGTATTCAATTCCTGGTCTATCGTTATCCAAGATGATGATAACCTCTTTGAATCTCTTTCGAAGATCATTCTGTGCATGTTCACTCATGTCAAACCCTTCGGCTTGAATGGCGATGGCTGGTATCCCAGTGTTGCACCACAGACTCATAGCGTCCTTATATGATGAACAGATGCATACTTTATCTCCTGCTTCTGGGAGTTTAGTCCATAAGCCGATAGTACTTTTGTCCATATTAGTCTGCCATTTTCTTCCACTCGTATTAAAGGGCTGATATATCTTATATGACACGAATCCTTCTTTTCTTTCCACATAAGCGTACGCATATTTATCGCACGGAAACGGCCATAAAATGCCGTTCTTTTCAATGAAAACATGCGAGATAGGGTACACTTCCATTCGTGTAAGAAAGTCCAAATTAACGCCAAAAGAAGCCCAATAATCGAGATCGTAAGACTCCCATCGTCTTACTTTGATACGGAATTCTCTCCGATCGTTTCTGACGATGGTTGTCATACGTTCGTCTTCAAAATAATGCTTGGTGTCTGGAGATGAAAAATCGTCTCGTATGACTTGCCAGATATTGTCAACATCAACTTCTTTCAATCGTGCTATCGCCTCAAGAAGCGTTCCTTTTTCTCCAGAAGCAAAATCATTGAATCGTATATTCCCTGATTGTGTCTTATAGAAACTAAAGGATGGCTTCCTGTCAGTACGGAATGGTGATTTTATCACGCATGGTACTTGATAGACATCGAAATAGTATGCTAACAGCATCTCGTTAGTTATATCATCTTGAGTTTTTTTCTTCTCCTTGCCAAACATTAGTCAAATGGGAGGTCGTCAAGAGGATTGAAAGAAGATGCGCTAGGTGAGGAGATAGCCGGATCAACAGGTTTTGATAAATCATCCGGCTTCACAGATGTTGCTTCTACGAGCGGACCAAAAGTAAAGACAGTATTCGGATATCTCCCATTAGCCTGCGCTTCACGCACAGATTTCTCTATGTTAGTCGTTTTCTTCTGGAAAACAGTCATGAAATCACCGTCATAAATGGTGTTATACTGACGACCGTCATTGCTTGTCTGAACGCCGAGAACAACTTTAACCTTGTTGTCCTTGACATCCTCAAGATAAGAGCGGACAGGAGAGAAATCGCCATTCAGGATCTTCTTCATGTCTTCCTTAGGAATCTCCTTCTTGCAGTTTTCTGCATCTTCTCGTTTGTTAGTAACCCAACACTTGCCGTCTGGATCCCATACATCGATGCTAGGAGTAGCCCTGACAGCAGAGATGAACTTCACAAGACGCTCTTCGCCACGCAAGACAGCGTGATAGTTGTTTGTAAGCTTAGCTGGCCCATTGGAGTAGACTGGAATCTTCTTCTCTTTGAATTCATCTTCTGTCACCCATGCCGTACGGCCGAATTCATCAATCACTTGAACCTTGGGGTTCGTCGTATCAGAACTCTTGATAACCTTATTGGTAATGGAGATAGTAAGAAAATGCAAATCAGAATATCCCATATTATCAGAGGCTTCGAATTTAAGCAGGAAGGAAACCCTGCTCATCTTCGACTTCACTCCATCATATTCCACTTCTTGTGTATAAGTGGGCTCGTTTGTATAAACTTCACGACCAAAAGCGTCATTGATTTCTTTCATCGTCGGATTGATGCCAACGACCTTAGCGATACCGATTCCTGTGTACCGCGTGAAGACTGGTTTTGCTGAACTTGTGCCAAATGCCATATCTATTCTGCATTATGATAATCGTCGATGGCCTTGATGACCGCACCGAGATCGTTAGGAATGAAAGATTCCTCAAACATACCGTCCGGAGATTTGGCCGGGACAACGACTCCATCCACCTTTTGTCTCTTCGTATAGAAGCCATAGGTGATATGGCCGTCCGCATCGAACTCGCTGCTTGAGAACAGAGCGACTTCAACGACTTCGAGTGGATTATAAGACTGGTCAACCATCTTACCGACAGTTGCAATCTTGTATTCCACAATATCGCCACCATCAACGACATCTTCAGAGTGGAACATAAGGAAGATATTCAAATCAGGTCTTGTATGCTCACAAGCAACAATCACTTGTTGCATATGAGTACCAATGTCATTGAACTTCTCATATCCACGCTCTTTAGAACGAGCAAAGAACTCCTTCCGCATCACGAATGAGATATCGTCGATAACGATGTTCTTGATGTGAGGAGCCTTCTCGCTGATATTATTGACAACGGCGATAATTCGATCATAGGTGTCGACCGCGAAGAGATTCTTGTTCTCCGCGTTGTACATCTTGTCACTGCCCTTGAATGGCAGGCGCTTATTCAGCAGGTTGAGAATAACCGTTTCTCGAGGGTCTAATGTTTTTATGCTGGTAGACTTGCCAGTACCGGATTTACCGATGATAGCTACTACATTTCCCACGTTTGTTGCGTATAAGGGGGAGGCGTATAGCCATAAGCCTATAATCTACGAATCGCCCTATCGCGAATCATAGCATAGACTTTTTCCATCCCCGCCAGATCGTCCGGGGGTGGCATTTCAGTGAAGAAATTCACTGCTCCGTCGAAATAAAGGGCAACTATCCCGTTGCTTTCACCGTCACGGTTAATCACACATTCGAGAAATCTAATGCTACCCTTTAGTCTTGCAATATCATAGCCAAAATACTCTTTCAGCTCGTGGGCATAAGGATTGGTTACGCCCAGCATGACATTACACAATATGTTATCGTAAAAGCTCTTTATCCTTTACTTCTGCATATTACTATGCAGTTCAGACTATATCTTCGCATCACTGCGCTGGGATTTCGTGGGTGAATTATATTCTCATTTGAGTTTCATCACCTAGTCGTTTGGCCTTCTCTAACCATTTAAATCAGAGCTTGGCAAAGGATTGTCCTTTTCAGGAGTTCCCCTTTTTAACCCAGTTTTACAAGGACTGCTATGAAGTTTGTATTGCATACTGTCTATAACATACTCTTTTATTAAATCGGTAAACAAATCAGCACTTTTAGCCATAATATATAAACGACCATCACCAAATACAGAAGTTTCTAAATTGAATTTTAACAGCAAGAATGCTCTAAATTCATTTATCTCATCTCTATCAAAGCACATAGTCGCTATGGTATAGCCATTCTCTGTTTTATTTCCATCATCCATATACAATATGGCCAATGAAAGACGAGAGAAATAATTGTTTACTAATTCCATTGGAATATGTTTTTTCCCGTCCTTATAGAACTCTTCATAGATTGGATTAAAGTTTGGATTTGCACCAACTCTACACCAATAGGTGTCATACAATTTCCCATTACGCTTATCTGGAACTTTTCTTTTAGAATATGAAAATTTTGCGCCTAAATCTTCAAGAAGTTTCGTTTTGTAGAAGCAGTAGTCCTTTTGTTTAGGACCATGTCCAATACAGAACGAAGCATTCTTCCCGGTTCGTCGCATATTTCCATCGCCAAGTAAAGATCCAATTATTACTTCCATTTCCACATTAGTTAATTCTCTTGCTTTTGCAGTGCGAAGAGAGTCTCTAATGTATCCATGCTTTTTGCGAAACTGAAATATCGTAGCGTGGTTTAAACCTAATATTTTTGCGATCTTATAATCGCTTAATCCGTCGTTGAAAAGCCTTTCGAACAGTTCTAAATTTTCTTTTATTTTTGAATGTACCATAACTTATAAAATTATGGTGCAAATATAAGAAAACTTTTTAAATAAACAAACACAATTACAAACATTGTTATTAATCCTTCGCAAGATATTTACTGTCTGCTAAACCTGCAACGCTTGGCCTGATCTTGTTGAACTTGAAAGCCTCAAGACTCTGAGTCTCCTGAGATTGCTGCTGTATGATAACAGGGATATAATTATACCGATTTCTCAGTCTCATCATATACTCTGAAAGCATATTCATACACTCTCGTAAGGTTTTACCCTGTTCGGTGTCTATAAGACTTATATGGTCAACAATGATCATCACATACTCGTTGGAATCAGCTGGTTCATAATAGTCGAAGACTTCTCTTTCGTCTACTACTACGCCATGTCTATCCGTTATGGTGACTTTCTTCTTGTGTTCCGTCCCGTTGTTATCCGCGTACTTCTTGGCCGAATACATAATACCCGTAGGGTTTCGGTCCGGCAGGAATGTAACATGATCTTCATAGAAATTCAGTATCGATTGATACGTATCGCTCTTTAACAATTCGAGCACTTCCGGTTCAATCGGATCGTCCTCTTTTGTAGAGCGCAATTCCGTAGGAGATCTGCGGATAACACCGTGAGACAACACATAAAGCAAGTAACACATAAAGCGAGTTGTGATTGCCTCTTGCGTCTCTTCAAGCGGGTAATACAGAATTCTTAGCCTAACTTTATCCTGATGTTTATAAGCATAGAAAATACTATTATACAGGAATAAGTAGTTCATAATCTGCGACTTACCTCGTACCACTATGGTTTTCACCACCAGTATCTTCATTAACGATTTCTCGTTCACCGGGTCATTAGCCTAGTACGGGAATTAAACCCATCATACTGTTTGTAGTCTGGACTATGTCTTCATCCCAGTAAGATGCTCCTGTATTTAGTCTCTTGGGCTGAGTCATTAGCTCTTCGCCTCGTCAAGTTAGCATGCGTTTCCGTTTAGCCTTCGACGATATCCAGGAGTTATAATATGATTAATTACTTAATCACACGGCAGATACGATGTTATATAATATTTTCTCTTAAATTTGTGTTTTCCAGTAGTATATTGTCTAAGTGTCTTTATTGTAACATTGAAATATTTCGCGGCTTCTTCCATTCCGTAAAATTTCAGCGTTTCATCATCACTAGTGAATACAAATACTTTTCTTGGCACTGCATGCTCGCCTTTTGCTTTTTTGAATGGAGCAACGATGTCTTGTTTTTCGGAAAAGAATTTATACCCGCAAGTTTGTGTATATTCGCCTTTTATTACTCTTTGCACACACGAATAGTCTATTCTAAGAGCTAAACAAGCACTACGAATTGAGTCCCAATATCCGACAAATTCCCCGTTTTTATTGTATACAAAAATTGGTTTATTGTGCGTCTTGGGAATACTTCCGTTTTTTATGCCAGTAATTCTTGATATAGACATATTTTTTCTCATGTTTTCTGAAATAAATCCAGCAGAATCAGCACGTGGAGCGATATTGTATTCTGGAGATAATGTATCAATAAAAAATTGTTCTCTTTCATACAATTTATTTATTTCACAATACTCCAAAACCGCATAATCGAAATTTGATTCTGTGTATTTATCCCATGCGTTTTGCAAATGAGAATTTTCGTGTTTACCCGTTCTAAGTAATGATCGATGCTTCAATAATCTACTATAGATATTTTTACTGCTTCCAACATAGCGGTGATTGTTCAACTTGTTTAGTATTACATATACACCGCTTCTTTTAAGATTTTGTTTTATACTCTGCATAATTAAATAATTTTTGCAAATATACAAAATATTATTTAATTACAACACGCATTTAACAAGAAATTAATAACACCTTTACTTTTGCCTTAGTTGCTGCAGATACGAGATAGTATTTACCTTGTTCTATCCCGACGAAGTTGTTTGAAAATCTCTTGAATGGCGACGGTATGCAGTTTATTTGACCGCTTTCTAATCTTTCCCTTCGCTCTTCAAGTGCGTCAATTACCCTGTCTACCAGTGAACCCATTAGACAAGAGTCGCGAAATCTGTGCCTTCCGATGGCTTACCTGCATCTTCATTCTCTATGAAATTAGCCAAGTCCGAATAGGAATCGATATAACCGTGTCCTTCGTCGTTATACTTGGTTTCATCCTTCCAGATAAAATACTTCAGGATTCTCATATAGTCGTACTGGCCGTTAAACGACTCGACATATCGCTTGGTTGCATCAAGGATTTTATCTACCCGGTATTGAGGATATCTCTCTTGGAATTTCCTCAACCGGCGAGATATATCATTGATGTTACCGCGCCATGACTGCCTAGTGCCCGGCTTCAAGCCGGTAGGGAACATCGCAATCATTTTACGAGCCAGCGTTTCTATAACCTCATCTTGCGAGGAGGTCGGTGCACAGCGTTGAATGGCATCTTCTAACTCGTGAAGGACACCTTCAGGCAGATAGTACGAGCCGTTCATATTCGCGTTCTTCTCGATAAGTCCTTTTTCAAGAAGCCTTTCAAACAGTAAATTTAGATTCGAACAGTGCTTAATCAAGAGCATTGCAAGGACATCTTCAAGGAAGAGCCCATCTCTTGAAAGCTGCCGCGAATCAAGATGATAAATCATGCGTTAAGATGGTGAGAGAATTATCCTCAATGCCTTTAACGGCCATGAGGACATTAGACTCATCAATGGTTTTCGGCGTGACAAAAGTAATGATATTCAGATCACCCTTTGCTTTTGCGTGGATGTCCAAAATCAGACTCCTGTCATACTTGTTGGAACCGAATAGCAAGACGTTATCGCAGTCCTTCAGAATCTCTACTGTTGGCTCATACGAACGATCTTCAATACACAGCGTTGAGTATTTCTTTTTAAGGAAACTATCAATCGCGAATCCTAATGTCTGGTCTCCGAATCTTCTCTTCAGATACCAGTTAGTGTACTGTCTAAGAAAATCGCTTTGTTTGATGTCACAGAAAATAATATTCTTCTGGTCTCTCATTGATACTTGCATGGCATCCAATAACTTGCTGTTAGTCAAGTTCTGTCTGTCAAGCGAGAACAATAAGCTGTTTAACTGCGAAGATAGGAATCCCATTGCTTTCCCCTTGTCGGCAGACGGGTCGAACGTCATCGCCGTAGATAATAGATTCATCGCCTTGTAAAGCTCGTCTATACACCTTGGAATAGGAGCGAACGCTGAGATTTCCCTGTCTTTAAACTCAAATATGTCTTCAGCAAAGATGCCGATATCGATGCAGGAAGTCAAGGCAAAATGCTTTCCATTTGGAGAGTAAGAAATCGAATGAATCGTCTTGTCGTGCAACATGTCATTCTTTATGATATGAAGAACATGCTGCGGAGCCTTGATTGGTTTATTCTCTAACTTACTTTCCAAGGTAGCTTTTAACCTTGAAGCAAACACTAATTCGATGTCGGTTATTCTTGGATCTATCCTTGTTTTGTAAGATTCTCCTATCGTTTCGCTGATTCCAATGAAGTTTATCGCTGGATTTGTGGTTTTCACTCTTGAAATCCAAGTCGATATAACTGCCGATTGATAAACCATCCAGACATCGTCAAGAATAACGTTGTCATAGAAACGAGTGGAGATATCATACGCGTCAGGATTCATTCCGTATCCATTCAAGAAATGGAACTCTCGGAATATAGAATCAAGTGTTCTCTTTGGGACGTTGTCTGGTGTGCTGTTTGCAGACACGATTGACAATCGCCAAGACTGTTGAGTTTCGTTGTTCCGCGTGATTATAAGCGTGTTACCACTGATGTAGTCTAAGAGGGTCTGATGGATATATAACCGACCGTAACCCTCAGAAGATACAACTGTGATGTTCATGACTTACAACCGAAAAGCCTATAGATTAAACTTTTGATCCACGACATTTCATGTTTGGTGTCGTCGTCGACCTTGTGCATCTGAGGCTTCTCGTCAACAGGCACTGTAGCATCGTCGACCTGATGCTGTTTAGCCTGTTTGTAAAGCATGTACTCACACGCCGAGAAAGTGCGGCCGCAACCATTCTCTGCGCTGTTGATGAATGCCCTGATACCTTTGGAATAGCCATGAGTGGCTACGGAGTTGCTCAAGGCTGCAATCTCCTGTTCAGACCATTTTTTCATATGAAAACTAGTTTGGAGTTGTTTGTTGAAACACCAGGATTCGAACCTGGACTGAGGGAACCAAAATCCCTAGTGCTGCCATTACACCATGCTTCAATTTTGCAGTGTAAACAGCGCTTCGTGAAGTACCGGGCTTCATTCACTGCAAGCATCATCCATAAATGCTTCGAGAGTTGCACTGTTCTTGTGCGAGCCCTACAGCGTCTCACACTATATCCGTTGATGCTATGCGCTGAGAGATAAGTCGATGACCTGTGTGTCAGCAACACCCCGGAATATCTCAATGAGCGATTACTCGCTCGTAACATTGTCTTAAAAAAGAAGCCACTCTCTTGCATCACTGCGAAAGAGTGGCCGAAACCAACTAAACAAGAAAGTCAAGAATGAAAGTTAAATGCTTTGTCGGGGTGATACGACTCGAACGTACGACCCTCTGGTCCCAAACCAGATGCGCTACCAACTGCGCTACACCCCGTGACCGCTTGTCTATTGAGGCTTGTTCCCTTTTTCGTAATCGTTGGCTTTACGGAGAGCATCGATGCCCATACGCAATGCTTCGATTACATTTGGTCCATAGAATGAAGATCTACTCATCTGAACGAGTATCCAAAGTGCGTTTTCTTTTGACATCTTTGCCATAGTACAGCCAATTTGCGCGTTAATTCCAGCCGAATGCGAGATCGTTAACGACAACAGCAATCTTGAAGATCAGCTTGTCATCAGACAGTTCTTCCATTTTCTTATCCATCTCGATGATAGATTTTACTCCCTGCTCGGAAGCAGAAACCGTAGGGAAGCTGAAGTTATGTCTTTCGGCGTTATAACGTCTAGTTATTTCCTTGAGCCGTTTCTCGTCCATATCTTAGTCAAGTCCGCACTCCCAATTGGGAATATCCATAGAAAACGAAACTCCGCTGAGCTCAGTAATAGGATTGGGATGTAATACATAATACTTTCCCATTTCCAGTTGAGCATAAGTACTACCGCCAGTATTCACAGAGTCGGCACAAAGAATAAATTCGGTCTCCTTGTTAGCGCCAGTTTTTGGCATTACCATAATCTCGACTCGATCAGCTCCGCTAAAGTATCCGTTGATAAAGAATACTCCATAGTGGTCGGAATAGACAAAATCTGAGTTCTGGAATGTAATATACGAACCAGACTTTCCTTTCACAGCGACTTGATATACTTCCGAGAGATCGATAACGATGGCAGCAGAACGAACTTCAATCGGGATGGCATACTCTTGAGTTCCGTATTCGATAGTCACATATGATTGCGTATAGAAACTCGGAGATTTACCAATCGTGTATTTTCCAGATGTCGATCCTGTTTGCGTAATCGAATTGTAACCAGTCACCTTGAATGTGCCGATAGGAACTGTATAAGTCCTCCCGAACTCCATCTTGATGAATTGGTTCGCTTCTTCGTTCGTGTAAAGATCAACTGCGAATGGAGTGTATGTCGACTCAATGAGATCTAGTATCTCGCTATGGTTAGTCGCTCTTGTCATACTACCCGTCTCTACGAGAGTGGGCTTGAAGGTCACCTCTTGTGTCAGAGGAGTCCTTGCACATGCCAGCAGTGCTAGCGCGGAGAGAAATAATACTATTTTCTTCATAAGCAGAAAAATGATTGTCGAGTAAAGGGGGTCTCCGGAATGCAAGCATCTCATATCAAACGGCACCAGTGTTTTCACTGGCAGGGTTAAACAATCAATGTGACCCCCATAAATGTGAAAGAGCATCTCTGTTTCTTTGCGTACAGAGTTAACGCTGGAGCCACTTGCCGGGATCGAACCGACGACCTTGAGATTACAAATCACACGCTCTACCAGCTGAGCTAAAGTGGCAAATGCTGTTTAACGCACAGCTGCGGCCGATGAACGAATATGTTAAACAACCTACTAACACCAAAACGACTCAGGATATGGACAGTGAAAACCACACCGGCATGGTTTATATTTCTAATTACCGCAGTAATCAATCTGATTGTAATTCACGCACTGGTTATCGACATACGCTGGTGCTATCTCCGTTAGTACAGAATCGTCATCGTTCATCCAGTTGTGATACTTGTGGCAGGTATTCTTGAGAGGACAGTTCGTACCTTCACAAGAAAGAAAATCTCTTCTTTTCATATGGCTTTTGTTTTTAGTTTTGCGGGAATAGTAGGGCACGATCCTACAACCTATTGGTTAACAGCCAATTGCTCTACCGATTGAGCTATATTCCCGAATTTGTGGAGAATAGGAGATTCGAACTCCTGACCCTAACATTGCAAATGTTATGCTCTACCAGCTGAGCTAATCCCCCAAGTATGCAAGCGATATTTTGTGCCTTTGAAATGTCCTATATTATGAGAAAATGGTTGTTTTCTACGTTCGTTATCGCCTGCATATGTGGTTAAGTCGGGATTCGAACCCGAAAAGACACATTTCTCGGGTGTCCGTACTCCGTAGGAGCTCTCGCCGTGCATCCCTTCGCGTCGCTTAACCATTTTGCGGTGAGTGAGAGATTCGAACTCCCGGTACCTTACAGTACGATTGCTTTCAAGGCAATTGCCATCGACCGCTCGGCCAACTCACCCAATATCTATTGTAGTCATATTTTTACTTCTTATTCGAAGATCAGTTATCTGCCTTCTAAGCTCTCGTATTTCATCCTGATTCTCTTTGATCCGTTCAAGAAGTAATTCGATTCGAACTGAAAGATCGTCGCTCTCCCGCAATTCTTTTGCTTTTGCGAGATACCACTGCTCTTTATCAAGATCCTGCTGTGTGGGATTATCTTTCTTCGTACCCATTCTCATGCGATACTTTAAAGCTGTCATCTCACACCAGTCAGCGGTCTTCCTATCTCCGTAGATTCTCCTGAACATCTCTATCACTTCTACGGAGTAATTGTTGTAGTGACGAGGATGATTGACTTGTTCTTCCATCTTCAAATCTCTTTTTCTGTGTGGTCCCGGTCAGGCTCGAACTGACGATCACGCGCCTTAAAAGGGCGGTGCTTTACCAACTCAGCTACAGGACCAAAAGCCATCATTAGTGCGCTCCTATGGAATTACCCAATGGTCTGTCTCCCGCAGTAGCCTTCTGCATTTGACCGCCCGCGGCTTTTAACTTTAGGGATCAAGGGTTCACATGATGGCGACCTACTGCAACCCTTTTTTCGGTATATGCGCGGCACTACCCCCAAAAACCGCGCGAATATTATTTCTTCTGTCCCTTGTTCTTCATCTCTTGGACCATCTCTTCTATTTTGTCGATCAGGTCCATCGAAGACTCGAACCCGGGATATCCCGTTTCGTCGATTTTTTTCTCGTACTCGTCGTGGAGGGTTTCGAGCTTCGAGATAAGACGATTAGCATTAATTAATACGCTCATTGTGTTATAGCTCGTTAAGTTTATCAATCAAATCTTCAAGGACAACGATTGCAGGATAGAAGTAATCATCTCCTGTATTTTTACGTTTCTCTAACTCTCTTTCCGTCCACTCAATTAGTTTGTCTTTGCGAATATATTCAATGCCATTTCCAACTATGTCTTCTTTATACCAATGGCGGTGAAATTTGTCTGGAAAAGAAAGACTTTTCTCAAGATATATTTTATCAGGTGCTTCCATGTCAAAGTTTCTTGAGTTGTTCGTAGAGTGATTTTAGAACTCTTGCGGGCTCATATCCACTTATCGATTCGTTGTGTTTTCTTATTGCCGCATCAACTGCGGCACATAAACAATTCATCTGCTCCTCGCTGGGTTTCCAAGAAGGACGGAGGGATTTGAGCCAATTAGAAACCGACAAATAACCTCGGTCATAAGTGCAAGAAATAGCAACTTGAAGAAATTTTTTATCCTCCTCGCTCCACTCTGCTGACTTCATCTGTGCAAGACAATCCTGTGCGGTTTCTTTGATAATAGTGACAGAAACATTTTCAATCCCAGCAGCAAGGAATCCACGATGGATTGCCCGTTCAAGGTCATTCAGTCTAGAGTAATCTTGCTTCTCTGTGGGCTTCTGCTTTACAAGTCTATATTCGTCTTCATGCTTTATAGGAAGACTCAGATACGCATTACCATCATCAGACCTACAAGAATAGCTGTTATTCCATATATCTACAACCCGCACTGGTGTAAAATGACCATTTGGTGTAATTGGTTCGATAACATCTCCTTTTCTAAATTTTGGATAAACATATTTGATTTCAGGCTTTTGCTCTTTCTGCTTTTCATCTGGCCATTCAAGTTCTTGTCTTGCCTGTTCTTGCATAATTCCAAACTGACGACCGTTCTCAAAGGCATTTTCTTGCTTTTCAAGGTAGGCAAGAATATTTCTAATTGGTGTCCCGGCAAATGTATTAATTTCGCGTTTCACCATTAGAAAATTGAATCCTTTTATCATAGCAGACCGAATTATCTCATCGCTGCTCTCACAGAGTTCAGGAATCAGCATCCCGAGAGCTGTTTTCATAACACTATCGTGAGAATATTGCGTTTTCACAATTTCTATTGCTTCTTCTCGTGTCATATACTGGTCAATTAGAAGTTTAACAATCGGTAGGGAGTCTGGGGCTTGAACCCAGGACCTTTACCTTATAAGGGTACTGCTCTAACCGGCTGAGCTAACTCCCTATTCAGCTTTAAAGCCGTTCGAATTCGTCTATCGCTGTCTGCAGTTTCTTGGTAATCAGGTCGATTAGTTCATCTCCCTTTATGATAAACGAAACTGAGTGATCACAGCCACTACCAACAGTAGAAGCGCGAATGTGAAAGTCCGTTGTTGGAATGTCCTTTAAGTTTCGAAGGACATCTCTCCAATATCGAATTTCACTATGCGCAGCGTTTATTTTCTGGAATTTCTTTTCTGTCATAACCTCCTGATTTTAAGATTGCTAGACATTAATTAAGACGGTAATTGCCAATTCGCTTCGATGGGCCAACGTCTGTTCATGAATGCAATAACAGATTGCGTCATCGCTTCAAGTAACTGATCGTCTACCTCCCTGTCGAGATGAATGATGATGAGACTTTCCTTTTTCTTAGCTTCTCCGGACATAATCGATATCGTCAATCACAGGATCTGGCTCTTCAGCATATTCACACTGAGAGTATGAGGCTTTCAAAGCCTTCCTTAATTCTCGTCTTGACTTAATCCTGTCGATCCAGAGGTCAATCGCGCGGAGTAATTTGTTAGTTACCACTCTGCTCATTTCTTTCCGATTTTTTGTTCGAGTTTACTGCGAATCTTCAAGTAGTCTGGCAAGGACAACACACCGTTGTGGTATGACATTCTTGCCATCTTGAGTGCATTTTCGGGGCTGACACGAATTTCTTCAATGTAACCCCAGTAGGCAGTGAAATGAATCATGACATAAGTATTCCCTGTTGGACTTCAATGCCGTTGATGTCTTTCGACTCGCCGAGCGGTTCTACTTCAGGCTTTTTCACTGGCGTCTTGATTTCTTTGTGCTTATGCCGAGGAGTAGGAGCAAGCACGACATAGAGAGACGCGAAGAATAGTGCTGCAAAAGCCAACAAAAGAAGCACTACTAAGGCTGCAATGAATTTCATCTCTTCTTTGTGTTAATAAGTTGAACTTTGTACCTCGGGCGGGAATCGAACCCGCACGGCCGTTTCTGGCCAGTGGATTTTAAGTCCACTATGTCTACCATTTCATCACCAAGGCAAGAAAAGAGTGGCTTCGAGCGGTTTTATCTCTACTTTATACTGTCTCACATATTCCCTACGGGCCCAGTTATTGACAGCAAGCCGGTATCAAGCTTCACTCTTAGAGCTAATCGTCTACGATAATCTTGTCGAGAACCTCAAGTAACGCATTCACGTAGATAGGATTCAACTTATTGTCGAAGACGATGTATTTTTTAGGAACAAGCCTCTCGTTCCAACCAGCACCCGGATTGACGAGCGTATACTTTATAGGCGCCAAGACGATTTTCGAAAGGTCGAAACCTTCTTTTTCGTCCAGCGTCTTCAAGAAACGAGAAACGGTCTCCTTGCTGAGTTTCGTGAATGTGTGAGGAACTTTCCACTTGAATTCCTCCACCACCTTTACGGCGCTATCCATGTCGATGATGTAAGACTCGAGTTTATCTCCCGGCATGAAGAACTGCGCATTCTGATAGTTATGCGACAGCGTCATACGCGGACGAGGATTGTCGAAGTCTATGTCGATGGTCGGATAGAAGTCGTGAAGATACTCCGGGAGGTGATTCTCAGTCAAGAAACGAAGCGAATCGCCAATACGATAGCTTGGCACACTGTGTCTCTCCGGTTCTTCAATGAGCATCGTGAGCGGATTGCTATAAGTGTAATAAGCTCTATCACCCGGACAGAGGATAACACACCTATAGTTTCTCAAAAAATCACGAACATTGAGATCTTTGAGGAATAAATTCATACTAACTAAAGAATAATGAGTAAATGATAACTATCGCAACAATGAGTGCGAACAGGAAGGCAAGGACATCAGTCAACAAATCATTTCTTTCCATATCGAAACGACATTGCTTGAATTTCATTCGTAATACGGCCGCGGAGATAGATTGTCGTAGACTTGAAGTCGCTGAAGCGGGTTCTAACAATACCCTTGAAGCTCAACATAGTAACGCCAGACTTGTTCTTAAACTCGTCTACGCACATGTTGATATGCTCAAAGCGTATGTTTCGCCCCTTCAGCGACTCCGTGATGTTCTTCGGCTTGTTCATGTAGATACAAACTTCGCCAGTCTTCTCATCGTACCGGCAGCCGCGCTCGAAGGTCATCGCTTGAAAATCGTTAGTAAATCGATATTCTTGGTCTGTTTCGAGCCTTTCTTCTGTCTGATACTGTATTTGTAGTCGCCAGTATCAACATGACGCCATTTCACCAGCTGCAGAGTGATCTCACCAGCGAGATATTTCTCAGCAGATCCTGGAGAAACAGTCACCTTGCCAATCTGATCGAATTCAAACCAGTATTTGACATTGCCGGACGAAGTGGTGCCCTTTTCCATCTTGACACCAGAAGGAAGGTCTACACATTGTTGTTCGACCCATTTGCTTTCCTTGGCGCTCACACAGGCGCACATCAGGATAGCGAGGAGGATGGTTGTAAGTCTTTTCATCGTACTGATTTTAAAAAGGGGCACTATAAGGGCTGAAGCCCTCACAATGCCCCGAAACCAACACAAAAACCGAGAAGAACTAACAAGTCGTGATGTGAGTGTCGATGACCCCGTCGTGAAATTCAATCACGATTCTCGTGACTGTACGACCATTGAGGCGGAATCTTCCACCCAAGCCAGAAGATTGGAGAACTTCCGTTCTTTCCTCCTTGGCGACACCACGCTTAGTGCGACCAACGAATGTCATGAGCGTAATGATATCCTTTACAGTACCAATATTGCTCAAATCAACATCGTTGGGAGTAGTAACCTTGTGGTAGAGTTGATGCTTCTTATCGTCCAGAATGAACAATCTCGGGAAGTCGAAAGGATGTCTCTTGGACTTACTGAATTTGCTCGTAAGGGCGATTTTAAGCAACTGAGCGGCCCTGTTGTTCAAATGCAGGTCTTCCGCATAACAGGACTGCCCGAGCTTCACGCGATGACAGAAGATGGCAATAGCATTGCTGATCTCTTTCAGATTGAAAGTCTTCATGACATCCTCCGGATTAGCTCGTGGTAGACACATTCGAACATCGTCTCGAAGTCAGGATATTCATCCTCCCTGTCGACAAATGCAACGAGATTCATCTCCACGTACGTGTCGAGAAGCTTCTTGTTGTCCATGTTGGAGGCGTTACGCTGGTATTTCGCCAGTTTTGCGCCATCAATAACCTCATCGGCATGGACTACCTGCTTGCTGACGCCATTGTCATCAGCAATAATGAAGTTACCGTTAGAGTCTTTGATCAGTTTCATCTTGCTCTCTGTTATTGGTTTCTGTTTCGTCACGGTAAGATGTGTCCATCTCATACCGAAGTATGGAATAGACGCACCACGCCATGACTACAATGAAAATCAACGCTACGACTGTGCGCAATACGCTGTTATTCGCTATCAAATCCATATCTCTCAGGCCATTTACGAACTTCGGGGATAGGATCTTCGTCGAGAAACAACAACTTTATGTCATCCACAGCCTCCGCTTTAAGCTCACCGCAATAAAGGGTTGCATATGGCTGACAATAAGCCGTTTTCTTGTTGTATCTGTCCAGATACTCCTGCAGCTGACTTGGAGTGCATTCCAACACACCAATCACTTCATCGATTTGAACAGCGTCACCAAAGCCGCCATCCTCATCGTAGATATGATGGATAATGAATTGCATCACCAACGGCCCTTGACGATCTGACCACCGACATACAGTTTGTTGTCGGAATACATGAAGTTGCCGTCCGTCGTGGAGAAGCAAATGTGGTTATCCAGACCGAAGCCGTTCTTCAAAAGACGACGACGAAGATACAGGATGTCCAGATCGCTCAACGGAACACAGCACGTCCAATTTGCCAGACGCGCAGACCTGTAGGGGTACACCACATGGATGACCCCTACAATCTCTACGTGCTTTTCCATAGGTTATCTGTTTTGAGGAGTTTCACCTTCTTTCGACCACTTCATCCACTCGTCGATACTGATCCAGCTGCTACCCGTGTAATGCCACTCACCGCGGAAATTGAATTCCTCGGACTGATTGTCGGAGTAGTTGCGGTAGTTGAACTCACGAGTGTTGGAGTAACGGTCAGCCTCTTCCTGAGTGCGGAAGTAACGAACAGTCGAGCTTGGATACTCGTAGTTCCCCTGGCGCTCGAGGAACTTCACCTCAGTGAGAGTGTAAGTGACACCACCGTGAATAACAGTAGTAGGAACTTTGGCAAGAGCCTCTTCGCGAGAGGAAATACCAAGCAGCCACTCCGTAGCAAGAGCAGCATCGAAGCCAGACATCGTCAACTCCCTGACGATGTCGAGAATACCCTTACGCTCTAAGTCGTTGTGGGTAAGCGCGAATTCAATGATTTTGTCCATACGCTTTTTGTGTTAAAGGTTTGGTTGCGGAGGTAGGATTCGAACCTACGACCTTCAGCTTATGAGGCTGACAAGCTACCACTGCTCTACTCCGCAATGTTGGGGACTTTTTACCTGTCCCCATAGGTGGCTTCGCAGTCATACCGACATCCGTCAGCGTTTACTGCATATTAAGAGGTCTCTCAGTGACCCCCATAACTGCCTGCAGTTCCCAGCAGGTAGGGCGTTGCCTAGCTAATCACAACGGTAAGCATTTATCGCGCCCATTATAGGTATGCTATTTGCCTGTTTCACTCCAAGGTGGCTTGTCTTTTAAACCCCATGGTCGGCAACTTCGACCTATACAACACAGTTAATATAACTATGGATAGACCTACTTGGCGGACGGGATACCATTCTTTGTATAGCACAGACTACTACCTCCAATCCCCGAAAACATAATTTTATTGCCCTCATATTCTAATATTAAGTAATAATTAGGTAATAAATAATGTTGGGAAATGGGGTTGCCGACCAGCAGAATAGCCTCCAAACTCATTGATTACCAAAGAGTTACGCTGCCATATCATCCCTAAATAGGCGGTTGTGGTATTTTGAGAAACGAACTATACATTCTAATTGTTGTTAACAATGAACTTAAAGTTGTATCAACCGTGACAAAGGAGAGATAGGCAGATTGGAGTTGAACACTTATACCTTATATATTATATATATATTATATTAAAGGTATAGATGTTCGTTCTAAGCTGCCGGACTGCCGTTTACTGACGGGCCCCCCGTGGTGTTGGGGAGCCCGCAGTGCTGTCGGTCCAGCCGATTACTCGGTCTTTGCGAGGGCGAGGACGGAGGCGTCAACGGCTGTCTCGTCGATGCAGGTGGGCTTGACGGCGCCGATGGTACCGCCGAAGTCGTGGCCTTCTTCGATGAGGTACTGCCCGTTGAGGACCTGGCCGTTCTGCGACATATTCGCGACGACGAGGGTTTTCGGGTCGAGCCACTGGCCTGGCGTGAGGGAGGAGTCGCTCCGCAACTTGATGAAGATGTAGGAGCCACTGGCCTTGCCGTCAGGACCTGCGAGGAAGCCGACGACTCGCTTCTGGGCGTAGAGTTCGCCACGACGGTTGGTCGTGACATTCTCATCGACCTGTGCGGCGAGGATGGCGATGTGCCGTCCCATTGCGTCGACGGCTTCGCTCTTGATGGCGTAGTTCGACGGGACATAGGCACTGCCGTAGATTCGGTCGGCATTGGCGTTGGGCGTGAGGCTGGACTGTCCGGACTTGGCGTTCCGGATACGCTGTAACATCGTAGACATAGTTTGCTGTCGTTTAGATGTTGATGCCACACGGTTTACGCGTACGGTGGCGAAAGACGCTTGCGATATATTGGCCGAAGACGACTGCTCGTCGACGGCGGGGGTATCGCACCCTTTTAGGGCTCACCGGTGGGGGTGCTGACGGGTATTTCCCAAACACACGAACATCAAGAATTTTTGAAAATTTAGAAAAAAATATTTTTATCCTCCACTCACACGAATCGTGATGATTTCGAAAATTTTGGAGAAAAAAATTTAAAAATTATTTTTTTTATAATTATTTGTAATTTTCAGTGAAATTATTTGGAAATGTCAAAAATTTTGCTTATCTTTGCATCGTTAAAATATTTAGTGGTATCGTATATTAGTACTATGCGATTGTCAGCCTGATATCATCTGATTATAAGGATATAGCGTCAGGTTCTCACATGGGCGAATAGTTTAACCCGTGGCCAAAACGGTCCATAGATATAGGGGAATTTAGCTGGCCAAGTACTATGAGAAAAGGCAGAGGTAAACAGCTGTTCGGGAGTGATGTAACGCGGTTTCCTGAAGATTTATGGATAGACCTGCCGGAGACGGTAAGGTGGACGGGGCAAAACCCGCCTAGGATATATTGTATCCAGAGGTGAAGTTGGAGGTTTTGTTTTAGTTGTCCTAATGAATGAAATATAATACAAGCATATAATATGGAAGAAGACAAGTATTATGATCAGAACGAGCAGTCTGATATGAACATCATACGTCATTTAATAAAGATTGAAGAGTTGTTAGGTGGCGGTAACAGTGAGAATAGCAATGGTAGCGATTAATAAACGATCGAATCGTGATTACGTACGTCATTTAGAGACGATAGAGAAGCTGCTTGAGGAGGGCGGTGGTGGGGGCGGTACTCCCAATGCCGTGAAGTATACTGCCCAGTCGCTTACTTCATCGCAACAGCAGCGAGCGCGCACCAATATAGGTTCTGCTTCTGCCTCGGAATTATCCCAGAAGCAAGACACGTTAGTTTCGGGTACAAACCGACTAAGTTAAATCCCCAAATAGAAGGGGTTTTCTTAGAAAATTTGGTGTAACTTAACTACTTAGAAGGCATATAACTGACTAAGATAATTTATTAAAAAGTAATAGAATAATAAAATCCATTAAAAAATGGAGAAAAAATTTGGATTTGTCGATTTTTTTACTTATCTTTGCATATTGAAACGATAAAACATATCGTTATGGCAAAGATCGGTAGTCGACCTATGAGGGGCGGGCTAACACTCGCCCCTTTTTTATATACTCATATTAATGGGAGAAGCGGCAATAAAAAAGGATTTTGATTATTCTCAAAAAGATGATTTCCTTTCTTATCTTGAAAAGTCCCTACGTGACCCATTCGTTCTTGATTTGAAAGGGTGTAGTTTATTGGAAGTGATAAGGGCGTGTGCTAAAGCAAAGAGTAAGCTTCATCCCCATTATCCTGAGACAATAAACTGTTTGATAAACAACATTTCTCTTCTTGAAGAGGAATATCACGTTAAGTTACAGCCCGTACAGATAACAGATATATTCTGGGGCTATTTCATCGCATTCTGCCAGAATCGCGGACTTAAACTTTCTACTATATCAACTATCTGTTCTCAATTGAAATCTGTATTAAACTGGGCAGTTAAGTACAATGTGACGGTATCTCCAACGTTTATGGATGTTGTTATACCGAAAACGTTCAATAACAAGATTGCTCTTACTGCAGATGAGGTATCGAGAATAACATATTTTGATGTACAGCGATTTTATAGAAACCGAAGAAAGGATTTTAGGGAGACGATGGAACGAGTAAGAGATATGTTCGTACTGTCTTGTAATCTATATCAACGGTATTCTGACATGGTGAGAATCAACAAAGGGTGTTTTGATAGAAATATCTTCAAGATTACACAGCAGAAGACAGGCGGTCTTGCAGTCGTGAATATAGACAGATACGCAATTGACGCAAAGACGACGTATAGACTCCTTGAGAAGTATGATTACGAACCGCCATATACTGCGACAATAGGAAACTACAACCATAAGCTACATCAGTTAATGAAGGATATTGGCTTCTGCGATAATGTCAGATATGAGGAGCGAGTGAATGGTGAACTTATAGTCTATAATAAACCGAAATACGCATTAATATCATCGCATACGGCAAGACGTACGGCTATTACTATTAACGTACTTAGAGGATGTAATATACATGCTATCAAGCGTTGTTCTGGTCATATGGACTTGAAGATATTTGACGAATACGTAAGAGACGAATAATGGGACAATACGTTAAAATATACAAAGGAGAAACACCTCCGATAAGCAGTGGTGTTATATGGCGGCATCATTCAGTAACTGGTGACAGTACATCGCCGATAGTAACACAGATATATGATGGTAGTGATTGGGTTGATGTCGGTCAACAATCGTCTGGGAATGATGACCAAGAGGAGTTGACAACACACGTTCTTGAAATTCTTGATTTTGAAGACGACGGACAAGACGTAGATGATGTTCTGGGAAATCTTGAACTTGATGGAGCGACTCCAACATTGCAGCAATTAAGAGATATAGACATTACGTCTACATGTTTGAAATATTCAGATACAGTACTTGCAATAACACAAAAGACGGTAAGTACGAATCTCGTAAAGATACAATCAGCGTATCATGATTTTAGAGATAAGGCAATCAATGGTTATATAATTACAGTTGATGAAAATTATGTACCTGCGATTTACACTATAACAAACGAAAATAGTATACATGGCATCGAAGAAAAAACAGGGCAATGACAGCTCTAGGGGGCCTCGCCGTCCGTTAGTGACAAAAGCGGGAGTGAAGCACGGTAAGGATTATGGCTGTGGCGGCAAACTTAAGAAGTAAACGCTTATATAAACTTACGATTTGGATATTAAAGATTATACCTATGGTGATTGCATTATGCGATGTGCTCAATACGGGGTTCTGGCTTTTTGGTGTTGATGCATGGTTTCTTTCTTACATAGGTGGCATTTCTTTTCTTACGTTAGCATTCTTGTATTTGGCAAGTTATGTCTTTTGCTTCTGCGAATATCATAGAATGTTTCTTCATTATGTACTGGTCAATAATATAATTAGTGTTGTGGATTATTATTCTCAGGTTGAAGTGAGTGCTATCGTATATTTGATTACCATAGGTATATTCTTATTTATTATATTATATTTATATAAAAAGGGGAAATAGTAATGAGACGATATTATTTTTTACATACGGAGCTTATGTCTCCAGAAGCACCAGCAGTAATAGTAGCAAAGGTGGAGCGTCTTGAACAGCTAAAGGAACGCAAACATGAATTGTTTGAGGAAAGTCTTAAGCTCGATGAAGTCATTGAAGCTGAAGAAAAGGAGTTGAACTCAATAAAAGGCGTTCTTTTCGATTATGTTGACGAGAAAGACGTCAAACAAGAATGTCCTGTCGAAAAGGTCAATATATTACTGAAGGGTGTTTCAAACTCTAAATTTTAAGATATGACAGCAATAGAAATAGCCGATAAATACAGGGATAAACCATACTTTATCAAGATGGGCGCTGGTAAGTTGGCAAAGAGAAATCATGTTGACAGGCAGACAATCTACGAGGCTAAGCGAATTCTCCTCGACGAGAAGCAAAGATCTGTCAGGAAACTGCCTAAGATTTTGCTTCTGGACACAGAGACTGCTCCTGTAGAGGCATATGTCTTTAGCTTATGGAAGCAGAATATTGCTTGGGATCACACTAACGGCCATTGGTTTATGCTCTGCTGGTCAGCAAAATGGTTATATGATGCAGAAATAATGAGCGACAGGCTTACTGGCGAGGAGGCTCTTAAGGAAGATGATTCGAGAATTATGAATAGTCTTTGGGCCCTTTTTGATGAGGCAGATATCATTATTGCTCATAATGCCATTGGCGCAGATATCCCGTGGGTCAATACTAGATTTCTGATGAACGGCCTGAAGCCTCCACGTCCTTATAGGATAATCGATACGTTGCAAGTTGCCAGAAAGAAGTTTGGCTTCATGAGCAATAAGCTTGACGCTTTGTGCGAGTATTTTGGTTTTCCTCATAAGCTTGATACCGATTTTGAGTTATGGCGCAAGTGTGTCCATGGCGATGATGAGTCTTTGGCTTATATGCAGGAATATAACAAGAACGACGTTAAGATGCTGGAGCTCGTTTATCTGAAGCTTCTTCCATGGATTCCTAATCACCCGCCTCTTGGCAATCTCGTTGACTCTACGGCTATGATTTGTCCTCATTGTGGCAGCGTGCATATGAAGAAGATTGACGGTTTCTACACAACGCAAGTCAGCAGATATGAACTGTTTAGATGTGAAGACTGTGGCACTGTTGCAAGAGGCCGTGATAATCTCAATAAAAAAGAGGATGTTAAATTAGTTTCGTTGAATATATGATACAGGCTAATATAAATGATAGATATGCTCAGCTTTCCCAGCAAGAGAAGGCTGAGCTTATTGGCATATATACACGTGCTGGCTATAGGGATTTAGCCAGTATTATTGCTCATTATAACTCTTGTGGCGGTAAATTAAAAGCAGATGGTGGTCCAATTACTAATACTGCACAATATAAGAGCGACGCTTATTTATATAACCCGCCAGTTAATGTTGGTGCGCCAATAGAAGTTCCTTTAAGATATAAACCGCTACCGGACTATGGCGATTATGTGCCGCAGAGAACTACCGGGATGCTCGAAGATATGCCAATAGAGCTGGGATTAGAGATGCCGCAAAGAGGTTATGGCGTATTGATACCAGACGCTCCTTCTGCTATGTATACACTCGATGCTCGACAAGATGCAGCTAGACGTATTATGGCTGTTGAGAATTCGAAGAATAATGCTAATGGCGGCTATGATGCTAAGACCGGTAGATGGTACCCACATAAGTCTCACGAGGGCGGTGCTGATACTATTGCTTATGGTATCAAATTATCTAACGGTACTCCAGAAGCAAAACTCGCATTACAGCAAGGATATCTTACGGACGAACAGGCTGTCAGTGCAGTTGATACATTAGTTCAAAAATATTACGATGCCGCAAAAAAGGTATATGATGGCAAGTATGGTGCTGGAGAATGGGATAAACTAAGCAATAAATCTCAAAGTATTCTTGTGGATTATTCTTATAATCCGGGCTTATCAAAATTTCCTAGTCTTATGGAAGGCTTCCATTCTGGCGATCTGGACTTGATTAAAAAGAATTATAAGCGCTATTCTGGTGGAAAACCACTTGGCCGAAACAAAACGCTACTCGAAGAAATAGAAATGCTTGGGAATGAGTATCCTATATTTCGCAAGGATGGTGGATCTATTCATATTAAACCTTCTCATCGCGGAAGGCTGACAGAATTGAAGGCAAGAACAGGGAAAACAGAGGCTGAATTGTATAATGATGGCAATCCGGCGCACAAAAAAATGGTAGTCTTCGCACGGAATGCGAGAAAGTGGAGGCATGAAGATGGTGGACCGCTTGACAATTATCTCTATGATGGCGGCCCTTATGGCGTCATTCCACTTGGTGGCGATTATCTAACTTATCTGCAGACCATACCAGAAGTATCTGGTGGGTCACTCGAACCAGCTGTAGTTACCGCTGCTCTTCCGGCCAAGTTCAATGGTTCGCAGGCTGCTGCTGCAAGATATGCGGAAGGATATCAAAAAGGCGCAAAGCCAGTATCCGAAGCTATAAGCCGTGCCGGTCAGGATATCTTCAATACTGTTGATACCGTTGTCGGTCTTACTCCTACTCCTGCTGGTGCAATAACCTGGCTTGGTCATATGGGTGCTGATGCAGCTGAAGGTAGATGGGGAAGAGTAGGCCGTGATGTGGCTCTTGCCGCTGCTCTTGGTGCTGGTGCTCGAGGGGTTAGTTGGCTCAAGAATTATGTAGATGATGCTACGAATTTTGGAGAAGATATCTTCCGTGCGTTTACCGATAGCGCTCCAGGAAGGATAAGTACCAACTTTACTTATTTAGCTCCTGCCACAAGAGCAAGTATGGAGGCTGCTCCAGTTGTTTCAAAAGCGGTATCTGCTCCTTATGAAATCGAAAATCTCGGTGGTGGATACATGCTAAAATCTTTAATGCATGGTAATCCTCTTGAAAAGCAGATATCCAAAAGTGGAACTGTCAATGTGAATAATGTTCGCGCTCTTGCCGGGAAAGGAAGTAAGGTTGAACAGGCTGTTATAGATAAGGTCCTTGCTTCTGACGAATTTGCCGGAAAGAAATCCATCGACTATAATCGGTTCAGGAAAGCCATTCAGGGCGAATTGATTACTTATGAAAGAACGCCTGACACGAGATTTGAAAATTATGGTATAGATAGGTTGGGACTTCATGACTTAGAAGAAGTAACATCTCATCCTAACGTACGCAAACGATTTGATGAATTCTTCGATTATAATGTAACTACGGATGGATTAGATAATTATTATTTAAGGGGAGATTTAAACACGAAAATGAGTTTTAATGATCTTGCTTCTTTTTATTTTAAAGAAGTTGATCCAATGACGATACCATTAAATACTGCTTATCCAAAAACTTTTACTTTTTCATCTTCTCGTATCCCTAACGGTTCTGGCAAACATTATAATCCAAATACCCTTGGTCATTCTCGCACTTATACTACTTTTGATGAACCAAATGTTCTTCATGTAATGGAAAGTCAGAGCGACTGGGGGCAGAGTTATAAGAAAATGAATCTCGATGGGGAATATAATCAAAAAAGAATTAATTCTCTGGAAAGAAGAATCAATAATCTTAAGGAATCCATAAATAGTGAAATGGAGGGCTTGAGGACGAAAAAGATGAATGATGGCTCCGATATGTCTCCTTGGTTTGCGGATAGTTTGAGAGGGCAGATTGAAAAGGACAAACAGTTGTTGGAAGAACTTACAGTTGAATTTGATATGCGTAGAAATCCAAAATTGGCCACCCAGCAGGATTATCTCGCAGAAAATTTCACTTCTCACCAAATTCAAGAAAATCTTCGATATGCCGCAGAGAAAGGTCAGGCTAAGATGCGATATCCTACGAGAGAAACTGCTGCTAAAATCGAAGGATATCCCGAACGCGAAGCGTATTTTGACGCGAGCGGAAGAGATATTACTGCTGATGGACCAGTTTATACCTATGGAGATGATGTCGATAGACGGATAGCTGAAATCAATAATAGAATAGATTATCTGGAAAGCGAACCGGGCGGTGAAGAAGCGATGGCGGAATATTCAAGTTTGCTTGGCGAAAGAATGCGATTACTTCAGGGTGAGGCAAAATTAAAACCCGGCATAACCAAGAAGACAGTTTATGATTATGAAGATATTCTCCGTAAATACACTGAATTTCCGAGACAATATAAGAAACTCTACAAGAACGCAGATGTCCGCATTGTAACAGATCCGAATGGTAATACATGGTATGAAGTTGACGTTCCGGAAAATTATCTTAAACAAGAGTGGGCGTACAAAAACGGAGGTAGATTAAAAGAATTTAACAATATTTCCGGTATTTTTTAGTACCCCCTGTAAAAAAATCGACATTTGCAATAGTTTTAGGTATTGATTTTATCAAAAAAAATGCTTAACTTTGTACCGTAGTTAAGAAGCTACGCAGTTAAGGAGATGAAGATTAAAGTAACTTATGATATGGGGCCTATGTGTCCTGTTCCATTATTTGAAAAAGAAATGGAGGTAACAGAAGAGACATTAATAAGTTTAATTAATAGTCCTAACGATATTGTTAATATAGAAATTATAGACACGTATAATAAATAGTTTTGTTGCGTATAGGTAAATAATGTGGTTGGGTTCTTGGTGCAATTGGTAGCATGACGGTCTCCAAAACCGTTGATCGAAGTCCGAATCTTCGAGGACCTGCAAAGTTTTAATTTATTTTTATGAAAGGTTTTAATTATATTTGGGGCGAAACTCTAATGCGAGTGTTAGCACAAGCAAATGAATTACATGTAAAGAAAGAAGAGTTCGTTTGCTTAACAGAAGAAAATGGATACGTTTGTTTAGTGTATTATGACTCAACAGGAAATTAATTACAATGATATTCCTGTTACATATTGCAGGAGATGTCATTCATTGAATATTATTGCCGGAGACGGATATCCTGATTTTTGTGACGACTGCGGTAGTACAGATTTAGGAGATGAACATATCGAGCAGTGGCTCGAAGAAGAAAAAGAAAAAAATAAATAGTAATGAGTAGTAAGGTTAAAGTTGAGCTGCCAGATGCAGCTGTCGAGGTCGAGGAGCCTAAGGACAAGAAGATCCCATATGATGATCTGATGAATATTGCTAATAATCTTAGCGCAACCAATTCAGAATTAAAGCGTAGGCTTAACGACGCGATGCTCGGTAATTTCTTCACTCGTCTTGATTTCTTATTTAAGGTTGTCAAGTATAAGGATTCCTTCCCTGAGGATTTCACTAAGTACTGTATTGACGAGATTGTTGAAAGCATGAAGATCGAAGAGGAAAAGACAAAGGAATAAATAATGGAAAAGCACATAAGCATAAACAATGCTATTAGAATCCCGACCAAACTCGGAATGGAATTTTTCAAGAAGTGGTTAGAATTCATGTTACCTTTCCATCATATGACACCAAAGGAAATGGATATAGTTTCTGCTTATCTGTACAAGAGATATGAGCTGAGTGCAGCCATCAAGGATAACGATTTATTGGATAGAGTAACGATGGGTTCCGATTTTAGGGATGAAGTGCGATCATTATGCGATATGTCTTTAAATCAGTTTCAAGTTCTTTTGTGTAAGTTAAGAAAACGTGGTGTTTTGGTGAACGATAGGATACATAAGAAGTTAATTCCAAATCTTGTTGTTGACAATAACGACGGGACATTCAAGTTACTTCTATTATTTCAATTCGACGAAAATGCGGAAATGGGAACAACTTTGTAAGAAGTACGCAGAACAAAGCGGAATGCCACTTGAAGATGTACGTGAAATATACAAGTTGTATTTTGATTACATAAGGGATACGACAAGAGAATACGACATCGATACGGATTATACGGAAGATGAAATAAAAGAAAAATTCCCAAGCTTTACGCTACCCGGTATTGGAAAACTATATGTCGATTATTACAGACATAAGAAATACAGAAAAAACAAAAAGAAGAAATATGGAGAAATACAAGATGAGGATGGTGATCGAAGCGAGCGACCTCAAGAAGAATATGCAGAAACTCAATCGTGCGATCATTAAATTTACAGACAAGGGTACTCTAGATCCTACTGTGTTAGCCCTTATGAACGCCCAATATGAGCATATGTGCGGATATTTCAATACTTTGCTTCTGCGTTGTGAATTACTTTTCGACGATGATGAGGTGAAGAAACTTTATAATATATTAGATAATGATACCAAGGAAGATTAAACCAATGATGAATCACATCGTTACTACGATGGATAGGTTTGAAAGCGACGATAGCAAGTTGATTCTCAACATTAAAGAAGCTGAAGGCGTCGTAAAGGATATCCAGCAAGTTATTGCAGTTGGTCCACTTGTGCGAGACGTTAAAGTTGGTGATTACGTTCGAATCAACCCCGATAAGTATATACGCGTCAAGCATAACTTACGAGACGACCTCAACAACGAGAACGAGATGGAAGTTAAGATTAATTTCCCAGTTGTTGATTTGGAATCTGGACGTTTTCTTTTCCTTACTGAAGGCGATGTAGACTACGTTATTGAAGAGTTTGCTAAAGAGAAAGACGAAGAGAAATCAGTTTTATACACTCCTCCTACAATTATTTAATGATAGCCCGGCTTACCACCGGGCTTTTTTGCTATGCACCTGATTGAATACGAAAATTACGAAATAAAGATATCTCCTGAGGCTTTATTAGTAAAGCCTATCAGGGATTTATGGGAAGCAGATAAAAGTCCTACAAAGGAAAACTTTCTGCAACAAGCATCATTTATGTTCTTCATGGTTGATCCTAGGAGTACATATAGTTATATTACGGACTTGAAAGAGCGCGCAGATGAGGTTATATTACAAGAAGGACTTCCTGCTAATTTCAAGCCATCTAAAGAGCTTAAGGCGGCTATGGAAGTATATGAGAAGCACACGATAACATCTTCGTACGCATTACTTGAAGCCGCTAAGATAGCCGTTGATAAGGTAGGTAGATTCCTCAAAGATGTCGACTTAAATACCCTTGACGACAAGGGAAAGCCTGTTTATACGATTAATTCGATTACTTCAGCTATTAAGCAAATTCCGCAATTAGCTAAAGACCTCGTAGAAGCAGAAAAAGTCGTCGCGAAAGAAATCGAAGAGAAAGGTCGCGCTCGTGGTGGTAACAATAAGACCTTGCTTGACGATGGGTTTAATATCGCAAGTATCAATAGTATGGTATGATGAATAGTATACAAACACCTCTTGAGGATTTACATCTTGAGAATTATCCTCAGGAGGTGCAAGATCAATTCTATGACTTCTTAAATAACGTTCCTTTCATTAGATCGCTTATAGCGGCTGACAGGCCAAGGGCGAAAGACTTGCCAAGAGACGAAAAAGGTAGGATAATCGTCGATGTCACGAAGCCACATATACTTGAGAATATGGATTACTTCAGGGAAGTTGGCATACATTATCAGAAGACTGGTAGGTATACTGACTTACGAGTAAATGGTAATCCTAACAGTGATTACATGAAGTGGCTTATACGCGAGATTGACAGGTGTCACAATGGGATGGTAAGAGAAGAAGATGGCGAATGGATTCCGGGAGATTTTTATTATCTCTTGAACTATATGCCAATCCAGCTTACCAAGAAGATGAGTGATGATAGCAATGCTTCTATGCGTGTTATGGATTTACCAGACACTTGGGAGGGACACTATTATAAATATCATTACTTGTGGCAGGCAAGAAAGAATGGTCATCACGCGGTCGAATTAGCACGACGTGGTTGCGGTAAGTCTATTTCCGTTGCGGAGATGCTTGCTAAACGGTTCCTGCTTGGCGAATCTTGGGATAATAATGAGAAGGTGACCTGCTATATTACCGCTGCCGATAGAGCTAAACTGACTGGCGGTGACCAGACGCTCGATAAGTTCCAATATGCTATTGACTTCTGTGCAGACCATACGCAGTTCCCATCGAAGAGATTGACAAATACGATGCAGAATATGTTGTGGCAGGCCGGTTATATGGATCTCGATACTGGCGTTAAGAGGGGTACCCTGAATGCAGTTGTAGGTCGCTCTTCGAATGCTGACGTGTCTAAACTCCGTGGATCTCGTGGTGTTCTGTACGTAATGGAAGAGGCTGGTTCATTTAATAACTTGCTTGAGGTCTATAGTAACCTCCGTCCTTCTGTCGAAGATGGTAGCCGTGTGTTCGGACTTCTTTACCTTATTGGTACTGCTGGCGATAGTGAGTCTGACTTCTCCTCGTTACAGGAGATTATGTATCATCCTGATGGTTATAACGTACAAGGCAATCCTAACGTCTATGACAAGGAGGGACAAGGACGAAAGCAGTTCACCTATTTCTTTCCTGCTTATCTCAACAGATCTGACTGTTACGATCACGATGGAAATTCTGATGTAACTAAAGCTCTGCTGGAAATTCTTGTCGACAGATACCGTGTTAAATATAATTCTTCGGATATAAGTGCTATTACCAAGCGTACGGCTGAAATTCCTATTACGCCACAGGAAGCTATCCTCAGAAGCAGAGGAAATATATTTCCGCAGACTGAGCTGAGTGCAAGATTGAACCAGATAGATAATAACGCAGCATTCTTTGATGATATCTATTGTGGCGATCTCGAGATTAATCCTGATGGTTCTGTCAAATACGTACCAACTGGAGATAAAGCGATACACGAGTTCCCTACTAAAGATAATAAAATCGAAGGCGCGATAGAAATATATACAATGCCAGAAGTCAGTTCTGACGGCAAAGTATATAATAATAGGTATATCATTGGAGTCGACCCTATTGATGATGATGATGCCGATACGATGTCTTTATACAGCAATTTCGTTCTTGACTTATGGACGGATAAGATTGTGGCGGAATATACAGGTCGTAAAATGTATGCCGACGATTGTTATGAGGTCACGCGAAAGTTATGTCTATTCTATAACGCTCGTTGCTTATACGAGAGCAATAAGAAGGGTATCTTTGCTTATTTCTCGCGATTGAATTGTTCTTACTTATTAGCTGAGACGCCTGAATATCTTAAAGACAGGGATATTATCAAGACAATCGGCTTCGGTAATAAATCTTATGGTGTCAATGCTACGCTTCCCGTCAACAACTTCGCAAATAAACTCATTAGGGATTGGCTTCTGAAACCATGCCCTAAAGTAGAAAGAACAGAAACTGGCGAAGAGATAGAAACGACACAATTCAATCTTTTCAATATTAAGAGCAGGGCCTTACTTAAGGAGCTTATCTTGTTTAATCCAGATATAAACGTTGACCGTGTTAGAGCATTAGGTATGGTAATGTTGTATCGTGAACAGTTTATGATATTATACAACGGAAATCCTCAAAGCGGAAGAAAGGATTTTGATGCTGATTATCTCGGTGTTGACGATTATTTTACCCGCAACTATGATCAAAGATTTCTTGATTAGTAATAGCAAATTAAATTATAGTCCATCACCTTTGAAAAGTGGTGGACTTTTTCTATATTTGCAGAATAAATTACGAAATATATGGCAGAACAAATAGGATTTCCTTCACAGAGAAAGTCTTTTAAGGCGAAGACGAAGAAGTGGAGAAAGCAATGTGTAGATTGGGCAGATTCGAAGACATTCGTCAACTATAGCCCAGTTCGAAAGTCTATTGTTCATAAGAAGATAAACTACGATCTTGTTAACGGCAAGCTTCATATGGCGGATTTGCAGCTTATTTTAAATCCGGACCATCTAAAAGCTAGGTTTGTCCCGGATAATATTCAGCATTATCCTATTATGAACAGCAAATTGAATCTGCTCAGAGGCGAAGAATCAAATCGTATTTTTGATTACAGAGCTGTCGTTACGAATCCGAACGCCTTATCGGAAATAGAGAGCAGAAAACAAGAAGCTCTTCAGGCTGCCGTGTTGCAAGCCATTGAGATGTACAGGGATGACGAGCAGAAGTATAACCAAGAGTTGGAAAAGATCTCTCATCATTTTCAGTACGAGTGGCAAGACGAACACGAGGTAATGTGTAATTCGATATTACAGCATTACTCTAAAGAGCAGAATTTTAAACTCAAATTCACGCAGGGCTTTATGGATGCTGCTATTGGTGGAGAAGAAATCTATCAATGCAGCATACAGGGTGGCGAGCCAGTATTGGAGAAGATTAATCCATTAAAGATTCGGGTATTCCGTTCTGGCTTCTCGAATAGAATTGAAGATGCTGACGTGATTATACTTGAGGATTACATGTCGCCGGGCAAGATTATCGATATGTATTACGACGTGCTGTCGGAGAAAGATATCAAGAAACTTAACGAAGCGCCATTGAATTATCAGGCTGGCGTTGATGCACTTGATAACTACGATGAGACGCAAGGCTTCGTACATATGCATATGATTGATGATACCATTACGCTCGGTGAAGATGGCATGGGCGAATATTGGGACCCCTTTAATGTCTTTAACGACGGTGGTAGTGATTCTTTGCTTCCTTACGACGGCAATGGTAATATACGAGTCGTTCGTGTGTACTGGAAGTCGATGCGCAAGGTCAAGAAAGTAAAGCATTATGATCCTCAAAGCGGCGAAGAGTTATTTGATTTCTTCAGCGAGGATTACATACCTAATACGGACGCTGGCGAAGAAGAGGAAATTATGTGGATCAACCAAGCATGGGAAGGCGTAAAGATTGGCGAAGATATCTATGTCAATATGCGTCCTTGCCCAGTGCAATATAACTCGCTGTCAAGCCCGTCTAAGTGTCACTTCGGTATTATTGGGTCTGTTTATAATATTATCGATGCCAAGCCATTCTCGCTTGTCGATATGATGAAACAGTACAATTATCTTTATGATGTCGTTCACGATCGTCTTAATAAATTGATGGCTCATAACTGGGGCAAACTTGTGCGATTCGATTTCGCTCAAGTTCCTAAGGGCTGGGATGTCGATAAGTGGATGTACTACGCGAAGGTAAATGGCTTGTATATCACAGACTCCTTTAAGGAGGGTAATTACGGCCAATCTACTGGCAAGCTAGCTGGCGCTCTGAATAACAATACCACTGGTGTTATCGATGCGGAATTTGGTAATTCCATACAATCTCAGATTAATCTTCTCGAGTTCATCAAGATGGAAATGTCCGAGATTACAGGTATTACAAAGCAACGCGAAGGTAATGTTAGTAATCGTGAGACTGTTGGTGGTATCGAACGATCTAATCTGCAGTCGTCTCATATTACAGAATGGCTGTTCGCTACGCACGATGACGTTAAGAAACGCGTTCTTGAGTGCTTCATCGAGACTGCAAAGGTTGCAATGAATGGCCGTAAGCTTAAATTTAATTACATTCTTTCCGACGGCTCGATGAAGATTATTGATATCGATGGCGATATCTTTAATGAGTGCGACTATGGTATCGTCGTTGATTACTCTGACGGTATGCAGCAACTCCATCAGCAGATTGGACAGCTTGCACAAGCAGCTCTTCAAAATCAAGCTATTTCGTTCTCTACAATGCTCAAGATGTACAACACGAGCTCTCTCGCTGAGAAGGAGCGTCTCGTTGAACAGTCTGAACGCGAAATGATGGAGAGAGCTCAACAGGCACAGCAACAGCAGTCAGAACTCGAACAGCAGAAGATACAGGCTCAAGCACAAATGCAAGAGGCTCAAATGCAGCTTCAGGACGCAATCAATCAACGAGATAATGACACTCGTCTTCTTGTTGCCCAAATTAATGCAAATGCTAAGCAGCAAGATATAATCGATGATGGTATTGCAGAGCCAGATATGATGTCCGAGAATGAAAGAGAGACGCTTCGTGAGAAGATCCGCGAATTCGACGCAAAACTCGATTTGGAAAATCGTAAACTTGAATTTGATCGAGAGAAGCAAAAGGAAGATATCGCAGTGAAGCGTATGGCTGCAAGACGCAAGCCTTCTTCAAATAGTTAATAAATATGCCTTTACATAGAAACATATATTCATTTGTTTATCGTGGAGAAGATGCGCCTGAAAGCAAGGACGTTATTTGGATTCATCACGAAAAACGAAATGACATCCAATCGGCGATGATTGCCGAGATTTGGATAAAGAATAAATGGGAGCCTCTTATATGGGGCTCCTATAAAACAGATACGACGGAATGCTGCTGCTGTGGTTCTCCTTTTGTAAGAGAAGAAGGGAAGGCTTCTGCGGCGATGCGTGAGGCAAGCAATATTGCTAAAGGCGCTTTTGCATTCTCTGCTGGTCATCAATCTAAAGCATTGGCGGATCATTCCGTCGCCATAGGTTCTGGTTTGATCGCAGATAAGCCGTATCAGACTGTATTAGGACGATATAATAATATCGACACAAATGCTTTATTTGTCATTGGCGTTGGCGATAGTGAGGAAAACAGACTTAATGCAATTGAGATTGATGCTGTTGGTAATGTTAACATACCGAAACTGAATATTCCACAGGCTGAAAAGATTTGGAATTCTGGTAGCGGAGAATATTCTGCAGAGCTCCCAGGTGGGTCTTCTGCTTCTGGCGACAATTCTGTTGCAATGGGCTTAGATAATGTGTCCAGCGGTGATTTCTCTCTCACATCGGGTATTGACTCTGTAGCATCTGGGAAGTGCGGAGTAGCGTTTGGCTCTGGGACTAAAGCATCTGGAGAGAACACGCTTGTCATTGGATCAGATGGGGAAGCTTTAGGTAAGGGGTCTTTTGTTTTTGGACATAGATCTAAAGCAGTTGGCAATTATTCAATTGCCGGAGGCTGGGCTTGCAATGCTCTTGGCGATAACTCTGTTGCGTTAGGATTTTACGCAAACAGTAACGAGAAATTCACCTTCTCTACTGGTTATCAAACTCAAGCAAACGGTCGTTATGGCTTTGTTGCCAATTACTATACGGTTATCACGAACGAAGCAGAAAGTGCATTTGGTAAATATAACAAGTTAAACAACAACCAGATATTTTCTGTCGGTATTGGTACAAGTGATTCAAATAGAGAGAATGCATTAGAGGTATTTACTTCTGGTGAAGTTAACATCCCGAATCTTAGGGGTTATGTAAAAACAGAATTACTTAGAACCAACGAGGACCTGAAAAGTGTCAGTCTTGGCTATGGCGCAACTGCACCAGCTCAGGAAGCAATTGCAATAGGTCATAACGTCTATGCACTTGGCGAAAGATCTCAAGCCTTTGGTGATGACACGCAAGCTATTGGCTACGGTTCTCACTCTGAGGGTTATCTTACTGATGCACTTGGCGATGAGTCTCATGCCGAAGGATCTAGAACAATCGCATTAGGTGTTGGGTCTCATGCGGAAGGTTACGCTGACGATAAATACGAAGGTGCGGTCGCTGGCGGAGATGGATCTCACGCTGAAGGTGGTAATTTTGCTCTTGGCAAATATTCTCACGCTGAAGGTGCTTCTGAATACAATGAAGTTGAGATTACATATACCAATGGGTCGTATGACGATTTAACAAAATCCGTTGAGGCTACATACGTTATTCCTCGAGATGAGTTGAATATCGAGAATGACGTTAATGAACTTGCTGGTAAATTAGTATACATTAATTACACGTATACAAGAATAACACAAGTTACGACAAGCGGTGGTGGTGTTTATACTTTTTACTTCGAGAAAGATCCTTTTATTGAGGGCGGATATGAAGATGACGGTAGCTTCTTCGTGATAGTATCTGGTGCATATGGCGATTATTCTCACGCGGAAGGACTCAATTGCGTTGCGAGTGGAGATAAATCTCATGCAGAAGGAGCCGGTTCGACAGCAAGCGGTAACTGTTCTCATGCAGAAGGGAATAGCACTATAGCAAGCGGTCCTAACTCTCATGCTGCAGGATTAGGTAGTGAAGCGAGTGGATTCGCATCCTTTGCTTGTGGACAATATAATCAGGCTTCTGGTGAGAATAGTTTTGCTGGTGGTAGCGGTTCAGGCGCAAGTGGTGATAATACTTTCGTATTCGGTGAAGAATGTGTCGCTGACGCAAGTGATGCTTTTGTAACTGGTCTTGGCAACCGTGCTGATGATCAAGACGGCGCATTCGTTTGCGGACAATATAATGAGTCTAAAGTGAATGTTATCTTCTCTATTGGTGTAGGTACTGACGAACAGCATAGGAAAAATGCGATTGAAGTCTTAACAGACGGTACAATCAGATTTTATAATAGCGGCGATGGTAATTATTATACGCTGCAACAGATAATAAATGCAATTAATAGTTAAGTAAAATATGTGTGATAATTGCTGTACGCCTTTCATTGAAGGCGAAGGGTGCAACTCTGCACTCCAAAAGAAAGCAAGTAACGTTGCATCTGGTGACTATAGTTTAGCCACAGGTCACGGTACTATTGCATCAAACGAAGGCGAGTTATCTTCTGGTAAGTATAATAAACCAAACGAGGGTCAACTCTTCTCTGTTGGCGTTGGTACATCTGATTCCAATCGCCGCAATGCTATGCAAGTCAATGCTGATGGCTCTACTTCGTTCCTGTATAATGGTAATGCCGTTAAGCTTACCGATCTCATTAGTCTTATCGGCGGTGGCGGTTCTAGCAGTGGCACGATTTATATGCGTGTTAATAATGGCTGGATCGAGTATTCCAACGATGGTGTTACTTGGACACGACTGATTTCTAAGGCCGAATTACAAGGTCCTGCTGGTGCTCCTGGTGCTCAAGGCCCTGCTGGGCAGAATGCCGATCTGAACGACTTACAGCTTAGGATTGCTGATAATATGCTCAGCATCTCTCGCGATGGTGGTAATAGTTATACTATCGTCGGCCAAGTCGGTGGTGAAGGCGGTAGCGGTGGTGTTACCCCGTTACTCCGTGTTTATGACGGCTATATCGAAGTTTCTTACAACAACGGTACTACCTACCAGCGACTTCTCTCATTAGAGTCAATTACTGGTCCTGCTGGCGCTAAGGGTGAAAAGGGCGATCCGGGCTCCGATGGCGTTTCTGCTTATTCTACATATCGTAGCATTGTCTTCCGCAGAAATCGCACTAAGCCGAATAAGCCAGAGGGTGGTTCATATACAGACCCGATTCCTCCGGGCTGGTCTGATGGCATTCCGGGCGGTGAGGAAATCCTTTGGATGTCTTCTCGCTGGTTCTCTAATAACGAGTCTCTCGATGTCCTCTATGAGTGGAGCGAACCAGTTCAGGCTACCGATACTGCAGATATCGACTTTGAGTATTCAGCTATTGATAGTCCGGGAACTCCTTCTTCCAATCCTTCTAATTGGCATAATGCTGGCGTCACCACAGATAAGTGGATGGCTGTGCGGATTAAGAAGAACGGCTACTGGGGCGAATGGTCTATAATGAAGATTAAAGGTGAGAATGGTCTTAACGGTCAGGATGGTCGTGATGGTATTTCTCCTTCAGCTCACTTCAAGAGCATCGTCTTCATGCGTTCTAATACGACTCCTGCTCGTCCTGCTGATTCTGCTGGTTCTTATGAGGAGCCTGTGCCTGATGGCTGGTCCGACGGTATTCCTTCTGGTAACGGTAAGATTTGGACTACTTCTCGTATGTTCTCTACCGATCCTTCTGAAAGCGATGAGCACTGGGCTGATCCCGAGATCATCTCAGACGGTCTGAATGGTTACGACTATGAGTGGTGCGATGAGGAGACTCTTCCTGCTGGCTTCCCGTATCCGAGCCGTACATCTCCTGATGACGCCAATCCGGGTAAAGACCCTGCCGATATCTATTGGTATGACGATCCTACAGAAATCGAATCCGCCGATCCCGTGTGGATGGCAATGCGTAAGTATGATGGCGGCGTCTATACTCAAGACAGCTGGATAGTCATTAAGATTAAGGGCGAAGATGGTACTGATGGTACAAGTGTTACTCCTCGTGGTTCTATCTTCGGTACATTTGATAGCCTCGATGCGGCTCAGACATATTATGATTCTCATCCCGGATTAAAGAACGTTGATTATGCCATTGCTAAAGGAACTAATAGTAGCGTATATAATAAGCTTTATAAGTTTACTCGTGGTGCACAGAGCTCTACCTATACAGACGAGACAGGCACTCTGAGTGTTGGTGACTTCTATCTCGATCCTAACGGCAATATGTGGGTTTGGGATCAAGACAACTTTGTCAATGCTGGTGTCATTCGTGGTCCACAAGGTCAACCCGGCCCTGCTGGTCAAGGCGCGTATCTTCACATAAAGTATTCGAACAGCCCGAATGGTAATCCGTTCACATACAATCCGGCTACTGAGTCTTATGACGGTACTGTCCCCGGCGATTATATCGGTATGTATTGGGATAATAACCCGACATCTGCTACAACTCCAAGTACTTATGCTCCTTGGCGCTATTGGAGAGGACAGGATGGTTTCGGTTATGAGTATATCTTTACTCTTACCGACGATGATGAAGCTCCGCATGTTCCTACTACTTCTGAGGATGTCGACGATTACGTTCCCGATGGTTGGTATGACGATCTTCTTGAACCATCTCTTGCTCATCCTTGCTGCTGGGTTTGCTGGCGTAAGAAAGTCGATGGCCACTGGCAAGCATATAAAGGACAGGCAAACAACACCGATTACGCCGCACTTTATTCTCGTTTTGTTCGTGATGGCTCTCATGGACGTGGTATTGATCACGTTGCTGAGTTTTACGCTACAAGTGATGGCCCCGATGCTCCTAGGGTAACAGATAGAGACACTGGGTATCCTTATACAAATGAAGCACCTGATCTTTCTAATGTTACTGTTAAGACGTGGCTGTGGAACTTCGAGCGTACTTATTGGGACTCCGGTGCTACACCTTATACGGACACTCCGATTGTTTGTATCGGTGTTTCTATTCCGGGCAAGGGAATTGCTCAGATTCGTGAATACTATTATGCCTCTGCTTATAAGGAGCCACACGATGGTCAAGATCCATATCCTCCCGTAATTCCGAATCCTCCGACTGGCGGCACTGGTCAGTGGAAGGCATCTCCTCAGTTTGTGAATGCAGATTATCCTTATCTGTGGAATTACGAGGTTGTTTGGTATTCGGATGGCACTTACGATGTCACAACTCCGGTTATCATAGCGTACTACACTTATACAGATATCGAATATATCAAGTCTTTATTTGAAAAGGTTAGTGATTCTTATGATGCAATTCTGACTGGTTATCTTGGCATTTATGATGAGAATCGTGATATTGTTGCGATGATCAATGGTGGCGATGATATTCACGCTACAAGTGATGCTCACGGCAAGATTATGATTGCTTCTGGTATGACCGATGGAATTCAGCCTGCTGGTATTGATGGCGCGACATTCCAGGTCTATGAAGACGGTCATGTCGTTGCTCATGATTTAGTCGCAACTGGTGCCGATATTTCTGGTAGAATCACGGCCGGTAGTGGTTCGATTGGTCCTCTTGTCATTAATCAGGATTATTTACACGGAGATTACGTGAATACTGATACTGGTGCAGAGTCTTCAATCAATATGTCGCCAAGCGACTTCTCTGTTTCTAATAAGCGTCCTGTCGCTGGAACTGGCGGTCGAGTAAATAGTACTGGTATCTTTGATATCGCGGACGATAATCAGCACGGCTTCGTTGAGATTACTTACGATAGACAAAGCACGTCTCATCCAGAGCCAGCATTATATGTTAGTGCGACAAATTCCGCAACGGCTTTAGAGGTTAATGGGAATGTCGTTATTAATGGTTCGATTAGTGCTGGTCTCAGTAAGATTCGGTATAGTAAACCAATTGTTCGCGTGAATTATGCGTCTTATAACTGTCTCGCTGAAGATTCTGGTACGACATACCTTCTTACTGGCGGTGGTTCGAATGCAAATGTTTATCTGCCAAATGTACCAGCCTCTCAATATAGCTCAGATATTGGCAACGGAATCTTCTATGACTTCCTTGTTCAAGACAACGCTGTAAATGATAAGGTGCTTAATGTTGCTCCTGGTTCTGGGAATAAGATAATTTCTATTCAGAGTGGGTCTGTCTCTCAGAATAACGTCAGATGGATATTACGGAATGGTACATATTATCACGTGTTTTTCGCTGGCGGCGACTGGTACGTCATTCGTTTATGTGATTAATATATGAAGAAATATATAATCATCTTTCTCACAGCTCTGGTAGCGGTTTCTATGCTTTGTTACTTTATTAGTGACTATCGCAATCTGAGAAACCGCTACTCAGACGCGAGAAATAACATAAAAGCATACGAGCAGTTATATGACTCAACTGTAAATCAAAATCGTAGATTTGAACTAACTATTGATGAGCTCAACTACAGTAGAGATTCAATCGTGCAAGAACTCAACAAGGTTCGTAAGGAGAATAAGATTCTCGATAAGAAGATTAAGAGCTTGTCATACGTCTCTTCTGTAGTCGAAATACACGATACGTTGAAACTTCGCGATACTTTGTTTATTCGTGAAGGAGTGTCGTTAGATACGGCTTTTACTTGTCCGTGGTATAATATTGATTTCCATTTGGCTTATCCAGATACTTTAAGCGTTGGTGTTTCGGTGCCTAGCGAGAAGTATATTATAGCCTCGAAGAAACGCGAGACTATAGACCCACCTAAGAAATGTTTCTTAGCGAGGTTATTCCAGAAGAAACACACCGTAGTTGATGTGCAAGTGATTGAAAAGAACCCTTACATAAAGAGCGAGCAGTCACGCTTCATTGAAGTCATAGATTAATATGGAAGATAGTACCTTAACTTATTCTATTATTACTTCTATTACTACAATTGTTGGTCCTATCATAACTTGGCTTCTTGCACGGAAGAAATACGCCAGCGAGGTCGATAACAACGTCATTGCTAACATGAAAGAATCTCTTGAGTTCTATAAACAGTTAAGCGATGACAATAAGGCGAGGCTGGACGATGCTTTAAAGAGAAGCGCAAAACTCGAGCAAGAAGTCAATGATCTTAGGAAACAAGTTGCTACATTATCAATGATATTGGCCGGATATGGACTTCAAGAAAAACATTATAACGAAAACATAGATGAGCACAATATTGATGACAGTACTGAAGAACCTGATGCAGAAGTTGATTGATGACATTGATGCCGGAAATTCAAACATGTCAGAAGAAGAAATACAGGAAGTCATCAATAAGCTAAAGGAGTATTCGCGTAAAGATGTTCCATTAAGTAAGTATCAAGCATATACATATCTTAATATGAGTAGAGCCAAATTCGACAATTTGGTAAGAGAAGGTAGGCTCCCAAAAGGTCAGAAAGTTGCCGGATTTAAGGAGCTCCGGTGGTATAAACGAGACCTTATAATATAATTCATTACTATTATCTCCCCGTCTAGGCGTTTGTCTAGGCGGGGTTTTTTGTTTATTTAGCATTGTTGTCTTTTCTCGAATTTTTTACTTATCTTTGCGCTCGTAACGTTACAAAAATAAATGGAAATTAATATGGAAGAGACAAGTAAAACTTATGTATTTAACAGCGATGTGCCTTATGGCAATCGTGGTGGTTTTGATACCGGCGCCTTAATGGGTATGCTTGCTGGTAATGGAGCGAATGGTTTTGGCCTTGGTGGTAACACTATTGGTGAGCTTATCGCTTTAGCTATCGTCGCCTCAATCTTTGGTTGGAATGGCGGAGGCTTTGGTTTTGGTGGGAACAACGCTGGCAATGCTGGTTTCCTTTCAAATCAAATATCTGACAACTCTACTCGCGACCTCGTGCTTCAGGCTATTAATGGCACTGACGCTGACGTTCGTGCTCTTGCGACTAATCTGAATGTTGACGTCGAGTCTCTTAAGACTGGCATCAATACCGTTAATTCTGCTGTCGCTGCACTCTCTGCACAGACTGGCATGAGCGGCCTGCAGATTATCAATTCTATCCAGTCTGGTAATTCTGCATTAGCGGCACAGCTTTCTCAGTGTTGCTGCGAGAATCGTCTTCTTACAACTCAGCAAGGTTATGAGTCTCGCATAGCTACTATCGAGCAGACGAACCAATTAGGTTCTCAGGCCGATCGTAACTCCAATGCGATTCTTTCTGCCATCAATGCTCAGACTGTTGCGATGAATGATGGCTTCTGCGCCATCAAGGAGCGCGAGCTACAGGGTAAGATTGACAGCCTGCTTACTGAGAACGGTACTTTAAAGACTGCTCTTGGTGAGGCTCGTCAGACAGCCCAATTCAGCGCCATGCTTTCTCCTATTGCGACAAAGCTTGTCGAAATAGAGAACAAGCAGCCGAATACGGTTCCGGTTCAGTGGCCTAATCTCACGGCTGTCAACACCACACCTTATATGTCCTACGGATTTAACGGGTATGGTTATGGGAACGCTTGGGGCGGTTCTTACTGGGGTTAATAAATTGATATAGGTATGGCAAGATTTCCGATGCAATATGTGAATATCAATGGCATACCGACACTGCAATCTCGTAGAATTACTGTTAGTGACACCAGCGTTGATTTCGGGTTCAACCCAGACTGGGATCAGAATCCATTTCGCGGACTTCTTCTGATTTATTTATCGGAAGAAATTCCTACTGGAACTACTGAAACATTGCCAATTCGTTTCGTTATGGCTGGTAATACAAGTAATGTTACAGTAGCTGGTGGTGCAAATCTTACGGTTGCGGATGTCAGCACCCCTGGTGTCTATATCGTTTATTACGACAGATATGCCAATATATTACAATTAATAGATTAAATTATGTTTCAGTCTGTTAGGCCGAATAGCCAGATTTATATTTTTCACAAAGGAGAATCTCCCAGGTTGGATATTGGTTACGTTGTTAATCAACCTGTTATAAGACAAAAATATCCATTGCCGACTACTTTTCCGCAAAACAAAGACACTGTTGTTGATTTAACGATAAAGGTAAACAACTTAAACAGCAATTATACGAATATTCCCGCAAATTTGGATATAGCTGATTTATATGCAGATGGGGAGAATATCGTAATTTCGGATAATAGAGAGGCAATGAATGCCGAGATCCTCAGCTTAAAACAGAAAAGCGAAGAAGTAATAAACAGCGTAGGGTATCATCAGGATTTCATAAAAGTGTGTGAAGACGTATTGTCTCAATTAAATCCAGAGCTCGCGGAAAAGCAAGCACAACGGAAAGAGATTGACGATCTAAAGACACAGATGTCTGATATATCAAAAGTATTGATTGAGCTCAAAGACGCCAACAGGCTGTTTATAGAAAAATTAAGAGATAAAGAACAATTAATATGAGTATGTGGGAATTAAGAGAAACTAAACCAAAGAGCGATTACAGGTATGGCCGTAAAGGCGGTATGAGCCGCAGAGACGAGTCTTTTGAGGAAGGCTACGATTGCGGATATGAAGATGGATATCGTGCGGCAATGAAAGAAGCCAAGCGTTATTACGGTGAGCGCCACGATGGCGAATATGGCGAAAAGCGCTATTAATTAATGTCGGGGCGGGGAAACTCGCCCCTTTTTTGTTATGCGACTTGACAGTAAAGAAACATTCCCATCAGGAATGCAGGAGTACTTAAACATATACGGGTGGCACTTTTCAAAAAAGATGTGCGACTGGGCGACATCGAATATGTATAAAACAGTAAGTGGTGCAAAAAGGTATATAGTCCCGATAGAAAAAGAGGCTGTGGATAATTTGCTTGCGAATCATAATATATCTTTAAGAAATTCAAAGGGATACGATTATGTATATATTGCGAATATGGTATTAGCAGATTTTATGGGTTCTTCAATTAAGGGTGAGCTCGAACAAGCAAAATATATAAGAGATGTAATTGACGATCCAGACGGCTATGACGGGCTACCTTTTACTCGCTTCTACGCGGACTGTATAGGTAGCGGAACGCCAATTATGTGGGAGGATATGATATGATTGCACAGCGTATATTTCTTGAAGATTACGAATGGCTCATAAACGTCTTTTTTGGTGACGATAATTCATCTACTGAGGAGTTAATCGACTTTATGGAGATAACGCATTGTAGCCAAAAAGAGATAGCTTCAATGCGAAATATCGTTGACGATTCAAGACGCAACGTCGGGTTTACATATACAGACTTCGATAATATGAGTACTGTTGTCTATATAAGCCCTTGTGACTCACCGAACGAGTATCAAAATACGTTCGACCACGAGAAAGGACATATTGGTGTCCATATCGCTACTTATTATGATATCGATCCATATGGTGAAGAATATCAATATTTGAATGGAGAAATCGGAGAGCGACTCTTCGATGTGGCTAAATTATTTATTTGTAATTAAGGGGGCAAACGCTCCCTTATTTTTTTTGTAAAGCGGTTGTTTGTTCTGAAATATTTTGCTATATTTGCAAATTAAAATCTAGATATTATGGCAGAATTGAAATTACTGTTAAATCGTAAATACAAGAAAGATACCTACACGATAGGATTATTGTATGTCAACGGTGTCTTTTTTAGCAATACGATGGAAGATAAAGATCGCGGACTGACATTCAATATGTCTCCGCAAGAGATTCTAAGCAAGAAAGTTTATGGAGAGACTGCGATACCGAAAGGCAAATATAGGATAGAGATGACATATTCTCCAAAGTTTGCTGGTCGTTCGTGGTGTTCAAAAGAAGCTGGTAAATCTCCACAGATTATGAACGTTCCCGGATTTGGGGGCATTCGTATTCATCCATTAAATACGGCAGTTGATTCTCTTGGATGTATCGGTGTTGGTGATAATAAGGTGAAGGGAAAGATTATTAATTCTACTGTTAGGTATAGAGAATTACTTGAAAAACACATTTTACCAGCACTTAAAAGAGGAGATGTTGTAACAATAGAGATTATATAATAATTAATATATAATTAATATAATAAATTAACCTGTTTGAAAAAATCAAAAATGGTCTTATATTTGCAGGACTTTTAAATTAAACAGATTTAGAAGTAATATAAAAATATTGTTAACCTGCTTATGCGGGATACCTAACAATCTCTGACTGTTTAATATAGACCGAGATTAACATATACAAATAAATATTATGCGAAAATATACAGACGTTTATAAGGGTGAAGAGCCTCCTAAGAGGAAAGATGTCCTTTGGGCTCACCACTCTATTAAAGATGATTTAACATCTCCTGTAGTCGTTCAGATATTCAGCAAGGGTAAGTGGGTTGACGCTTATGAAGGAGGCGGCGCAGAAGTAGAGCGTCTCTCCGAGGAGCTTGGCGACATCACCGATCTCAAAACGACTGATAAGGATAGCACAGTTGATGCGATTAACGAAGTAGTAGATAATGTTGGCGATCTTAGTGATCTCACTACAACAGCCAAGACTGATTTAGTTAGTGCAATCAACGAGGCTTCCACGAAGGGTGATCCTGCTTCTCTTCTGTACACAGCACAATCTCTGACAGAAGCACAGAAAACACAAGCCCTCGCAAACATAGGTGCCGCTTCTCAGCAAGAGTTTGAATCTCTTAGCGCTGGTGAAGTTGTTCCGGTTACTGAACTTCCTAATGCATCTGACGACACAATGGGTAAGATTTACCTTGTTGGCCCAGATGCAAATGACGAATACGACCGTTATATTTCTTCTTATAATGGCACAAATTACTCTTGGGTTCAGGTCGGAACGACCCAAATGGACCTTAGCGGATATGCCACAGATGCGGAAGTTAGTCAATTGGAGGCCAAACTATATAACTCCACACCGACCGAAACCGACATCACAAGTGGGAGCAGCAACTTCAACGGCCTTGCAAGAATTTCTACGGAGAAATACGAATCATCCACTTCCGCAACGATTTGGATTAAGTACATACCCGTAGAGGCAGGAAAGCAGTACAAGATTAAGACCCTAATCAACGGAGAAACCTCCGATGTGCCAATCAATACGGCTTGGATGAGTGTGATGTTCTCCGAGCAGGCTCCCGCAAATAATGGGGTGGCCACAAGCATCAAGAACTACACATCCACACCCGCAACGATTGACGAGACCTACACTCCCGCAACAAACGGATATGTCGGTGTTGGAATCAATGGCTCGTCCGCATATCTTGGCCGCATCAAGTTCTTTGAGATTGGTGTCACCAAGACGCTCAAAACGGATGATATTGAGGACGAGATTGGTGCCCTTGATGGCCGTGTCGAAGATGTTGAAGGGGATGTCGAACAACTCACGGACGATGTTTCCGCATTGGACGAACGGATTGATGAACTTGAAGAAGAACAGGGCGAAGAACTGAACGAAGAAGTCCTCACCGAAATCACCGCCGTCACAAAGGTAGAGGGAATGATTATGCGGAATACAAGCCATCAGTTCGAGGCCACTACTTCCGGGAAGGACATCTATTATTTCCCCGTTGTCGCAGGGAAGACATACCGCATTATCGCAAAGGCACAGACAATATCAGCGACTTCGTGGTCTTATATCGGATTCAGTACGGCAACGCCCGCAAATAACGGGGCATACGAAAGTGTATATGACCCGGAGACAACCGCATCTTCCGATTATGATGTCTATTACACCCCGGAAGAAAACGGGTACATCTGCGTTTATTCGGCATACAGTGCGTCCGAACCGTTCTATCCGAGACATCGTATTTTCATCGCGGAAAGCGAGAACAGGATAGAGATTGAAAAGGAAAGGGCCACCACAAAGGAATACGCACTTGAAGATTCAATCGGCAAGGTTGATGACAAACTCTATGACATTGACATCAATGCCACGGAAGAAATCATTACCGACAGGACGAACGTGCAACTTGCGGGTGTGGAAGCGGATGGAAGTATGAAGATTGTCTTGTCTTATAGTGATTATTCAAGACTTGTGTATATTCCTGTCAAGGCCGGGAACACATACCATATCTATTCAACGGGCGAGATATTCCAAAATGCCGATAGACTGATTCTCGGCTTTTCGAGGGAACGGCCCGCAGATAATGTGGGAGTGGTTGCGATTCTTACAACGGGCGAGACCCCAGAAACATTCGACCTTGATACGGACTATACACCGCAACACGATGGATTCCTTTCCGTAGGTTACTACGGGAACGATGTCGCACTTGGAAGAATCGTTTTTGCAAACAAGACCATCCGTGTCCCGAAGGACGATTATTTGAGCAAGGATGCGGCCATCATCTTGGCAGACCCTCCGCAGACTTTCAACATCGGCCTCACAACCCTTCAAAGTAAAGTCAAGACACCGACCCCGCTTGTCATTTCTGGCTCCGGTTCCAACTATAACACCTGCATCGGGGAGTATATGAACAGGCAGGATGGCAGAAGGACATCCCGGCTTATCCCGTCTGCAAAATACAACCTTTACCCCGGCATTGGAGACCCGACAAAGTTGTACGGGACATACTTCCGTATGCTTATCGGTGTTGATTCCGAGGGGTATGCCTATGTCGCACAAAGGAAATGTGCGAACAATTCGCAGGGGACGGATGTGAACATCTACAAGACGAAGGACTTCGAGACCTTCACCGTTTTTAAGTCCAATTCGGCTGGTGCCCAGGTTATCGAAATGGATAACGGGGAACTCTGCCTCGCTACCTATGAGGCAGAAACCGTGGACGGAACATCTTATATCCGTTGTTTCATCTACATCACGGAGAACAACAAGACCACATTCGTCAAGAAGTTCGCCTGTTCGCAGATTTCTCAATATGTCCCGGCTGCCCCGTGGTCTTGGGGATTTCAGACGAGAGGCTCGGTTGTGTGCGTGGGCGAATATGGGCAACACGGACAATGCGGATGCGTCTGGTATTCCAGAGACTACGGGCAGACCTTCGGCAAGATTTTTGACCTTCGGGACAAAGCCCCGGATGTCCCTCACGCACATATTCACGGGGTTTGTGTTGACCCGTATTTTGACCGTGTTATCATCATCAACGGGGACGGTTCGCCTTCTACAACTCCCGAACTTGCCTATCACAATCCGAAACTTTGGTGGTGGGACTACAACGGAGAAACGATTGATGACAACCTCGCAGACACCATCGTGTGGAAGTCTTCCGATGTTGGCCTTGACACCTCGCTCGGCTCAAATCTCCAATTCGTGAACGGATATGCCTTGAAAGATTGTATCGTGCTTTTCTCCGATGGTGCGAACAACGGCATATTCCGTGTCAATCGTGGCAAGAAGAAAGATGCGTTGAAGGTGGACTTTGCCCTCCATCTTGGGATAGAAGATGTGTTCACGAAGTGGTGCGGCGGTAATATGTTCCGCAGGGACGAGAACTCGCCCTTGCTTATTTGTGCCATCCGTGAATACTCCTGCGACCTTGACCCCGGAGACCCCGGCAACCCTTCCAACAGGCCGAACACATACAAGGATGTTCTTTCCCGCGTTTATTCAACCTATGACGGATTCCACTTTGAAGAAGTGTGGGTGGACGATACCTATGGGGCTTATGATGTGTTTTATACGGACGATTCAAGCGAACAACGCAACCTCGCAAAATGTGGCCGTGATATGTCGGTGTACCAATTGCCAAACGGGGATGTGCTGATGAAATACCTCGGCAGGGATTTCCAATATGTTGCCTACAACAACAACGGAACAACCGGTAACAAGACCGCATATGTGAGATTCAACAACGAGGTCGCAAAGTTCCGCTTTAAGTAACCCACTTTCGGCCCAAACTGATTGAGTTACGGGACGTTTTTGAAGTAAAATAAAATAGTTAACTAATTGATAATGAGGGAGAAAGGATTTCGCCTTTCTCCCCAAAAGCAAAACATAAAATCGAAAAATATTTAAAATCAAGGGAGAAATAAAATATGGAATTAGATTTTGCACAGATACTGAGTTCAGATGAGCTTGAAAACCTCTTCGTGGATTCAGCTGAAGAAGAAAAAGAACCTCAGACAGATCCTGAGGATAATAAAGATATCACCGAGGAGCGGATAGATGGTGAAACCATTTTCTCCAATTCAGAGAGCGTAGGTGAGAAAACAGGCCAAGAGGAGGCACCATCTGATGATGGGACGAAGCCTTCTCCCGATAAACCGAACTTCTATCATTCCACGCTTAACGCTCTCGTAGAAGATGGTGTCCTCGACGGCCTAACAACTGAAGATGTTGATAATGTTCAGTCCCCAGAAGCCTTCTCGGAGGCAATACGAAAAGCCGTTGAATCCAAACTTGATGAAACGCAAAAACGCATTAATGAAGCTTTGAATTACAACGTACCGAAGAACGAGATTAAAGAATACGAAAATCTTATCAGCTATCTGAATAACATTACGGATTCAGCTCTTAATGATGAAAGTCAGAACGGAGAGCAACTGAGACGAAATCTTATTGCTCAAGATCTGCAGAATAAGGGTTATACGGAACAACAGATAGCGCGAAAGGTTAAGAGTATTTTCGACGCTGGTACGGATATCGAAGAAGCAAAGGATGCGCTGGAGGCCAACAAGAAATTCTTCAGCAATAATTACTCTTCGCTTATCGCAAAGAACAAGAAGCAAGTAGAAGATCAAAAGAGCCAAATGGAAAAAGATATCAATTCTTTAAAAACTTCTATTCTTGACGATGATATTCTTGGCGGTGTAAATATCGATAAGAATATGCGAATGAAGGTTATTGAAAATATCTCCAAGCCAGTCTATAAAGACAAGGAGACGGGAAGAATGCTTACGGCGTTAGAAAAGTATCAAAAAGAAAACAGGCTTGAATTCGTAAAGAATCTTGGTGTTCTTTATACATTGACTGATGGTTTCAAAAATGTTGACAAGCTCGTTAAAGAGAAGGTCAATAAAGAAGTAAAGAGTTCAGTCAAGGAGTTAGAGCATCGGATTAATTCAACTACACGCCATTCTGATGGTAGCTTTAACTACATCTCCGGCGTTTCTGATAATAATAGTTATATTGGGACTGGCATAAGATTAGACATTTAACATTTAGTTATAATTTAAAATTATGGCAGGCAAATTAGGCAAATTTCAAATGACCTCTTTTGAGAGCTGGGGTGGACTGACAAAAGAAAACCACCTTGGGTCTATTTATAAGCTCGCTCCGCAGAAGGCCAGCGATCTTATGGTTCAGCTCTTAGCTTATCGCTATGGTAAGACATTAAACACTTATCTGTCTCAGTTCCCGACCAAGATGTTCGATGATGACACCGAATACACTTGGCAGGTCATCGGTGGCAATCGTAAGAATGTCCCGCTTGTTGAGGCTCGTACTCTTGACGGCACAGTTATTGATGGTGACGAGGGCATGATTGGCGCTCGTGTTGAGCCCTTCTATCTTGTATTCCCTGAGCAGCTGTTCTTCGATGGTGACTACATCGTTGGTGAGCTGAATGAGGTCTATCAGTTCCGTATTCTTGGCGATCCTCGCGTTGAGGGTTCCAACTACGTCTTCCGTGTTGAGCTTGCTGGTGGTAACACCGCTGGTGTTCCCGCAACACGTCTGCTCCCGGGCGAGCGCTTCAGCAATGAGGCTCCGTTCGTCGAGAAGGAACTCAGCCGTAAGGTTTCTGATATCGTCTTCTCCGCTCCTGTTACGATGCGTAACGAGTTCTCCACAATTCGTATGCAGCACAAGGTGCCGGGTTCCATGCTGAACAAGAAGCTCGCTTGCGGTATTCCGATTATCTCTGAGAATGCCAATGGTAAGCTCACCCACACCGTGACAGATATGTGGATGCACAATGTCGAGTTCGAGCTCGAGCGTCAGTTCGATGAGAAGCGTAACAACGCTATGCTTTGGGGCCGTTCCAACCGCACTGTTGATGGCGAGTATCTGAATATCGGTAAGTCCGGTAATGCTATCAAGACTGGTGCTGGTCTGATGGAGCAGATGTCCTATGGTAACCAGATGTACTACAACGATGCGCATCAGGTTATGGATCTCATCCTGAAGGCTCTGTATGAGATTTCTGCTGGTAAGCTCGACTATGGCGATCGTACTTTCGTCATCAATACTGGTGAGCGTGGCGCCCTGTTATTCAACAAGGCTGCTAAGGAAACCACTTCTGGCTGGATGCCTCTCGTGTCTTCCGCTAACCCTGCTTACTATCAGAAGGTTAATGCAGACTTCGCTCCGGGTAACGCTATCAGCGTGAACGACTATCAGATCACTGAGTGGATTGCTCCTATGGGTGTCCATGTGAAGATCAATGTTGTTCCTTTCTATGACGATCCTGTGCGTCACAAGATTCAGTGGAATGGCGGTCCTGCTTATTCCAGCCGCTTCGATATCCTCTATATCGGTACCACTGAGCAGCCGAACATCTTCAAGTGTGGTGTTCGCAACCAGAGCGACTTCCGTGGCTATCAATGGGGTCTGCGGAACCCGTTCACTGGCCAGCTCGGTAACGATCAGATGAGCTTCGATGAGGATGCTGCTGTCTTCCATCGTATGGCTATCTTTGGCGTTTGTGTTCTCGATGCACAGCGCACGATGTCTATCATCCCTGCGGTGTTAGCTTCGTAAATATCGACATAAGCTAGACAAGGGGAGGGTAACTCCTCCCCTTATTTTTAAAAATTATTAGGGAGAATAATGGCTAAAAAAGCTACTACTGGAATTGTGCTTGATGAATCAGCTTTAAAAGACGAACTTGTTCCTCTTGAGACAGTCAAGCCAGAAGAAGTTAACGAGGAAGAGGAGCAGGTTGTTCCTTCTGTCCCCGAAAAAGGCATTGATGGCAAGCCTCTTATTAATTGCCTGAGAAAAGTTAGGGTTATAGTCAGACGTATACCGAAGAATCACGGTCTCGTTACAGATCCGAGGCACGTATATAGCAACGGTATGGCTGAAGATGCTGTCAGGTTCTTTACTGTTCCTATTCTTAAGAATGGTGGACTTGCAAATGTCCTGACAACCAATGAGAAGAACTATCTCGAATACATCTTAGGTCTTCCCGCTAATGGTCTTAGTATCTATCGGAAGACTGACAATTATTGGTCGAATCGTATGGTTCGTCTGCGGAAGCAAGATAACTATCTTGACTTAAGTGTTCCTGAGGAGTATATCAATTATAAGATTCTCCTTGCAAATAAGGATTATATCGCTCCGTCACTTGAAGATTACGAGCGTGAGCCAAAGGAGACGTATGAATATTACATCGTCGAAGAGGGTTCTGCTTCTAAGACTGCATCCAAGAAAGCTAACCGCACATATGAGTGTTACGTTCAGTATGGTGCAATCAAGGACGACTGGGATAAGCTTCGAATCATTGTTGAAGAGCTTACTGGTAAGAGCATTTCCGCAAAGCAGAAACTTGAATATCTGCAGGAGCAAGTCTATGATATTATTTCTACAGATCCGCAGCGTTTCCTCGATGCCGCCAAGGATGAGTATTTAGAGACAAAGATCTTATTAAAGAAGGCTGTAGATGCAGGTATTGTTTATCGTAGGAGTACTTATTATTTCCTTCGTGACAATAACGAACCCCTTTGTAACGCTAACGAAGATTCGACGTTCGAGAATTCCGCAAGGTATCTCGCACTGCCGAAGAATCAGGAATTAAGGTTTGCTATTGAAGCGAAGATCAATATGATCAATAAAGCTTAATTATGACAAATTTAGAATTCAGCAGGGAGTTTGATATCCTTTACAATAATATCACATCGAATCAAGCACCGAGCTTGAATTCATACGAAAAGAGTGTTTTCCTTACAGAAGGAGAGGAACAATATCAACAAGAACTTATCGATAAGATTGGCGGCGATGATAACAACAGAGTTCTCGCCATCTTAAATCCATTTATTGTTCGCAAAGAATACAATAATATGCAGCCAATAAGCAATGGCTATGGCTTCGAAAAGAGAGGCATCAACAGTGTGTCTTTTGCTTCTGAGCCGAAAGATAAAGTTCTTGCAATACTTAGGGAGTCTGCGATGTGTCATGACGAGAATTGCGGTTCTCATCCCTGCAATGTATATCCTGTCAAACAGGACGATATAAACCATATTCTTTTAAATCCATTTCGGTTTAACAAGAATATCGTATTAAGGGCTGACGAATTTCAAGATACTCAAGACGAAAGCAAATATCGCAGAGTCCTTATTTATAAAGGCGTTCTTGATTCTTACACGATCGTTTATGTAAGGCCGTGTAATCCGATTGTTTTATTTGATGATGATAACGATTGGAACTTATCTGTAAACGGCGTAACCGATGAAATGCCTTGTGAGTTCCCCGCCTCTGAGCATCGGAGAATACTTGAACTGGCTGTATTGAGAGCAAAAGCTGCTTGGGATTCAGCCGCCAAACAACAAACTAATTAATAGATATGTCTGTTTTTAACACTGATCAGGCTCGTCATTTTTATGTGAGCAACACCGCTAGCGGTATCTTCAAGGATGGCGGCGAGTTCGCCAAGGTCGACGTGGGTGCCACCTATGCTGCTGCGTCTTCCGATATTATCGAGAAGAAGAATGTCGAGTATATCAATATTACTTCCGCCGTTAACAAGCTCGTTCCGCTTCGTAAGAAGGTCACTGTTGGCATCAATTCTGCTATCCTTGATGACGGCAAGGTTCCTGCTGGTTATCACTATGTGCTGAAGGTTACCTTCCGTCAGTTCGTTAGCAACTCCGACGAGGATCGTCTCTTCAAGCTCGCTGATG